CATTTTTAAAATATCCTTCTGTTGTTGAATGTAGCTTATTAGGTGTGCAAGAAAAACACTTCATGAGATTTAAAAGATGTATGATTGATAATGTAACAGTAGATTATACTGGCGGTGGTGCTAAAGTAGGAATTATTAAAGGTGGTGTACCAGCTTCTATTACGCTTAGTATATCATTTAAAGAACTTTCTATTCAAACTGCAGATGATTATGAACAATTATTGCCTTCTGGAGTTACAACAGCGTCAGCTGAAACTCCAAATGAAAGTGATTTTCAAGAAGTAGGTAACCCAGTACGACCAGCAACTACTTCAACAGGAACAGGAAACCCATAATGAAATACTTCGAAAAATTTCCAATAATTAATTATCAAGGTCGAAGAGTACGTGATATTACTCGTCGAACAGCCTTTAAAAGAGCAATTGCAAATAATCCTTATGTGTATTATCCTTATACTGTAAAAGAAGGTGAGCGCGCTGAAGATGTCGCAAGATTCTATTATGGTTCTGTTGATTATGTTTGGTTAGTTTATATGGCAAATAACATTGTTGATCCTTATCATGAATGGCCAATGGATCCTCAAACATTTAATGATTACCTTGTAGAAAAATACACAGAATTATCTGGAGAGGTTGGCGAGGATGTTATTGATTGGTTAAGAGATCCTGATAATGATGAAAATATTATTTACTACGTAAGGCAGGTATAACAGATGGCAGCAGTAGACGAAATTATTTTAGCACCTGAATCGTTTAGAACGATTTATTTACGTAGAGAAGACCGTGTTATTATGCGTACAGAACAAGGTCGTAAAATTATTATTAAACGTATTATTCCTGAAGAATGGAAACCTTATAGGTTATTTGATTATGAAAACGCATTAAACGAAAACAAAAAAGAAATTTTCTTATTCGATAACAGATACACAAGTCAAATAACTAAAGAATTTGTTGCTAATATTAGCGCTGAATAAAAATTATGTCAGATTTTAGTCCTTCATATTGTGAGATAACAAAAGCTATACTTACTCCTTATGGAGCAGAAAATGCCGTGTCTCATGATATTAGTACAATTATTGGTGCTTGGCATGTTGAACATGGAATAGGTAGTGTTTCATTATCTGGAAGTATAACTGTATTAGATAATGAAGGTTTATTAGAAGGCCTTCCATTAAGAGGTGAAGAAAGTTTAGAATTAGAATTTTTATGTGCTGATTTACAAACAAAAAGAGAAATTAAAGCACAAGTTCATAAGATTAATGATGTCGCTGCATCAAATACTAATAAAGGTACAACATATACAATTCACTGGATAAGCTCACAAAGTTGGGCCGGATTTAAAAGAAGTGTTTTAAAAGCATTTAGAGATAAAAAAATATCTACTATGTGCAAAGAAGTATTTGAACAATATATTAGCAGATTAGTAGACTATAGTCCTTCAAGAGTTGAAACTTATCCCGAAGGTACTCAAGTTTGGAGTCTTCAAGGTAATCGCGAAAGAAAATTTATTCTTCAAGATACAGAAGGAAATACTAATGTTATTATACCAGACTATATGCCTACGGAGGCAATTGGTTTTCTTTTAAAAAGAGCGCATTCAAATACTAACTCATCATCTTCTTCTTGGAGATTTTTTGAAAGATGGGACGGATTTTATTGTGTAAGTGACGAATGGTTATATGAAAGAGGTATCAGCGCATCTCAAAGAAGAACAAGTCAATTTAATTATAGTGCTCAAGTTGATATGGATCCAGAAAATGCGGAAGAACAAGTTAGATCATTTTCTTCATTTAAAAATAGTGAAAGATCAAATCCAGCACAATCATTAGTAAATGGTGCATATAGAAATACAATCATAGAAGTAGACTTACTTAAGCATCATGCAAGAAGATATAATTATGGATACAATGATTCTAGACAAGGAACTCAGTTTACAGATGTAACTGGTAATAAGAGTAGTTGGGCTACAGATATTCATACTCAACAATATGCCAATGATACATTTACAGATGAAAACGCAAAACAATATATGATGATAAGAGATTACAGAGATTTTGCAAATTCAATAAGTTTTCCAGAAGATAAACATTTTAGAGATATTATTGCAAGAAGAGTTATGTATAATCATCACATGCACTCAACTGCAGTAACTGCAACAACTGACGGCCGCCTTGACGTTGGTGCGGGTGATGTAATAAATGTAAGAATACGAGAATTAAATCAAGGTTCAAATCAAATTGAAGATAACCCTCAATTAAGTGGAAAATATTTAGTGACTCATGTAGTAAATCAGTGTACAGAAGATCAACTTACAACAACTTTATCTTTATATAAGTTTGGTTGGGCTGGTGCTGGTTCAGATACTAGATCGGGTCGTATGGGAGGACAGGGATAATGAGAGGAATGGGAATACGAAATCCAATGTTTTTCATTGGAGTAGTTGAAGATAATAATGATCCGTCATTCCAAGGTCGTGTGCGAGTACGTGCTTTTGGTGCACATGGAACACACCAAGAAGTAGCCACAACAGATTTGCCTTGGGCAATTTGTGTTAGTGGTGCTTATACTGCTGATGATCCTTTACCTCCTTTAAATGCTTTTGTGTTTGGTATGTTTTTAGATGGTGATGAAGCTCAGCATCCTCTTATTTTAGGAATGATTCCAACACAATATTATGATGAGATGGATCCAGAACGAGATGGTTATGGAGTTATTCCTTTAGAAAATGGCGATATTCTTGCAAAAGGTTTTACACCAGAAGATTTTGGTGAGCACCAAAGATCAAAATCTGGAAGAGCAGAACATATCGATGAAACATATCATAGAGATGTAAGTATTAATGCCGTTCAAAATCAAAACATAGCTGGTAGTGATCAAACATGGTCTCAGCCTTCTTCAGCATATAATGCAAAATATCCATATAATAGAGTTATTGAAACAGCAAGACATCATATCGAATTAGATGATACACCTGGTGGTGAGCGCATTATGATTCATCATGATTCAGGTGCATTTATTCAAATTGATTCTCGCGGCACAGTTACAGAAAGAGCAGAAGCAGATAGATACGAAATTAATATTGGAACAAAACATGAATCTTCAGGACATCAAGTAGTTACTATTAATGGTAATGCGCATGTATATGTAAAAGGTAATAAAACCGAAGAGGTTATGGGAGATTATAAACTCTTAGTGCATGGTAACTCTGAATTTAATGTTGGTCAGAACTTGTTTATGACTTCTGGACAAAGTTTACAAGCAAGAGGTGCAACATTAAAACTCGAAGCAAACGCAGATGTAATGACGCTTTATGCAAAAGATGAAATTCAATTTGAAGCAGATAAACAATTAAATTTTGTATCTGCAAATATTAAAAATACAGCATTAATGAATTATGATGTATATTCAAATAAGAGTATTAAATTTACAACATTAAGAGATATTCATGCTCAGGCATCGAATATGGTATTAACAGCAACAGGTCTAATACCACCTTCACCTTTATCTGGATCAATTACAGGAACGCCTGGTTTTAGTTTAACAACACCATTTGTAAGTATATTATCAGCCAATGGAAGTTTCTCAGGATTATGGAATGCAGGAGTTGTTAATGCCGGTATTCTTACAGCAACAACTGGTAATATCGAAACTGCAAATATTAGTGCGTCAACAACATTAGTTGGAAACTTTGGAACAGTAAACACATCGATATTGGCTGCACCTCTACCCATTAGTTCAGCACCAGGAAGTCCTTGCGCACCTGGACCTGGAAGACTGGTTGGTATATCTGCACCTTCTATTGCATTACCAACAATACCTTTATTAACACCACCTACACAGAGTTTATTAGCTGTTCCGCCATTACCAGTTAATATATTCTCAGGATATGCATATCCATCACCTAATGGAAATATAGTTGATTTCTTTGCTGGTGTATTAACAAGTCCTTTCTCTGTAATAGGAATTCCAAACCCATTAACACAAGGTGGATATGGTATTGCAAGAGTTCAAATACCAGAACCTGTTAGTGCAGCTACAACAATACAACCAAAAGGTTATTTTGCAATGGGATATAATTCAGGTTGGTCGTCTCCTCCTGGCGATACTGCAAAATCAGATGGACAAAAAAGTTCAATATTATCTAATTTAACAAATCCTTTTGAGTCAATAGCAAGTATTGGAAATGACATAATAGAAGGATTAGATAATTTACTTAGCTTTAATTCAGATGGTTCAGTACAAACTGGAAATACCGATACAATAACGGTTGATAGTGGTACTTCACAAACTGTCGATGCAAACGGAAATATCATAGAGGGATAACATGGCAACGACTTGTGTAGACAATACAGATCAAACAGTAAGAAATAGATTATTATTATCTAATACTGGGCCTACGGTAAATTCCGAAGGTGCATATACTTTAAACCAAATTGATGTATTTGCACAAGAACTTGCTGATAATATGCTTAAAGAAGCGGAAAATAATCCGATTCAAATTGCAGAAAATAAATTTGGTAATGCTTTCTATGATTCAGTTAATTATTTAAATGGATCATTTCGTAATCGTATGCAAGGTGCTTTAGGAGATTTTCCTGATTTAGAAAAAAGATGGAACTCTGGTAATATTACAAATTTAGAAGGTGCTGATTTTTTAAATGTTAAAAATTATACGCCTGATGGAATAGTCAATGAAAGAGATTATGTAAAACTTGCTCGAACACTCGATGCATATTATAAAGATTCATTTGCGCAAAGTATCATGGGTGGCTTTTGTCAATCCATGCAAAATATCTTTCAACAAATAGAATCTTTCTATGATTTACTTGATGAAGTCAATGCAATTATTGCTGATGCGATGGCATTTATTGATAAAATTCGTTCATATGACGGACTAACAGAGCTCACAGCACAACAGATTATAGACAAAATCATTAAAGAAATTAAAGATAAAATTCTAGAAGTTGTCGATAAAATTATACAAGAAGTTGAAGATGCTCTTTCTAATTTTGATATTGAAGCAATAGTAGGTGAAATCAAAGCAGGCCAAGCTAAAGGCGTTAAAGCAATAATGACAATTAAAGAACTTCAGTGTCAAAACTTTACAAAAGAAAATAAAGACCAACTTAAAAGAAAGTTATCTAATCTAATTGACTATGCGGTAAGTCTTTTTGAAAATCCAAATTTAGAACAAATCCAATTCATGGTGTTTAGATTCTGCGCATTAGCTGCAAATATAGAATTATTACTTAGAGATATTAAAAAACCAATGGACGATTATGGATTTAGATATTCGCGCATTGTTAATAGATTAAAAGCAATTTCAAATGTTAATTCATCAACAGCTATAAGAAATGGAGGCATAAGGTTTTCAGAAGAAAAACGACAAGAATCCATAAATAGTTTAAGAGCGCTTTGGGAAGATGAAGGTAGAAGAAGAATTACTCCTACAGGAGAACAACCTGTTACTATTAAACCTATAACTGCTGCTGAATATAAAAACATTCCAAAATGTGGTCAAGTATATGAAGGAACACACGAATGGTTAAAAGTAGCACGTGGGGAAGATGATCCATTTCATAATGATAATGTCGGAATCAATGCCTATCTTAAAATTGATTTAGATGTAAAAGTATATCTGACAAGAATAAGAGATGATATAGGTGGAACATACGAAATTATTGATGGCTGGGTAAGTAAAGAATGGAATGAAGCACAAGAAAATGATCCAGATAACAGTCACTTGAGCGGTTTGGTTATAGATATTAAAAAGGACATGGATGATGTTAATGCATTCACTGAAGCTGCTTATAAACATGGTTTTAAAACAGTTGTAGAATATGACGAGCATATTCATTTAGACTTAAGAGAGTTGCCAGTAGTATGACAATAGATATTAAAACACCTGCTACTAAAAAGCAGAACTTATATTCAGATTTTAAGAAAGATCTGACTATTAGTCCTATCTCTAAAGACTTAGCGCTTATTAAAGATGAAGACGCCGTTAAAGAATCTATAAAAAATTTAGTACTCACAGATCCTGGTGAAAGATTGATGCAACCATATATTGGTGGAGGCATAAGAGGTTTACTATTTGAAAATATTACACCAGGAACACTAAATCTTATTAAAAGCAGAGTAGAAACTACAATTAAAACTTATGAGCCTCGAGCTCAGTTAATTGATGTAACTGTAAGTTCAAGTATTGACGATAATAGAGTAGATGTAGTAATAAGATTTTATGTAAGAAATTCAGATATTCCAGTCACTTTGGATTTAATTTTAACAAGGATAAGGTAAGATGGCCAGCGTAAAAACACCTATAACAGAATTGGATTTCGATTCAATTAAAACACAACTGAGAACTTATCTCAGTACACAAACTCAATTTAAAGATTATAATTTTGAAGGTTCTAACCTCAGTGCATTTCTCGATGTTCTAGCATTTAATACTTTCCAAAATAACTTTTATACTAACATGGCTCTTAACGAAATGTTTCTTGACTCGGCCGTCTTAAAGAACTCAATCGTTTCTCATGCAAAAGAATTAAACTATATTCCAAGATCACGCAAAAGCGCAAGAGCAAAAGTTCGTGTAACAATTACAGATGAATATGAAACTGCATCAACACTTACCATTCCTACATATTCAAATTTTACTTCAAACTTCCAAGGTGATTTATTTAATTTTGTAACAGATAAATCATACGTTGCAAGACGTACAGCACCTGGTGTTTATATTGCAGAAGACGTAGAAATTTTAGAAGGACAAATGCTTTCATCATTCCAAAGAGAAGGATTTATTGTTGATGAAGATGGCGTATTAAGAGTTCAACTTACAAATAATGAAGTTGATACGGATTCACTTGTTGTATTCGTCGACGCAGAAGCAACTGAAGACCAAAACGTATTTACAAGAGCAACAACCATTTATGGTGTTAAAGCGACAGACCCAGTATTCTATTTAGAACCTTATCTTGATGATAGATACTCAATTTATTTTGGTAAAAATGAATTTGGTTTGCAGCCAGAAGAATACGAAGATGTTCGTGTAAGATATCGTATTTGTTCAGGTGCTGAAGCCAATGGTGCAAATAGTTTCTCAGCATCTTTTATTGATGGAGCTACAATTAGTATTGAAACAATTGAAGCGGCACAGGGTGGTGAAGAAAGAGAAAGTATGGAATCAATTAGATACTTTGCTCCTAAAGCTTTACAAATTCAAGAACGTGCAGTAACTAATAGTGATTATGAAGTTTTATTACAACAAGCATTCCCAGAAATTACTGCGGTATCTGCTTACGGTGGTGAAGAACTTGATCCGCCTCAATACGGTAAAGTTGCGATATCAGTTTACATATCAGATAATACAACACTTATATCTTCTACGCTTGCGAATGCTTATATTAAATATCTTTCAGATAAAAGCCCATTAGGTATTGAACCATTCTTTGTTCAAACTAAATTCTATTATGCTGATATTACTGTAAATGCAACATATAGTAATAAATTAACAGATAAAAGTCCTGGTGAGCTTGAACAACTTATTAGAAACGCAATACAAACATATTCCGACGATAAGCTTGAAAACTTTAATAGAACATTAAGAGAATCTAAACTTTCAGGTATAATCGATGATGTGGATTCTGGTATTCAAAGTAATGATATTGTTATTCAACCTATTATAGAATATTCACCTGTTGTTAATGTAGAAGCAGCTCCATCATTTAAATTTGAAACACCATTAATAAAGCCATACCCATATAGAGCAGCAAATGGTTTTTCAGATTTTAAACCAGCAGTTAAATCAAGTCCATTTGATATCGCAGGAGTTTGCGTTTATTTGTCTGATGATGGTGTAGGAAATATGATGACTGTCACAGATGACGCAACTAATCCACAGATTGTAAATCCGAAAGCCGGAGTAGTTGATTATAATACAGGTTTAATTAAACTTACAAACTTCGTTGTAGAATCTTATAACGGTTCTGGAATTAAAATTATGGTAAGACCTCGTAATGCTGATATTAAAGCACCACAAGGACGAGTGTTTATAATAAGAGATAACGATGTTGTTGTAAATATGACGTTAGAAGAAGAAACATCACCAAGCAATATTACTTCAAGTTCTACTATAGGCTCATTAAGCTCAGTCTCTAGTGGTGGAAGTTATTAATTTTTAAAAAGAGAATGTACTAATGGATGTACAAAAGGATATAGCATTTTTTATCAATCAGCAATTTCCTAATATCTATAGGGAAGATGGTCCTGAGCTTGTACAACTTGCTAGAGATTATTATAAATGGCTTGAGAGTGATTCAAAACAATCTCATTATAATTCGAGAAGAATGTTCGAATATAAAGATGTTGATACAACTCTTAAGTCAATGCTTATATTCTTTCAAAAGAAATATCTTGCAGACCTTAAATTACAAACTAATGTAGTAAATATTCTCGTTAAAAATATTTTAGATCTTTATAGACGCAAAGGAACTCCCGCAGGTATAGAATTATTTTTCTCTATTTTTTATAGAGAATATGATACTGATATTATCTATCCTGCTAAAAGGATGCTTAAAGTTTCTAACAGTGTTTGGAAACAAGGTATTTACTTACAAATGTTTCCTAATGATAATTACTTTTTATCAAAAACCGATGTTGAATATACATACGCAGATTTAATATCACGTAATATTACAGGTTCAGCTTCAGAAGCAAAAGCTGCAGTTTCTAAAATTAACTTTATTATTTTAAATGGTATTAAAACACCTATCATTTATATCGATGAAGTTCAAGGACAATTTGAAAAATACGACGATATTTTTACAAACATTAATGGTGAAGTTGTTTCATTTGGTAGAATAAATGGTTCGCTTAATGGGATTACAATTGATTTAGATAATGAAATAAGAGGGACAACAGGAAATAAAATTGGTGATAAGTATTCTCTTAATTCAGAATATGGAGCTGGCGGTGAAGTTATTGTTACTGGATTGCAAGATAAACTTACAGGACAAATTGAATATGAATTAGAAAACGGTGGATATGGGTATAGTGTTAATACGACAAGACTTATTGTAAGTAATCAAACTCTTGTTTTAGATAATGAAGATTTAGAATTTACTCCGTATGAAAGAATACAAGACACAGCAGGAACAGAAGGATATGTAGTTGGTCAAAGTACTAGCGCAATTGGTGTTTATGTAACAACAGGAACAAATTTTAGAGCTGATAGAGCAATTCAAACGCTCGACAGAAATCCAAATGTCTCTTTAACTTTTGATGTATACGGTGATTTAAATTCAAGTTCACCCGGCGCACTTTTTCCTGATACATCAAATCCTAATGATGTTATCGTAGAAGGTTTAACAAATACTTCTGTTGCATCTGTAATTACAGATCCTTTAGCACCATTTTTACCAACATTAATTAATGCTCCTGATTATGAAGCTACTGCTCCTATGTCAGGTACTGCTTCACCAGTTAATTTATCAACAGCATTAGAAGATGCATTTGATATTCAAGATTTAACAATTGGTAAAATTACAGGATTCATTAATGTAAATCCTGGTGATGAGTATACAAATGACGTTTTTGCAAGAGTAAAAGACGATGTCTTTATTAACTTTGATAGAAGAAATCAAATATTAAGATTTACAGATCCAGGTGATGCTGGTGTTTTCAACTTAAATGAAATTATTACAGAAAAAACAACTGGTATACAAGGTGAAATAACAAAAACAAATACAGAACAAGGATGGATAAGTGTTATTCCATTTGATTATTATGGCTTCTCTGGATCTAATCCAATTATAAGAGCCAATGGCGATGAAATTGATGTAATTGGTAAAGAAATTGATTATAACACAAGACCTCTTGGTGATAATGCAATAATGAATACTGAAACACAATTTGCAACAGGTAGAATTGCAACAGTAGGCATTGAAAATTCTGGTTTTGGTTATGTTGATGGAGCAGATGTACAAATCGTTGATTCAACTGGAGAAATTCAAGCGGTTGGAATAATTAGTGCGTCTTCACAGGGAAGAACATCAGGCTATTGGTCAGATTATAGTTCACACTTAAATGGTTATCAAAAAACATTAGCTGCCGATGGCGAAGATGTATATTATCAATCTGGTCAAAGAGTACAAGACAGCGATTTTTATCAAGAGTATTCGTATCAAATTAAATCAACTCTTGATAAAAGTCAATATGAAAAATTATTAAAACAAAATGTTCACCTAGCTGGTTCAAAAATGTTTGGTGATTTTATTTACAAAACATTAGTTAACTTCAATACTAAACCAAGATTCTTGAGAATGTTTAATGATGATGGATCAGGTTCACCATTAGATATTGCAAACTTAGTAGATTTAGAAGCATCTGTAACAAACTTTACTGTTGATTCAACAACAGTAACTGCAGATCACGTTAACAATGGTGGGTGGACTGGTGTGGCTGGATCTGATCCCGAAACTATGGGTGTAAGTAATACAACTGGTAATTATCCAAGTACAACAACAATTACGGTAACTTAATATGGCAGTAATGAGAATACAATCAGATGGAGATCCTTATCCAGCAAGAGCAGGAGTTACTGTATTAACTAATGATGGTACAACTGCTCGCGGTGGGTTTGGTGGTGGTAATACTATTTCAGATCAAACTCACGATTTTCAGTTTGAATATAGAGGTGGACAAAATACGTCTAATCCTCATTTGACAACATTAGGAGCAATGGGTATCGCTAATAATGGTGTTGTATTATTTAATCCAAGTGCTGCACCTGGACCTTTACCAGGATCACAAATTCAACCACCTCAAGGTTTTACATATAATGCAGTATTTAATGAATCTGCGTATGGTGTAGATGCATGTGGTGGACATCCTGAGGAAAATGGTGAGTATCATTATCACTCAGGTTCATTTTTAATCAACGGTTGGAATAACGCAAAATTTTATGGTTCAAATTCTTATTATAATGATAGCAATTATTCAGGAGATAATTTTAGACATCCTGACGGACACAGTAAAATATTAGGTTGGTGTTTTGATGGCTATCCTTTATATGGACCATACAGTTATGCGGATCCTGCAGATAATACAAGTTTAGTAAGACAAATGTTAAGTAGTTGGAGAACTCTTGCAACAGAAGCGACGGGTAGAGGATTTACATATGCTCAAGAACCGGCAGGAAGTTTTATAAACGATTATGAGTTTGTAGATGGATTAGGAGATCTTGACGAATATAATGGAAGATACCTTGCGTCAACTCCTGATTATCCAACTGGAACTTACGCGTATTTTTTAACTTTTGCAAATGGTGATTTTAATACACCGGCTTTCCCATATATTTTTGGGTTAAGTACAAGAGAACAACGCGGTGCATAATCAAATAAATATTAATTTAGAATTTTAGAGGAAATGCTATGGCCAAGCAAATAATTAATATCGGAGCATCAGCAAACGATGGATCAGGAGATCCAATACGTAATGCATTCGATAAAACAAACGATAACTTTAATGAATTATATTTCGCATTAGGTAGCGCTACTAACGCTACTTCAATGTTTAATGCTCAAGGAGAACTTGATTTTCCAGGAGCCTCTCATAAAATATCATTCTATTATGATACAATAGCAGATCTTGAAGCTGTTGATGCGAGTACATATCATGGTGCAATAGGACACGCACATGATACTGGAAAACTTTATTATGCTCACAACGGAGCATGGCAACAACTTGCGAATTATTCTGACATTAGTGGAATTTCGGTAACCTCAGCATTTACAACAATATCAGTTTCTGGCCAAAATGATATTGAAGCAGATTCAGCTGATGATACTCTAACATTCATTGCGGGTACTGGAATTCAAATTACAACTAGTGATACTAATGATTCTATTACTATTACTGCAACAGGCGGTGGTGGTAGTGGATCTTCAAGTTTTGTAGGTTTAAGTGATACACCAGGAACATTAGGTTCAGCTCTTCAATACGCAAGAGTAAATTCAGCAGGTAATGCTTTAGAATTTGCTACATTACCAACAATGTATTCTAATTCTGACGTTGACGCGCATCTAAATCAAAGTAATCCAACATCAGGCTATGTACTTTCTTGGAATGGTTCAGATTACGCTTGGGTAGCACAGTCAGGTGGTAGTGGTGGTTCGGTTGCTATGACTGACATTACTGATACGACAATTACAAATCCACAAAGTGGAGATATTCTAAGTTATTTCCCAAATGATAGTACATGGAGAAACGTAACATTCACTCCATCTTTCGCAGATATAGACCAACAACCAGCAGATTCAGCTGATAAAGCGTTATTTGAAAATAGTTTCCGTAATGCAGCAACAGTATTAACAGTATCAGCAAATGGTACATCCGCATATCGTTTTGACCAATATGGAACAACAGACAATCCAACTATTTACGTAAAAGCTGGTACAACTGTTGGATTTGATATGTCTTTCGATTCAGGTGGTACACACCCGCTTAAAATTCAAACAAGCGGTGGAGCAGATTATAATACAGGATTAGTTGCTTTACAAGAAGGTAACATATACGAAGAAGCTAATGCTCAAGGCACTTATTCAGGAACATTATTCTGGAAGATACCAGCATCAATTTCTGGCAATTACAAATATCAATGTGCATCACATTCGGGAATGACAGGAACAATCGTTGTTGAAGCTGCCGCAGGTGGTGGAGGCGGAGGCGGAAGTTCTGCTACACGTAATACAGAAACAGAAACAACGGCTTCAATTGCAGACGGTGCAGCAGGTAATGTTGCTTTTGCAGATATCGGTAAATCATATGTTTTATATGAAGTTACAACTGATAAAGCAGCATGGGTACGTATCTATGATGAAGTTGCATCAAGAACAGCTGATGCAAGTAGAACACAAGGTCAAGATCCGGCTGAAGGATCTGGTGTAATCGCAGAATTTATTACAGGTGGTGCAACCACTGTTAAAGTTACACCAGGCGTATTTGGCTGGGTAGGAAACAGTGAATCAACTGTTCCAGTTTCAGTAACAAATTTAAGTGGTTCGACAGGAACCGTACAAGTAGATATAACAGCATTAACATTAGAGACTTAATAGATGGCAATCGACGAGTCATTAAAATTTTTACCACCAGAAGAACTTTATAGAGTTATTCCTCATGAAGCAGATTCTAATGGTAGAAAAAATCACTCAATCCGTTTAAGCGAAGGAACCGACTGCGACGCTTTTTGTGAAGATTTAAATTCACAAGGATTTGAATGTATTGCTAATCCTAGCATGTTTCATAGAATATGTGTATTTAAATTTACCGAAGAAGAAGCGAATACTATTTCAGAAAGAGATGATGTTGTTAGTGTAAATGTCGAACAAGATAAAGTACTTTATAGTTATAACCCACAAAATCGTAACGGTAAAACGACTGTTGAAACATACTTCGACACTTCTTATCCTTCAAGTACTTTTGATGGAACTGATTTTATTCCAGCTAAATTTTTCTGGGATACAAATACAACAGCACCAACACCAAATGGAAGGCCTTTAGGTTTCTTTAATAACGCTCAGTTTGGTGGTGGAACTCAAGAAGATACTTACGCATCAACAAATACGACTATATCTCATAATTTTGATGGAAGCACTGTTGATATTGTTATTGTAGACCCTAGTGGTGGTGCTCTTGAACAGCCATCGTGGGCTCAAGCACATCCAGATTTCAAAGACGCATCTAATAATTTTAGATTTGTTGCTGTTGATTGGGGTGATTATGATGCGGGAGTAACCAACGTAAGAAATAATCAAGTCACAAATGGTTGGACAGACTTTGGTACACACGCACTTGGATGCGCATCAGTTGCAGCAGGTACTTATTGTGGTTGGGCAAAAAACGCAAACCTTTATTATGCTGATGCGACTTATGATAATGAATTATCAATTTATGCAGCAATTCTTGCATGGCATCAAGCAAAACCAGTTAACCCAGATACAGGTAAACGAAACGCTACTATCGTAAACAATTCTTGGGGTTACGCTGATGATGTAAGAGCTGAGAATATTATACCTATCGAAGAAATTTCTTCTTTTAACGCATTTGATGATGATGGAAATCAAACAACAGTAACTAGACCAGGTGGTGGTTGGGGAAGTGATTACTCAGATTTCATAGACAACGGATTCAATGTTGTTAACACGACTGGTGCTAATGGAACTGATAAGTGGGGAATCGCAACTTTTCGTTCAAACTCTTCTAGGGATACTGTTTGGGATGCTGTTTTAAATTTCTTTAATGGTGTTAACGGGATTTATATGTTCTTCGCATCTGGTAATTCTCCAGTTGTTTTTGCAAGAACAGACCAGCCTCAGTATAATAATCAAATCTTTATGGATTCAAATTATTTTTACTATGACTTAAACGAATCCACTGGCAGTAATAAAGTTACTGCTACTGAAAACACTTATGCTCCTGTAACTGGTACAGAATATACTCATAGGTGTGAGTATCTCGGTAATCGCTATTCATTTTATGTTTCATCATATCAGTTTAGTACAACAAACCCATTAATGGAGCATTATCCCGCAAGAGGTCCAGCGATTGATGCAATAGGACAAGGAAGAGGTTCATGGTGTGCGACATCTGTTTATAATGTTAAAACTGACTCAAATGGATTTGAGTGGGGAACATTTTCTGGAACTTCAGCGGCATGTCCAAATGTGGTTGGTGCAGTCGCATTAATGCTTGATCATTATTATCATGGAGAAGGCGGAGCATCTTGGCCAAGTATCGCAGAATTAAGAACCATGATAAGAAGTACTTTCTCTCAACACCCTCTTCCATTAGTAGAAGATTTAGGAAAAGATCGTAGTGGTAATGCAGTAAGTAAAACAAGTTTTCCTGCAGCGGGCACAGAAATGTGGGGACATAGATTACAAGGTAGCTACCTTGTAAACCAAACTATGACTCAACGCACACAGTTAACAGAAAGAGTACAAGATAGAAACAGTTATAACGATAACTGGGCAGTTTCTGTAGGAGCTAACGGAACTACGGCTTATACCTTTACAGGAACTGTTGGAGCAGAAACATTTAGTAGTACTAATGATCCAATATTAGTTATAAGAAAAGGTGATACACTCACTTTTAGTATTAATGCAACAGGACATCCTATGTATATTAAACAATACAAAGGAAGTGTAGTACAAGGTTCTGCTGATGCTTATAATACTGGTGTAACAAATAATGGAACTCAATCAGGATTTATGATTTGGGCCACCGACACTGTACCTGCAGGGCTCTATTATTATATTTGTTCGAACCACGCTGCAATGGCTAATTATATTGTTATATTAAGTGAAACTGAATATTATTATTCAGGCAGTGGAATTATGGGCACAACTCCAAACACAAGAGTTTGGTTACCTTGGTCAATAAGAATGGGAACAGCAGGAAAAACAAAGCAACCAAGAAGTATAACTTATACTTCTAGACCAGCAACAGGACAAACATATCCTAGGCGGAAGATTAGAGTAGCTTAGAGAATGAAGATAAATAAAACTAACAATCAAATTTTTTCAATGAGCTTATAAAATGCCAGAAGTATTATCTAACAATTTTAAAACGGATATCACAAGATTATTCATTGATGATATTAATAACAATGATTATTTCTTGTTTGTTTCCGCTATCGATTCTTTCGATCCAGTAGATTCTAAATTTTCTAAAAATGAATTTTTAGAAAGAACTTTGTTTGGCAAAAAAGTTGAAATCAATGATATTCATTTTATGATTAGATATCATCCTTGGCAGGTTGGTCAAGTGTATGTTGAATATGATGATACAGTAGATTTAACAGATCAAAAATTCTATGCTGTTGTTGGACCTAACGATAATGAAACTGGTGATTATCGCGTTTATAAATGTTTGAATAATAATAATGGCGCAACAGTAACATCACCTCCTAATTATAATCCAACAACTACAAACCAAGTTTATGAAACAGCTGATGGGTACGTATGGAAATATATGTATGTTATTAGTGAATTACAATTCGAAGCTTATAATGCTTTAGGTTATGTACCAATTATTGGAACTTTTAATACTAATCCAACTTTAGGTCAAGGATCAAAATTATCTGATATTGTTGTTACTAATCCATTAGACAATTCTGGATATGTTAAAGAAACGGGTGGATTAATTTCATCTCCATTTTATGATGGCACTATGTTAGTAGATCCTTTTTCAACTTGGAGTCCTATTACAGGTTATTACGTTGGACAAAATATTTACACAGTAAATCCAAATGGCGTTGCAAATTTATTTGAAATACAATATTATTTTTATAATCAAAATACTGGTAACGCTGAAATACGAGTAGGTAATGAAAAAATTTATGGTAAAACACGAGGTGCAATAACTTTTGCAACTCAAGCAAATCCAGTTGTATGTACTTCAGTAGAACACGGGTTTGTAAATGGCCAATCAATTACATTTAGTAATGTCGTAGGAATGACAGAATTAAATGGAAATAACTATTACGTACAAGTTTTATCTGCAGATACATTTGCCTTAAAGGCAGATAGAGGATTAAGTACAAATGTAGACGGTACTGGATTTACTGCATATTCTAGTGGTGGAACATATATAACAGAAAGAGATGCAGTTGCTTCAGGTGTTGTTGGAAATGCTTCATTTAGTATTTTCCCAAGAGTAGATATTAAAGGAAATGGAAGAGGAGCAGTTGGTATTCCACAAATTCAAAATGGACAAATCACTTCAATCACTGTATTAAATCAAGGTAGTGGTTATGATAATATTACAGCAGAAGTTGTTGATCCAGCTTATGATTTTGATCCTGAAGATACAACAACTACTGACGTAAGAGCAGTCATAAGACCTCGTTTATCACCAGATGGTGGACATACATATAACGTATTAGAAGAATTTAGATGTAAGCATTTTAGTTTTTATGCTTATATTTCTGCCGATGATAATACTAGAATTGGAGATACAAATACTTATACAGGTGTTGGAATTGTAAGATCACCAAGTTTTCATACATCAACACCAACAATTTTTGATAATAGAATTGCCATCACAACAGACGATATAGATAGATTAACCGCAAATACAACAGTAACTCAATTAAATTCTGATAATGAAGTAGTTTTTTCTGCTAAAGTTCATGAAGTAGATGAAAGCGCGAATACGGCTTATTTAGCAGAATATATGGGTCCTTATGAAAGTAATCCAGACTCAGGAAATGGAGATACCTCTTTAGATTTAACATTACAACTTAGAAACGATACAGGTCAAACAATTACTATAAATAGTCCAGTAGCATCTAATGTTGTATTTTCAAACTATGTTCAAAGAACAGGTGAGGTTTATTTCATGGAAGATTTCTTCCCATTAGCAAGAACAGACCTATCAAGAGAAGAATTTAAGTTTGTATTGGAATTTTAAGGAAAGTAATACGATATGCCTATTAACACAAACCTAAACCAATCACCATATTTCGACGATTTTGATCTCGAGAATCAATACTATCGTGTGCTCTTTAAACCTGGGTTTGCTGTACAGGCAAGGGAATTAACACAATTACAATCAATGCTCCAAAATCAAGTGGAGCAATTTGGCGATAATATCTTTAAAGAAGGTAGTATTGTTAAAGGTTGTTCTTTTACAAATCTTGATGATCTTAGATTCGTAAAACTTATTGACGTTACAGGGTTCGATCCAACGTCTTATATTAGCAGAAGAGTTACAGAAACTATTCTCGGTCAAGAATTAGAACTTGATTATGTTTACGAAGTTACTGGTGCAAACTCTGGATTAAGAGCTCAAATTATTTCTGCTTCAAGAGGTTTTGAAACAAGACCACCAGATCTAAATACTTTTTATATTAATTATTTAACACCTGTTAATTCAGCTACATCAGATACAGAATTTAGAGCTGGTGAGCCATTAACCGTCACACTTTACAAATATAAAGTTGGTGTTACAAATACCGTATTTGCTTCAGAAACACAAAGCATTCCAGGTTTAGCTGTAACATCTCTTGCAAATCATGTAGGAAGATCTTTTGGTATTCAATCCGCTCCTGGTGTTATTTTCCAAAAAGGTCATTTCTTATTTGCTCAAGATCAAATATTAGTTGTATCCAAATATAATAATACGCCTGATGCAGTATCTGTAGGTTATTCAGTAACAGAATCAACTACTAATGCGTTACAAGATAATAGTTTATATGATAATGCAAACGGTTCAAGTAACGAAAATGCGCCTGGTGCTGATAGATTAAAACTAATTCCAAATCTTGTTGTTTTAGATACAGCAGATGCCGATGTTGACGCTGATTTCTTTACACTTATTCGTTACCAAAACGGAAACGCTATTACTTTAAGAGACGTTTCTCAATATAATGTATTAGGTGAAGAACTTGCTAGACGCACTTACGAAGAATCAGGTAACTACGTTTTAAAACAATTTCCATTATCTACAGATGATAGAGATGGTAATGTAAATGTTTTATTAGGAACAGGTACAGCATACGTAAAAGGTTATAGAGTAGAAAATTCTGGTGAACGTTCATTTACAATTGATCAGATTAGTTCAACAGAAACTCAAAATGCTCAATCAGTTTCATTTGATTATGGAAATTATCTTTCAGTTGTTTCTATTAATGGAACAGTAGATATTGATTGGACACCTGTTAATGTGCAAAATAGTGGTGGAAGTAATATTGGTACCGCTATTGCAATTAACGTTACACCTACAAGAGTTTATTTAACAGCAGTTACTTTAACAGGATCAAATACAATATCAAATATTGCAAGACTCAGCGATGGCTCTGGTTATATTGAAGTTGATCCAAGAATAAGAGAAGCAGGTAGAAAATCTTTACTCTTTAATACTGGTATGAGAAGTGTATTTGGAACAACAGATACATTGATTCCAGTAAGAGATCAAATTGCGGCAACACAAACAGGTAATGTTATAACACTTACAGCAAATCCTGGTGAAGATTTTGATGTTCACCAAAATGATATTCTTGTTGTTGATAATACAAATACAGTAATTCCAGTTTTAAGTACTTCACTTGCACTTAATAATAGTCAACTCACAATTAATTTAGATCCTGCTGCAAGTTCAGCAACAAACGTTACATTATTCTATAATAAAAGATTAATTGGTTCGATTGCAGGTGTTGATCCCTATAATAAAACAGTTGCAGAACCATACGTTAAAGTTAACTTTACAAGTTCGACAACTAAATACAGTTTAGGTTTTCCTGATGTATTTGCTATTACAAGTATAGAAGATGCAAGCGGTGATGATTATACAAACAGTTTTGTACTTAAAAATAATCAGAAAGATACTTACTATGATATTTCATATATGGAATATATCCAAGGAAGACCACTTCCTGCAAATGGAGTTTTAACTATTAAATTAAAAGTTTTCCAAGTAAGCACATCTTCTGGAGAATTTTATTTTACAATAAACAGTTATCCTAACTCATTAGACAAATATGATATTCCAGTATATACTTCTTCTGTAGGTAATAGATTTAATCTAAGAGAATGCTTTGACTTTAGAGCATATATCAATAAAGATTCTGTAGTAGATTATAACGATACTACTCCAGCTTCTGCTGGTACGGTAACAACCGCAGTTGGTGCATATCCAATTAGTTTTTCAGATCTAGGTTCTCCATTAGTGCCTGCCTCAGCAGCAAGCGCAACAACAGATATTGAATATTATTTGTCAAGAATCGATGCAATCGTATGTGATTCTTATGGAGAAATAAGTTTAATAAAAGGTAAAGAAGCTAAAGAGCCTTCACCTCCTAGAGTAGAAACAGATAAACTTGTTGTTGCTGAAGTTAATATTCCTGGTTTCCCTGCACTCAGTTCTGCAGCTGCTAATACTGCGAAGAAAAGAGAATACGCGATTAAAGCACGTTCTACAGGAATTAAAAATTATACCATGAAAGATCTTCATTCTTTAGAGAAGAAGATTGATAACATGGCTTATTATATTTCATTAAACCAATTAGAATCAGAAACACAAAATCTAAATGTTTTAGATGAAAATGGTTTAAACAGATTTAAAAACGGTTTTGTAGTTGATCCATTTAATGATCTCTCATTAGCAAATATTCAAGATCCATCTTTTAATGCAGCTGTTCCATTTAATCAAAAGATTTTAACACCTGCAGTTAAAACTTATTCTATGGATCTTAAATATAAAACAAGTACTGGAGCTTCGATCTTCCCAACAACATCAGATGCTAAAGTTGGAACACTCGGTCGTAATGCAAATGTTGAAATCATTAATCAACCTTATGCTTCAGGTTTCCGTAATGCAGTAAGTAACTTCTACAAATATCAAGGTGATGGAGTTATTTCTCCACCTTATGATGCTGCATACGATACAACAACAAATCCAGTTACTATTGACATTGATATGTCAACAGCTTTCGAGGAATTTGTTGATAACATTCAAGAATTTTTACCACTCACTGACACAACTCAAACAACTGAATTTAGAGAAGATGCTTGGAGTTGGGGAAGACGTATGGGTGGTCGCGGTCGTAGCGGAACAGAAGTTACGACTATAACAACTCGAACAAGCGAAATTAGTGTATCACAAGGTTCAACACAAGAACAATTTGTTGGAGACTTTGTTTCTAATTTTAGTTTCAAACCATACATGGCCGGCCGTGACATTAAAGTTTATATGTCTGGCTTACGTCCAAATGTACGACATTATTTCTTCTTTGATGGTGTTGACGTTAATGCTCACGTAATTCCAGGTTCACCTGATAATACTGCAGGATCAATTAAACGTAATGGTTCTAAAGGTGACGCTGTTACAACAGATGCAAATGGTGTATTAAGAGCAGTATTTGCTTTACCACCAGAAACATTCTTTGTTGGTGACAGAGTATTAGAAATTGCTGATGTTAATTTATATAATAGTATTGAAAGTGGTTCAACATCAAGAGGGTTTGTTACTTATAGAGCATACAACTTTAGCGTTGAAAAAACAAGTTTAACAACATCAACTCGTCAACCAGAATTTGATGTTAATACAACGACAACTACAAGAAACGTTGCAAGAAGACCAAGAGGTCGTGACCCAATTGCTCAAACATTCTTTATTAAGAAAGGTATGGGACAAGGTTCAAACTCTGTTTACTTATCAGAGGTTGATGTATACTTCAAACGTGTAAGTGATACTAATGGTGTGTCATTACAGGTAAGAGAAGTTGTAAATGGTTATCCTTCAAATCAAATCGTTCCATTCTCAGTTGTACACAAATTACCAACTGATTTAACAAACTCAGTATCTGACGATGCTTCGATCGCAACTACATTTGCGTTTGATACACCTGTAAGACTTGATGTTGAAAAAGAATATGCAATTGTAGTTCAACCAGATGCATCAGATCCTAACTACTTAGTATATACTTCTAAGGTAGGCGGCACAGATTTGACACCAGGAGTCACTCAGGGGGCTGCCATTGTACAGGATTGGGGAGATGGGGTATTATTCAGCTCTACCAATAATAGTGCTTGGAAGTCATACCAGGATGAAGATATGAAATTTACTTTACGTAGACATAACTTCAACACTGCAACTGGTTCTGTCACAATGACAAATAACGATCATGAATTTTTAACAGTTGATAATATTACTGGAAGATTTATTCCTGGTGAAACAATTTATCAAACTAAATCACTTCAAGGTTCAACAAGTGCTACCGTTAACGTACCTATTAATACAAGTACGATGACAGGTACTGCGCTTGATGATACGTATGCTGAAGAAGATTATATTCTTATCGCGAATGCAGGTAATACTCAATCAGATATTTTCCAAATTGTAAGTATTGAAAATGCTACGACACTTACACTTGACAAACCTGCACCTTTTGCAGTAAGTAATGGAACAGGTACACCAGTAGTTATCGGTAAACTTTCATACTACAATATTAATAATCCTTATGAAATGCATTTAGAAGAAAGCTCAGTTAGATCTGGTTCAGTATTTGCGGCGGGTGCAAATATATTAGGATTAGATAGTGGTAAACAAGCAAACGTAGTAAGTATCGATAATATTAATCTTAGTTATATTCAACCGCTTATTAATAAGGCTGTTGATTCAACATCAAGAACATTAGTAAGAGGAACCTTTGTTCCACCTTCTGATGTAAATGTAACTTATAGTATGCCAATGTCATTTAATGATAATAATCATTTTAGTCAAAAAGGTGTAATTGTTTATAGTAAATCAAACGACCCAAATCGTTCAAAAGCTTTTGATATCGTAATTGAAATGGAAAATGATGCTAATGTAACATCAACTCCATTTGTAGATATTGAAACATCAAAACTATTAGCTTATGCATATAAGATTACAAATGACGCAGCAACTTCTTCTAAATATATTTCAAAATCTATTGAATTAGCTGCTGATCTTGATGCTGAAGATTTACACTTAATTGTAACAGGATATCGTCCATCAGGATCTGATATTAAGGCTTATATTAGACCACAAAGTTCTTTTGATAGTGAGCCTTTTGATTCTGTAGATTGGATTGAGCTCGAATTGTTTGAAGGTGTTGGTGTATTCTCAAGTAATACTAATCTGCATGATTATAGAGAGTTTAAGTTTAGAGTATCTGATGATAACAAAGATGGAAATGGAGTTTTAACATATTCTAATGACGCATCAACCAACTGGACAGGATTCAGAAGATTTGCTATTAGAATAGATTTATTATCTCCTAATGTGCATAATGCACCAACATTAAGAGATTATCGCGGTATTGCATTAACCTAGGAGATTTTGTTATGACTAAATTAGTTCGAGACCCACATTCTAACGCGATAGTTAATAACGATATTGAGGCTCTGAATAAATATAAAGTAGAAAGAAGCTATTATAGAAAGGTCGATAAGCTTCAGCAAGATATTCTAGAGATCAAAAGAAGCATTATTACAATTTACGAAAAAATAGAAAAATTGGAAAATAGATAGAGATGGCTAAACCAGCATTACCAAATATAACAACATCGCAAACTTTTCAAAACTGGTTTGATAAGACTAACGATCTTGTTGATATTTTTAGAACAGATGCAATTACTGCATCCGCATTAGGCGACCAAACAACAGGTGATGCTACTCTTGTTGGTGACTTTACTGCAACTAATTTAATTGCAAGTACTTTATTATCATCTGACACAATAGCCTCTCGTACTGGTGGACAAACAATACAATTTAATTCACCAATTCAAGTTAATGGTTCATCAGCAACAACAGCAATATTTAATTATGGTGCATCAGGCGGACAAGTAAGATTTACAAATGGTAGTGTAAGTTGGGATGTTGGTATGGAAAATTCCAATCCAGCAAACTTCATTATCGATACTGGTACAGGTGCTAATAAGTTTCAACTATCAACTGCCGGTACATTAACAGTTCCTGACGCAGTTGTAACAGGTTCTTTAACTGTTGGAAGCTTGTCAATTGGTGGTGGTGGATCTGGATTAAGTTCAGACGATCTTACAGAAGGTACAACAAACTTATTCTATACAGATGATAGAGCGAGAGCAGCGTTTGGAGCAGGACAAAATATTAACATCACTAGTGGCGGTAATATTGAAACTATAGATGATGTACAATTTGAAAGCGTAACAATTAAAGATGGAGTTGCGACAAACGGATTTGATCCAAGTGGTCTTGGTACTCGTTGGTTATGCACATCAAGTGGTACAGGTCTATTAAGTGAAACTCAATTAGAACTTGAAATAGGTAGAGGAACTCCTGGCGGAACTAGTGCTTGGACAAAAGTTTTACTTATTGACGGAACAAGATTCGTAACAGAAGGAAATCTTTATGTTAACGGTGCAAATGGTGTTAGATCAGAAAATGGAATAATTTGTGGTTCTTCAAGCGATAATTCAAAATTAAGTATATTTTATGGTGATGTGGCTTGGTATGAAGGTTCCACAGCAAAAGCAAGAATTTATGAAAACGGAAATATCGTAACGGTAGGCGATATTACATCAAATGGTACACTGTCAGATCAAAGATTAAAAGAAAATATAGTACCAATTAATAATGCGCTAGATACAGTACAACGAATTAACGGTTACACATTTAACTATAAAGACAACCCAGAGCAAAAATTACCAGGTGTAATTGCTCAAGAAATTGAAAAAGTTTTACCAGAAGTAGTATATGATGTGCAAAAAGAAGATGAAACATATAAAGCGGTAAGATATAGTAATATCGTACCTCTTCTTTTAGAAGCAATAAAAGAATTGACAGGAAAGGTAAATGATTTAGAAAATCGTCTTAATAACGGCGATAATTTGTAATTGGTCTAATAAATAAAAAGAAACAGGGAAGACTAATCAATGTCAAAAATTTCAGAACTAGGTACAATTACAGGTGCAAATACCAGGTCGGAAGACCTGTTCGTTATTGTTAACCTTGTTCAAGGTGACGATGGTACCAAAAACATAACTCGTAAAGAATTAGTCGAAGCCATTCAATACGAGATTTTTTCAAGAATCACCATCACTGGAGGTACTATCTCCGGTGTTGTCATGTCAGATTCAAGACTTGATAATGTTATTATTGACAATTCAGATATTGAAGATACAGATTTTGTTCGTGGTAGTATTGATAGAACCGAAATAACAAACTCTGACGCTAACAACATTGTAATGTCTTACTCTTCGTTCCAGCTTGGAACGATATTTGCTACAACAGCAAATACAATGACAATTACCAATTCTGATTTCTCAGATGGTACCGCAAATAATATTGTCATTACTCAATCAGAATTTAATGATGGTACTGGTAACAACGTAGTACTCAATAATTCAACCATCGATAGTTCAACATTCCAAAATGGCGATATGTCTAATGTTGATGGTGATAATATTAGACTTGCTAATTCATCATTTACTGATGGCACAATCTCAAATTCTACAGCAAACAATATTGTCATTACTCAATCAGAATTTAATGATGGTACAGTTAATAATACAGTCATTTCAAGTTCAGAATTCAATAGCGGTACAATGTCTACTGTTGTTGGTGTTGATGTATCTCTTTCAAATTCAGATATTACAACAACAGATATTAGTGCTTCTAATTTCTATGAAGGAAATATTAGTAATACTGTTATCACAACTTCAGAATTTAATGATGGTACAGTTAACAATACAGTTATTACTCAATCAGAATTTAATGATGGTACAGGCAATAATGTAGTACTTACAAATTCAACAATTGATTATTCCGTATTCCAAAATGGATCCATTTCAAATACCTCATTTGCTGGTACAATGGACGGAGTGGTTGCTAACGATTTAACGATTACCAGTTCTTCAGCTGATGGATTATCTTCAACAAATTCATCATTCGATAATGGTACACTTTCACAATCAACATTCTCAGGTGGTGTAATTGATTCATCTCAACTTGTTGACTTCGATATGGAGCTTACTAAAGAGTTTGAAGCTCCTATTGATGAAGAAAGTTACTTTGCAATTCGAAATGAAAAAACTGGTGAAACAGAACAAATTTCTTACAAACAATTATTCAACGAAGTATCAAAATCTACTCAATCAGCATTAAAAGTTTCTGTAGATGCTGCTAAAGGTAATGACGAATATCCAGGTACTGAATTACAACCAGTTCGTACACTTGAAAGAGCATGTGAACTTGCTTTAGAAAAAGCAGGTGGTTCTTATGATAGAAACTCATTAAACAACGCAGTTCATATTGAAGTAGGACAAGGTACTTATTATACAAAAGGTGAACTTGCAATTCCAGATGATTGTGCGGTTACTTCTAAAGCTGGACAATATGCTACAGTTATTGAAGCACTTCCTGGTTATGAAAATAATAACTGTTGGTTAGTTGGTTCTGGTAACTACGTTCAAGGTTTTGCTTATATGAACTGGAAAATCGATAACTTCGATTATCCAGAAGGTGGATTCGCCGTTGCTTACAGACCTGGTGCTAAGTTACTCCGTTCACCATACATCAGAGACAGTTCTCAATTATCTAACTTTAACAGGGTAGATGTTGAACCACCTCTAAACCCATATAACAGTAAAGGTACACTCGACGATTTAGGTAGAGAGTTTACATTAAGTAATGTGTCAGCTGTTAGCGGATTTGCAGTTGATGATGAGATTACATTCTCATCTGGTGCAGTTGGTTTCGTATCTTATGTTTCTGAACTTGCTTCTGATAATAAGATTCACGTAAGAAACTTAAAGAACAACAAAGGTTTTGCGGTTGGAGATACTATTACATCTGAATCTGGTGGTACTGCTACAATCGACGCAATTGGTATCGACGACTTCCCTAACAGATTAGTTGGAAGAGGTGGTGGATGTCTACTTGCAGATAGAAGAGTATTAGACCCAGATTCATTATATACTTACGTATTATGTTTCGGTTTCACACCTCGTTCTCAAAACGGTATGGGTTATGTTGCTCGAGACGGTGCTGGTGTTAACGGTATCGGTTCTCTATCCATTTTCGTACGATGCGCATTCTATGCATTGAATGGTGGACAAATGACACTGAACAACTCAGGTACTCAGTTCGGTGACATCTCAATGAGAGCAAAAGGTACAACTCAGTTCTTCGCACCTAAATCAACTAACGCAACTATATTTGGTAACACAGTATTTGCTGACACTATCGAGAATGCTTATGACGATATCGTTGATGATATGGTTGAATATCTCACTGCAAATTCAGCAAATGGTGGATTAGGTTATACTGGTTATGATGCAGGTAAATGTGAAAGAGATAGTAGAATTATTGTTGATGGATTAGGATACGATATTGCACTTGATTCTAATTATTGGGGTAGATTAGCTGGTATTACTTATCGCTCACCAATTTCATACATTGTTCCAGGAGATCAATTAGAAGAAACTCTTGGCGCTAACCAATACTTGCAATCGCGCGTTGAATCTATTTTTGAAGGTTCAACTGAAATTATTAATCGCGCAAATACTTCAATGCAAGAACTCTATAATGTTCTTCAATATGGTGAAGAAAATATGAACCCAATTACATGGGTTGATTCTGGTAAAGTTGAAAGAACAGCAGCTAGAGAATTATTACAAGACAACAGATCATTTATCCAAGATGAACTTACAGATTGGATTGACAATAACGACGAATTCTTTGCTTACGATAGTGTAAAATGTAGAAGAGATGTTACAGAATATATTTTACCTGCCGTTAAGTACGATATGTTATTAGAAACAAACTATAATGCAGTAACTGCAGGTAATGCTTATTACATGAATGCTGCTAAGAAAGTTATTGATAAACAAAGAGATGAAACAATCTCTGCATATCGAAGACTTAAAGATCAAACAAACGAAATACTTGACGCAAACAGCTATATTGGTTCTGCAAGATCTGATGAAGCATTTGACGAAATTATTGGAATACTTGAAGGTGATGGTGGAAGATTTGCACAAGTAGATGCTTCTTATACACCTACAGATGCGACATACGATCCAGTAACTGGAATTATGACAGTAACAATTGGTTCACATAATTTTGCAGTTGGTGATTCATTCTTTATCAAACCAAATGGAATGACATTTAGTTGTGGTAGTGGTGTAACAATTTCTCACCCAAGAACAACCGATCCTTTCTATAACAAGCCATACGTTGTTCTTAATAAAACAGCAACAACAGTAACTGTTCAAGCAGGTGACGCAAATGGTTATACAGGTGCTCATACATTTGTGAGTGCTTATAAAGATGCAATAACTGCAGCTTCTGATGTTGCATGGACTCCTATAGATGGAACATACGATGCAGAAACTGGTATTGCTGTACTTACACTTGCTGGTAGACATGGATTAAGTGTTGGAGATAAAGTAATTCTCAAGCCTGGAAGTATTTCATTCTCTTGTGAGGGTGATGGTACAGTCACAACACTATCGCATCCAAGAGTTGGAGATCCTGCTTACAGAAGTCCTCTAGAAATTGAAGCAACAACTCCAACATCAATTACAATTAATGTTGGTCCTGCGGCTTATGTTGCTCCACATACTTTTGTAAGTGCAGACGTAAATTCAGTTATTCTTGCAAGTTCTAAAATAAGATTCTCTGATAATACAAATATTATTTCAAGTAAGCGTAACGCACGAATTCAATTACAGAATAACAAAAACTTTATTCAAGATCATATGATGGGTTATATTGATTATAACTACTTCAGATATGATTCAGAAAAATGTGAAAGAGATGTTATTCAGCACATTTTACCAGCAATCGAAAGAGATATTATTACTGGTACAAACTTTAATGCTAAACAAGCAGGTGTTGCATACAGACAAGGTAATCAAGGAACATTAAGAAACTGGTATAACGAAAGACCAGAAACAGTTGGTGCCTTTAACGAATTAAAACAACTTATTGCTAATAACACTATTACTGATGCTGCATCAATTCATAGATCTGACGAGTCATTTAGACAACTTATTGATATTGTAGAAAGTAAAGGTAAATCATATACTCCAACTAATGGAACATACGATCCATTAACTGGTATTACAAGTCTTACAATTGGTGCTCACGACTTTAAACAAGGTGATAAAATTGTATTAGATGATTTAAGTTTAACTTGGCAGTGTGGTTCTCCTTCTGTTAATATTGTGCATCCAAGACCCACAGATCCTGCCTACAGGACTCCTTTAACAATTAATAAGGTTACCTCAACCACAATTGAATTTAATGCTGGAGATGCCGGTGGTTATACTGGTGCACATACCTTTGTAGCTGCTGATGCTGATTGTGTTAAAGCAGCAACATATATTCCAACATTCTCATTATCAACTGCTACATACGATCCTATCACAGGAGAATTTGAAGCAACAATCGGGCAACACTCATTTGTAGTTGGTGATTATGTAGAAATTAAACCAGAGAGTGTTGTATTTGAATGTAATAGTATTGAAATCGTTCATCCAAGACCTACAGATCCAGCGTATAAAACACCTGTAAAAATTACAGGAATTACTTCTACAACAATTACGATGAATGTTGGAGATGCTAACGGTTATACTGGTGCACATACCTTTGTAAGAGCAGATGACGATTGTATTGTTGGAGATCCTATCATTTGGACAGATCCTTCAAATTACTTACAATATTATACACCAACAACAGCTACATACGATCCAGTAACTGGAATCAGTGTCGTAACGATTCCAGGACATAATTTATTAGTTGATGATTATATTGAATTTGCTCCATACAGTTTAACATTTACTTGTGCTTCTGATGGTAATGCAACAGAACATTCATACCCAAGAAAAGGTGACGGCAACTATAATACTCCAATGAGAATTACAACTGTTGCTGGTGATGATATTACAGTAAATGTTGGAGTTGGTGCTGGTGGTGCTCATACATTTGTATCTGCAGCAAATCATGCTGTTGCTAAAGTAACATATAATTCAGACGGACAAAGAGCTGCAGAGCAATTACAAATCAATAGGAACATGATTCAAGACGAAATCATGGCTTATTTAGATGATAATTATTTTGTATTTGATGGAGCAAAATGTTCAAGAGATACAGGTTTAATTCTTGATGCAATACGAAGAGATGTTGCAACAGGTTCAAATTATAACGCAGTGTTTGCAGGTCTTTCATATCAACTTGGTTCAGGAAGTATTAATCTAGTTGTTTCAGATCAATTACCACAAACTACTGGTTCGATTAATTTCTTAAAATCAGAAATTGCAAATGAATTAACAGGAAATTCTTTAACAAGAGCAAATGCAGCATTCGATGAAATAATTGATATTCTAAATAACGGTACTGGTAATGCTGATGTTCTTACATTTGGAACAAACACTGTAAGCGCAAATCATACAACCGCAAGAACTGCATTACAATTAAACAAAGCATTCCTAGCAGCTGAAGTTACAGCATATATTGCTCAAACTTGGCCAAATCTTGTATATGATGTTGCTAAGTGTGAAAGAGATACAGGATTCTTGATCGACGCAGTTTCTTGGGATATCCAACATGGTTCAAACGCAGCTTCTGTAAACTTCGCTAGAATGTATTATGATAATGCAATTTCTGTATTACCAGGTGATCAAATTTTACCAACTGCTAAAACATGGGCACACATTGCAGAAGTATGTTATCAAATTGTTAGAGACCAAGCAGTTTCAGTAACAAGCGGTAATGCTGCAACACAAGATGTTTCACAAACAGATGCAGGTATTGCAGTTGCTAATAAAGTTAAAGAATTAGTAGAAATTACAACTAACGTTATTAGAGACAATACACTTACTTGGTTACCAGAATATGTAGAACCAATTATTGAAACTGGTTATGCTGATGCAGTTAATAAGATTGATGGACAAACAGAGGTTCTTCAAGATGACGTTATCGGTTATGTAAGAAGAGAATGGAAAGGTTTACCATACGATAAAGCGACATGTAGAAGAGATGTTGGTCTTATTATTGACGCCGTTTCTAAAGATATTATCTATGGTGGTAATGCTAATACTATTGAAGCAGCAAAATACTACTTTAGATTAGATAATGAAATTTCTGCTGATTTAGAACAACTCAGATCAATTAACGTTCTTCCAATTGAAGTTTCAGGACAATTTAGAGATACTGCTGAAACATACAAGACAGCAAACGTTTCAGGTTTACGTACTTTAATTAATATTCTTCCTGAAGAGCAACGCATACCTACAAAACTTGCATTCCAAAGATTAGCTGATGTTGCAAGCGATGTTGTACAAGAAATTTCAATTACTCCTTCAGCAAATAATGTTCCAACACAAGATACTTCTGGAACACCGGCTGACGCGGCAACAGGTACTGCGGTACATGATCTTATAGAAATTATTGCTAATGTAGTAGATGACGCATCTGACGAAAACTTAACTACAACACAAGTTGATCCTACAGTTGATTCAAATAGAACACAAGCACGTAAGCAAATTCAATTAAACAAAGACTTTATTGCTGCCGATACGATTGCATACTTAAGAGACAAATACTTTACTTTCGATGGAGATAAGTGTAAGCGTGATATCGAAACAATTGTTAAAGCAGTTGCAAGAGACGTATTAGCAGATTCAAACTTCAATTCAGTCTTTAATGGATTAGCATATCGTTCAGGTACTGCTGGAACAAATCTAGTTGTGAATGAACAACTTACAGAAACAATTAAAGGTGTTGAATACGCTAGAGACATCGCAGTAAGATCGATTACTGATGATGGTGCAAGAGAAAGAGCACAAGCAGCATTTAATGAAATTATTGATATTATGGGTAATAATACTCCTGATACAATATCATTTGGAGCTGCTTCACAAGCTGGTGCTAATGGCATCAACGCAAGAGAACAATTACAAAATAACAAAGCATTCATGCAAGCTGAAATGACTGCTTGGATTGCACAAAACTATGGTTCACTAGTTTATGATTCAGCTAAGTGTGAAAGAGATCTTGGATATATTATTGATTCAGTAACTTGGGATGCAATGCACGGTGGTAATGTAGCTTCAAGATGGAATGCTAATATCTACTTCGAAAACGCAGTAGCAATATTACCTGAAGATCAAAGAGCTCCAACCGCTGCAGCATTTGCTCATATCGCAACGGTTGCTGAATTAGTTGTTCAAGATTCTGCAGTAACAAAAACTACTGGTAATGCTGAAAATCAATCATTCGCATCTGGTAATGCAGGTGCTGCAATGGCATTAAAAGTTAGACAAATGTTTGAATTAGTTTCTGATGCCATAGATAATGATGGTATTGATAGTTTACCAGCTGAAGAACTTCCAAATCTTGCAGGTTATCAAGCAGAATATCAAACAGCTTATGCTCAACTCGTTACTTCAATATCAGGTATTCAAGATGGAATTCTTACTTATCTTGCAAGATTCTTTGAAATTCTTCCTTATGATGAAGATAAATGTAGAAGAGATATTGGATATGTTCTTGATGCAGTATCACATGATATTCAATACGGTGGTAATGCAGCAACATTAAATGCCGCTTATATGTATTTTGATAATGCAGTAAGTACACTACCAGTATTCCAGAGAGAAGCAAGTAAGAAAGCATTTACTCATGTATCAAATCTTGTTGAGCAATGTGTAAGAAGACTTGATGTAGATCAAACAGATTGGGTTAAGCGTAAGTTTGGTGTAAGTACAGCAACTTATAGTCCAACCACTGGAGAAACTGTTATTACAACAACTTCACCTCATTATATGAGTGTTGGCGATCATATTATTATCGCAGAAGAAGGTATAACATTCGAGTGTGGTTCACCTGCTGTTCAAATTTCTCATCCAAGAAGAACCGATCCTGCATTTAAGAAACCTCTTGAAATTACAGCAGTAACTTCAAATACATTTACTGTAAATACTGGATATGCAAAACAATACACAGGTGCACATACTTTTGTAAGTGCAATACCTAATGCAATATTACAAATTGATGGTAATATAGAAAAACAAGATCAGACACAAATTGCTGGTAGCCCAGAAATCGCAATAAGAGCTCAAAACCTAGTTAAGATTGTTGCCAATGTCGTAGATAAAGGATCTTACGTTTCATTCCCAGATCGCGTAGATCCTGTACAAACATGGCAAAGAACTCCATACGTAGCATCTAAAGAATTGATTGAAGATGAAAGCGTTAACCTAGCCGCTTCGATCTTAAATTATATTTCTAATGTTCATAACGGATTGAGTTTCCCTGAACAAAGGTGTAGAAGAGACATTGGATACTTAATCGATGCTATCTCTCATGATATTCAATATGACGGAAACTATGCAACACGTATCGCAGCTCAAATTTACTTCGATTGGGGTGTGAGCGTATTACCTGCAGATACAAGAACTCAAACTGCTGATGTATACAACTACTTAGGAACAGTTCTTGATGCGGTTGTTCAAGAAGATGGAAGTATTGCAAATACAACATATACTGATACACCATTTGATACAACAGGTACACCAGCAACTGCGGTTGAAGGTGCAAGAGTTTCTGACTTAATCGGAATTGTAGAAGATGTTATCAGAGCAAATTCACTTGATTCAATGCCTGGTTTAGTACAACCTACAACAGCTTGGGTTGCTTCAGACGTTATAGGTGCAGCTCAACAGATTGATGATAATCTTGAAATTCTTGCTAACGATATGATTGAATATATCAATACAGAATTTGATGTTCTTGATTATAACAGAGATAAGTGTAGAAGAGACGTAGGTTACTTACTTGACGCATTCTCTTATGACTTGAACTATGGCGGTAATATCGCATCAAGATGGAATGCAGATTTCTACTTCTGGAATAATCAATATAGAGTCCCTGAAGATCAAAGAGTTGCAACAGCAAAAGCTTATAAGCAACTCGGTGTAATTTGTAAAGATATTGTTGTAGGAAAATATCCAAATCAGGTTGCTCTTGGCGAACTTGGAACTCAAGTTGAAGCCGAAAAAGTACAAAATCTTGCTAATATTTTCTATAAGACACAATTCTTTAAAGATACTAAGTACTTACCTGCTAAAGAAGAACCAGATTATACATACTCAGGAGATCAATTCACAAGTGCTCAATTTATTCTTGAGCAAAATAAACTCGATCTTGCATTTGATGTTGTAAGATTTGTTAATAGCACATACGACTTTATCGATATTGGATTAACAAGAAGAGATGGTTACAACTTGCTTGAAGCTATTACAAACGACTTCAGATATGAAGATGCTTCTGCAGGTACACCAGTATATGGAGACGTAGCAGGATCTCAAAAATCAACAAGATCATTTACTGCAGCATTCTTCGATCAGAAAGGACAGCACACATTCCCAGTATTTAATCCATCTAATGCGGCTTATAAGTATCAAGGAAGTGTTGAACAACTTTCAGATCTTGCGGCAATAACAGGACAAAAACCAAACCATGCATATATTGTTGCATCTAACTATGCAACTAATCATTTCGCTGGAGATATATATTACTGGAACGGAACAACATGGGTACTAGATGGACCTAATGATACATCGTTATTAGATGCCTTCACTGGTGCTTGGGATAGAATGAGAGATTATATTGTTGATAATCTATCACCTAACTCACAGCATGACTTAATGGTTGAAGGATTATTTAATGATTGTCTAAAAGATAATATCTTAAGACCTGAAACTCTAGTATTTGGTTCCTTGGTAGAATCTATTGCTCACCAGTTTAATGGTGCATCCGCGGGTGTTAACAGAAATGCTCTACCTCTAAACTTTAGAAACTTAGGTTCTGCTATATCAGCGGTAGCTTCGGTACTAAGTGAAGACGGTGGTAGAATTAGATGGTCTGGTGCGGATGAATTGAATAACCAATACTTCGCAAGAGGTCTAAGAATTAATGGTAGAACAGGTCGAATTGAAGGACGACCATTTACATCTTCTGTAAGAAAACTTGCAAGAAGAGCTTCAAACAGTAGAGCAGTAATTTAAATTAATATAGGATAAAATAATGCCAACAACAATTACAACTTCTCAGGCACCTGACGCAAAACCAGTTGCCGTCAATTTAGTAGTATCGACAAACTGGCAAGTCATTATTGAAGTTCCTCAGTACGAGGTTCCTGAACTAGTTTTTGGTGGATCAACAACTGTTGAACCAGGTGTTGGTGAAGTTATTTCACCTCTAATTTTGTGTAACACAACCGCAAACACAGTCAATATTGACGTAAGAGTACATAGGGACGATGTCAACCAAGAGTTTTATATCTTGAGATTATTGCCTGTGCCAGGTTATCAAACAATTCCAATTCCTTTGAATGGCCAATTCTTAAAGAGTGGTGATACGTTAGAAATCAAAGCTGACACAGATTTAGCTGTACATTCAACATTATCATTTACACTTGGTCAATCTGAGGAAGATGACGTTGTTTAATGAAATAAATATTATAATGATTAACGGAGAATAATTTAAATGTCCTTTGGAACACTAACAGGAAAAAGTCAGTTAATAGGCTTTGGTAATCCTCAAGCCTATCCGATTACACTCGACCCAGTTGCTTATGAGGGTGCGGTTGTCTATGCTGATAATGATAAATTATATTTTTCTGATGGTACACAATGGATTGAATTATTAAGCGGTGGTACAGGAACCACAGTTGACGCTATTCTTCCATTCGCATTTATTCGAGTTGACGGAACAGGTAATATTACAGGTACCGGAATTTCATCTTCGAATTGGGATGCAGGTAATGGCACATTAGACTTTACTTTTGATACTGCTCAACCTGATACTGATTATACTGTTGTCACTGATGGTGAATTGAATGATGATGCTCGTTTAGTATCAATTCAAAGTAAAACAGTAAATGGTTTTGAAGCTTCATTCTATGACAGCAATGGTAATGTAACAACTCCGTCTACATCAAGTGCATTTGCTATTATGGTATTTGCATCTGATCCTGTTAGTCAAATAGGACAAGGACAGCAAGGTATCCAAGGTGCCACTGGTGCTCAAGGTTTACAAGGTTCTTATGGTCCTGGTTTTAATATTATCGGTTCAATCGCGGGTCCTGGTGACCAATCTTCATTAAATACAGCATTTCCAGGTGCAACAACAGGTCAAGCAGTTGTTGATCAATCTGACGATACACTTTGGGTTTATGATGGATCTGTTTGGGTTAACATTGGTACATTCCGCGGTGTTCAAGGTTTCCAAGGCCCACAAGGTATTCAAGGTGTTCAAGGTCCTTTAGGTAATGAAGGTATTCAAGGGGAAAGAGGTTTCCGTGGTTTCCAAGGTGTTCAGGGTTGGCAAGGAACACAGGGTGTTCAAGGTGATTTAGGTTTCCAAGGTATACAAGGTTTTAGAGGACCTCAAGGTGTACAAGGCATTACAGGTATCCAAGGTGATTTAGGTTTCCAAGGTATACAAGGACGTATTGGTCCACAAGGTGTTCAAGGCATTACAGGTATTCAAGGTGATACTGGTACTCAAGGTGCTACTGGAGACTTTGGTGGTATCACATATGATTATACTTATTCAAATAATACAGTAGATTCAGATCCAGGAACTGGTATCGTTAAATTCTCAAGTACTAACTTGGCCGCTGTTGGTCTTTATATGTATGTTGATGATGAAGATGATGGCGGTGTTGGAGTTATGGACGGTATCGCCACTGAATTAGCTGGCGTCGGTGGTCCTATTAAAGGTTATGTTAGAGCAGTTAACGGTAATAACATATATGACCAAGTATTATTCAGAATTGAAGGTGTTACAGACAGAACAGGTTACTGGCAATTTGATGTTGTAAGAGTTTCAGGTGTAACTGGATTAACTAACGGAACTGATATTAGACTTTCCTTCATGAAAGAAGGTGAGCAAGGTATCCAAGGTACAACTGGTATTCAAGGTACTACAGGTACACAAGGCCCGCAAGGAACACAGGGTCTTCAAGGTTTACAAGGCCCACAGGGCACAACTGGTATTCAAGGTAATACTGGTATTCAAGGAACACAAGGTACAAGAGGACCTCAAGGTGTTCAAGGTTTACAAGGCATTACAGGTTTACAAGGTGTTCAAGGTAACACAGGTGATTTCGGTGGAATCACATATGATTATACCTATAGTGATAACGTAGCCGCTGCCGATCCTGGTATAGGCTTCTTAAGAATTAATAATATCGCCTTTGCTTCAGCAACGCAAATATACATCGATGATCAAGACGATGGTAGCACAAATGTAATGGACGGTTTAATGACCGATCTTGCTGCTTCAAGTTCTGGTGTTAAAGGCTATGTAAAAATTATACAAGCATCTAATGTTAATAATTTCGTAACATTTAGAATTGATGACATTGTAAATGGAACAGGTTATTGGGTACTTGATGTCGCTAAAATGAATGGTATTAATTCATTATCAGATGGCGAAGATATTCGTGTAACCTTCTCAAGAACTGGTGATCAAGGTACACAGGGTATTCAAGGTATCCAAGGTCTATTAGGTATTCAAGGTATTCAAGGGCTTCAGGGAGTACAAGGTGAAAAAGGTATCCAAGGTGATACTGGTATTCAAGGTTTCCAAGGTATTCAAGGTGAAGCAATTCAAGGTGTACAGGGCGTTCAAGGAACGACTGGTATTCAAGGTTTACAAGGGTTACAGGGTAACGCTGGTGCAACTGGTGCACAAGGTATTCAAGGCCTACAGGGCACAACAGGTATTCAAGGTCTACAAGGACTTCAGGGTGAGCAAGGACAATATGGTGGTTTAACTTGGATATGGAACTTTAGTAATAATATTATTGGTGGAACAGATCCTGGTACAAATAATTTCAAATTCAATAATGCTAATCCAACATTAGCAACATTAATTACACTTGATGATATTCCTCTTGACCAATATACTCAAGAGATTGATGATTTCTTAGATTGGATTGCGTCTCAACCAGGAACAGTTAAAGGTTATTTAAAAGTTCAAGAAGGTAATTACAACGATGGGTCTGGTCCTGCTGGTCACCATTGGTTAGTTTATGAAATTACAGATTGGACTTGGGATTCAGGTTCTAAGAACTACGGTTACTTTGATGTTAATTATGTAGATGGTAATGTAACAAGCTGGGAAATCGCTGTTAATCAGGTTCATGGTCCTGCCACATTAATTACATTTATTCCACGCGGTCCTGCTGGTATTCAAGGTATTCAAGGTATTCAGGGCGTTCAAGGTTTACAAGGAAGAACTGGTGCTGGTACACAGGGCCCTCAAGGTTTACAAGGTTCATTAGGTTTACAAGGTGCTGAAGGTTCATTCGGTGGTGTTACATTCGATTATACCTTCTCAACAGATACAATTAATAACGATCCTGGTGTTGGTTACTTAAAATTCAACAATAGTTCATACTCATCTGTCACATCAATGTATATTGATGACAGAGACGATAACTTTGTTGATATTCAGCCATTCATAAGAACAGTTGATGACTCTACAAGTCCTATTAAAGGACACTTTAAAGTTACTAAGAAATCACAACCAGAAATATTCCAAATCTTTACGATCAGTGCATTAGCAGAATTAACTGGTTATTTTAATATCACTTGTGCTTTTGTAAGTGGTAATGGAACATTTGCAAATGACGAAGACGTAACAATTACATTCGCAAGAACTGGTGATACAGGTGCTACGGGTTCAACTGGACCTCAAGGTGTTCAAGGTTTACAAGGCACAACAGGTATTCAAGGTCTACAAGGTCGCGATGGTGCTGGTGCACAAGGTATTCAAGGCCTACAGGGCACAACAGGTATTCAAGGTTCTGATGGTGCAACTGGTGGAGTTGGTCCTCAAGGTATTCAAGGTTTACAAGGTGCTGATGGAGCACAGGGTGCAGGTGGTTTCCAAGGACCTGGTGGTGTTGGCGCTCAAGGTATTCAAGGTATTCAAGGTTTAACTGGTGCTCAAGGTATCGGTGGTGTTGGAGCAGGTGGTTTCCAAGGTGCCACGGGTGCTCAAGGTATTCAAGGTATTCAAGGTTCTGATGGTTCAGGCGGTACACAAGGTCCTCAAGGTTTACAAGGAACAAGTGCAATTGGTGCGCCAGGACCTCAAGGTATTCAAGGTATTCAAGGAACATCTGGTATTGGTGGACAGGGTGTTATCGGTGTTCAAGGTGTTCAAGGTTTACAAGGACCATTAGGTCTACAAGGTTTAATAGGAGCTCAAGGATCAGGTGGAGTGGGTCCTCAAGGTACGCAAGGTCCTCAAGGTATTGATGGAACAACAGGTACTGGAGTTCAAGGTCTTACTGGTATTCAAGGACCTCAAGGTGTTCAAGGACCATTTGGTTTAGGAGCTCCTGGTGTTCAAGGGTATCGTGGTTTCCAAGGTTTCCAAGGAACTGTTGGTGGCGATGGTGGGGCTGGTATTCAAGGTGCGCAGGGTGCAAATGGATTCCAAGGTGTTCAAGGTGGATTTGGAACAGGCTTACAGGGTATCCAAGGAACAACAGGTATTCAAGGTCCGCAAGGTCTAGATGGTGGTTCTGGTGGTTCTGGTCCACAAGGTACTGCTGGTGCACAGGGTGTTCAAGGCTTTAGAGGTATTCAAGGTTTTTCCGGTCAAGGTACTTCAGGTGGTCAAGGACCAGCCGGTCCTCAAGGTGCGGACGGTTTAGCTGGTGCAGCCACACAGGGTCCTGCAGGTGTAGCAGGTCCACAAGGTACTAGAGGTTTCCAAGGTTATACTGGTACTCAAGGTGCATTTGGTTCAGGTTCGGCAGGCCCACAAGGTTTTGCTGGTTCACCTGGTGTTCAAGGCTTTAGAGGTATTCAAGGTTATATCGGTTTCCAAGGTATTCAAGGTGTTTCTGGTGTTACTGGTTCAGGTCTTCAAGGTCAGACCGGTACACAAGGTCCTCAAGGTACAATAGGTTTCCAAGGTCCAGCTGGTTCGGCTTCAGGTGTTAATCCTGTAGATATTAATACTCAAAACTCTGTTCTTCAAACAACAGCTTCTATGAAGCCAACCTTTGTAACTAACGGAAGTGGTGTTCGTGACTTATACATCATGTCTTCTGTAAGATACAATGGTACAAGAAATATTACACTTAACTTAAATACCGATACTATCATATATGAAAATGCTGACTTTATAAGTGTAACAGCAACATCAATGACACTTGGTGGATCCACAATTACCTCATGGCCATCAGGCGGTGGTGGTTCATTCGATGGAACCGCTACAAATACAGTATCTTCTGGTAAGATTGTATTCCAAGATGGTTCTAACGGTGGAGGCGGTTCAGCATATTTCGGAACTGGTGAAGATGTTCAGTTCTATGATAACGGTACTTCAATGTACATTGATTTTGACGCTTCTCATGATCTCATAATGAGAGAAGGAACAACTACAAGATTTACATTCGATACAGGAACAGGTGATTTTACAGCAACAGGTAATGTCACAACAAATTCTGACGAAAGATTAAAAGAAAATATACAAACACTTGAAAGTTCGCTTGATAAAGTAAAAGCTTTACGAGGAGTTTCATATAATAAGATAGATAACGAAAGACATGAAATTGGTTTAATTGCGCAAGAAGTAGAAAAAGTTCTTCCTGAAGTTGTTGGGCTTACAAGTGAAGGATATAAATCAGTTTCTTATGGAAACATTGTCGGATTATTGATTGAAGCTATTAAAGAACAACAAAAACAAATTGACGAATTAAAGTCAAAATAATTTATACTATGCAGTAAGGGTGACTTGCTCAACAATAATTATAAAAACATTGAAGGGCATTTTATATGCCCTTTCTTATAAATAACTAATAAAGATTTAGAAGGTTTCATCACCAATGGCATCAAGAGCTAATATTTACATAGACAAGGGTACGGATTTCAGAACAACAATTGAATTGTTCGACGAAGACGACCAAGAGCTTTTTCACTCAACCTACAATTTCTACAGTGGGATGAAAAAGTTATACTCAGACGCAAGTCCTGTTGCGACCTTTTCAATCGAGAAAACAGCAAATAACGACGTCACACTTATTTTGAGTGATACTCAAACTGCAGCTCTCAAGCCAGGTAAATACCAATATGATGTAATCATGGAAAAAACCACAGGAGAATTGACCAAAATAGTTGAAGGCTTAGCGATTGTAGTTGACACTATTACGGAGGTTTCGTGAGTATAAAGGTTAAGGTTAACTCCTCGAAATCTATTCGAGCAGTACCTAAACAAGATACTACCACAAGTATCGTTGCTCCAGGAGAAAGAAAACCTGTAATCGTTCCTGATTCAGTTGTTCTTGGTATTGATACGATTGGTGCATATGTTCAAGCAGTTGATGCTGGGCAAGGTATCATTGTAACACCTGAAAGCGATACTGAACTTGCTAATCTCGTTATTTCCCACGCAAATACATCAGTTGAAATCTCAACAAATAATGATGTACTCGAATTTACACGAAATGTTGATATTGATCAATTTGGTCATGTCACAAATTTCTATAATACAAGTTTATCTCCTTTAAACTTTACTGCTAACAGCACAAATATTCAAGCAAAAGATATTACATTAGGTAATACTTCATTAACTATTGGCGAATCAACGACAGAAATTACTGGTTTAACAAGAGTTGATGTTGGAGAACTTACTCTAACACAAGATGGAATATTAGGTGTAGATGATATTCGTTTAGTTCCTGGAGAAGTTGACGACGTTATTAACGTTACTGATCACAGAATATCAAATCTTAAAAACCCAATTTTTCCACAAGATGCTGTTACAGTTAACTATTTAGAACAAGAATTAGGACAGGTCGGAGACCCTGTTGACCCAGAAGATGTTGCTAACAAAAGATACGTAGATAATGCGCAATTAGATATGTTAGCAAGAAATGTTGTTCTTGCAGCAACAACCGTAGATTTAGGTGGAACCTATACTAGTGGTAATTCTTCTTTCTCCGACACAATTAATTTATCACCAGCAGCCGTTATCGATATAGATGGTGTAACTGACTGGGAACTTGGTGATGGATTGTTAGTCAAAGACCAGACTGACCCTAAACAGAATGGCCGTTATGAGTTGATTCAAGTTGGCGCCTTAGCTGATGATTGGATTTTCCAGAGAGATCGGTATACTGATGAAACCTCAGAGTATGGACTTACTCTGTCCGAAATACCTGGATCTTTTGTATTTGTAACAGATGGTACTCTTAACGGCCAAACTGGGTGGGTTGCAACAGTTGGAGATGCAGAAACATTTGCATTAAATACTGACGATATTATCTACAAACAATTCCAAGGAAAGGGTTTAGATGGTAGAGGTTTAACTCTTACTGATAACACTCGATTTGATATAGATTATACTCAAACCTTCGAACAGATTAATGGAAAAGACGATAGTCTTATTATATCATCAAATGTCGTAGATGTCAATAGTTCTGGTGGATTTATTATTCCAGTTGGTACAACTTTAGAAAGACCAACACCAGATCAAGGAATGATTCGTTATAATACATCAGATTCAAGATTTGAAGCATATAATGGAATAGCATGGACAGGTTTAGGTGGTGTAGTTGATGTCGATCAAGATACTAAGATTATTGCTGAAAATAGTCCAGGATCAGATAACGACCAATTAAAATTCTATACTGCAAATACTGTTGTAATGCAACTTCAATCAGATGGTGATTTATATTTTGGTTCGAATCTTAATAAGTTAGTTATTGACTATAATTCTGGTGATGCAACATTTAAAGGTCTAGTCAATTTTGATTCTACTGGTGCTATTGTAATTCCAGACGGTACCACAGCAGAAAGACCAACTGCAGAACGTGGTATGATTCGATTCAATATTTCGGATCAACAATTTGAAGGATATGATGGAACTGCTTGGAAAGGTCTTGGTGGTGTTATTGATGTCGATCAAGACACGAAAATTATTGCAGAAAATACACCAGGTAGTGATAATGACCAATTAAAATTCTTTACAGCAAACACTGAAAGATTAAGATTAGATACCGACGGCGATTTTAAATTTGGTGATGGTCTAGATAAATTTACTATAGATTGGGCAACTGGTGCTGTTGATATTAACAGCAGTTTAGAAGTTGATACACTTAATCTCACCGGCCTTACTCAAAATCGCGTTGTATTTGTTGGTGCAAATGGACAATTAGTAGACGATAATAGATTACGTTTTTCTGCCAATACTTTTACGGTTGAAGGTAATGCAGACATTCATGGTAATCTTACTCTCGGCGGAAATATTCGAATTGGTGATGCCAATGTAGATACAATTAACGTTGTTGCCGATTTTACTTCTGACTTAATTCCAGACGCAACACTTACATATAGTTTAGGTTCTATTAATAAAAATTGGAATAGAGTATTTACACCTACACTTAAGAGTGATAGCGGTGTTATAACAATAGATGAAACTGGCGCATTAAATATTCCTGTAGGTTCAACAAGTGATAGACCTACACCTACGACTGGTATGCTACGTTATAATACGACTGATGCTAGGTTTGAAGGATATGACGGAAATATTTGGGCTGGGCTTGCAGGCTCAGTTATTGACGTTGACCAAGATACAAAAATTATTGCTGAAACTTCACCAAATGCTGATAATGACGAATTACAATTCTTTACCGCCGGTGTACAAAGATTCTATGTTTCTAATAATGGTGTTATCGCCACTGCAGCAAATACTGATTTAACGTTTGATCCAAGCGGTAATATTAATGTTAGTAATAATATTATAACAGGTGTTGGTGATCCTGTCAACCCTTCTGATGCAGTTAATTTAAGATTTATTAATGACAATTTCAGTTCGAACTTAGACATTACAGATGGTGCTAATACAGGAGTAATTGACTTACTCGATTCACCTAGAATTTATATTGGTACAGGTTTAGAATTAGGTGCAAATACAGATCTAGCCAATAACGAATTTGAAATCGGTCTTGAAGATACTGGCGTAACCGCAGACCTATACGGTACTGATGGATTTACTCCTCGTATTCGAGTTGATGCTCAAGGTCGTATTACATTCGCGACAGAAATACCAGTAGAATTACAAGCGAACGCGATTCCTGACTTTACAGAAACTGTACACGACCTTGTCGGTGAAATGATGAGGAATAATACTGAGTTAGGTATTAGTGTAGTAGGTGATGATGCAAACGATAAGATTGATTTCAGAACAAATGATTTCGTAATTAATTTAACTGGTGATATACTTGGTTCAAATACTGTTGTTCATAACTCAAACGTTGAAATTGCAACATCGCTTGATTATACTAATTTATATACAACATTAGATCAAAGATATTTAGAAGTTGCTGGTGATACTGCAACAGGTGATATTGCGGCCCCAAGATTTTTAGATGCAGATGCTAATACTTTTTATGGTGATTTTGATGGCACGTCTAGAATTAATAGATTAGAACTTGGTTACGATCAAAGTTTTGGTTTACTATCAATGCAAGCTGGTTCCAATACTTGGAACTACTTATATTCTCAAGGTGTAAATATTGGTTTCCTTGATGCAGCCTCTACTTTAGGTGCATATTTTGATATTTCACAAGGAAATTTCCATGTCGCAGGAAACCTTAGAGCTAACGTTTTTCAAGATAGAAATAATATTGTATATAATTTAAATCCTAGTGGTTCAGGAAGTAGATTATATGAAATTGATGTAGATAATTTTGTAGAAGTTGGCAATTACATAGAAGTTGGAAACGATTTAAGAATTACAAGTAATCAGATCTATACACCAAGTGTTTTAAATATAGACACTAATGGATCTGAAGTTAATGTTAATAATTCACAAATTACAAATCTTGTTGATCCTACAAATGCTCAGGACGCAGCAACAAAATATTATGTAGATACAGAAATTACAAGTCTAACATTAGGCGGTATTTCTATATCTGCACCTACTGGAAATACAGATGTTATTCAGTTAGGAGAAACTCTATTCTTCCAAGAAGGTGAAGGAATAGATATTACTGCTAGTAACAATCAAATATTGATTGCTGGCGAATTAGCAAATAACACCAATATTGGTATTGCATCCTTTAACATAAATAACTTTACAGTTACAGGTGGAGATGTCACCGTAACTACTCTTGACGGAGGAACTTTTTAACCTGCCTATATAGGCGTGAAAAAGGGACATATATATGTCAACATTGATTAAGCTTAAAAGAAGTGCCGTTGCCGGTCGCGTGCCTACTATTGCCCAATTGGAGTTGGGCGAACTTGCGATCAATACACAAGACGGTAAAATCTTCATTAAACAATACGATTCAGTTTCAAATACTGAAAGCATCGTAGAGTTTAGTGCTGACCCGAACGATCTTCTTGCTTTAATCAAAACAGTTGACGGCGCAAATTCAGGTTTAGATGCAGACCTCCTCGATGGATTAGATTCCACTCAATATTTAAGATCAGACGTTGATGATACGTTTGCTGCTAATTTAACAATTACAGGTGATCTTACAGTATCAGGTAATACTACTTACGTTAATACAGAAACGATTCAGTTATCTGATAACATTATTACTCTTAATGCAAATCATACAGGTGCTCCAACTCAAGATGCTGGTCTTGAAGTTGAAAGAGGAAGTTCAAATAATGTAGTACTTCAATGGAATGAAGCAAGTGATTATTGGGAAATTGCTTCAGGTGGTGTAACAGGTAGAATATTAACCACAGGTGATGAAGGATCAGGTAGTGGTTTAGATGCTGATACATTAGATGGTCAAGAAGGTACATATTATTTAGATTGGACAAATACAACAAATAAACCAGATCCTAAGATTGATGTTGTTATTACTGGTGACGTAGAAGGAAGTGGAAACACAACACTTACAGATGTTACTGATGGTACAATTAACATCAATTTAGAACTTACCGATACTGGAGTAACTCCAGGAACTTATGGTAATGCTTCTCAAATTCCTATTGTTACTGTAGATGTTGATGGAAGAATTACAGCTCTTTCGAATACTGCAGTTGCTGGAGTAAATGCGACTCAATGGTATTCAGCAAATAATACGTATTCAATTGAAACTGGCGATGGTTCAGTATTCAACACAGTTATTGATACCTTTGCAGATATTACTACAAATGATATTACAGCAAATAATATTATAGTTTCTGGATTAGTAGATGGACGTGATATTGCTGCCGATGGTGCTAAACTTGATTTATTAGAAGATGGATTAGATCTTACACTTACTGGCAAAGTAACAGGAACTGCATCATCTAACACGGGTGTAATGACTCTTGTTACTGAATTAGCAAACACAACCGTTACTCCAGGAACTTATGGTAGTTCAACACAAATTCCTATTTTTACTGTTGATGAAGATGGACGATTAACTGCAGCAAGTAATACTTCAGTTGCAGGTGTCGATGATTTTGTCTATACAGTAGCAAACAATACGATATTACTTACAACAGGTGATGGTTCTAATTTCCATGTTAAAACTACAACAGCAGTTGAATTATCTGGTAAAGTTACAGGTACTGCTTCATCATCTAATGGAACAATTCAAATTGCAACAGAACTGGCAAATACAGGAGTAATTGCTGGTACATACGGAACTGCTTCTCAAATTCCAGTTATTACAATTGATGAAGATGGTCGTATCACAAGTGCAAGTAACACTGCAGTTGCCGGTGTTGACGCAACAAACTGGTATTCAGCAAATAATACATTTGCAATTCAAACTGGTGATGGTTCAACATTTAACACAGTTATAGATTCATTTAATGATATAAGTGCTAATAACATTACAGTTGCAGGTTTAGTTGATGGAAGAGATATTGCAGCTGATGGTACAAAGCTTGATGGAATTGAAGCAGGTGCTACAGCTGATCAGTCAAATACTGAAATCTTTAATGCTGTTCTTTCGTTAGATGGAACAGGATCAGGATTAGATGCCGATTTATTAGATGGTTTACATGCATCTGATATTCTATCTCAAGCAGCGAATACTGCGGCCGGTGGTGTTGGTAATGGTCTTGTTACTATTATTGGAAATACAGGACTAACTGGTAGCGGAAGTTTTAATCTTAACGATTTTTCAAATACATCAATTATTATTCAACACGCTGATACATCATCAGTTGCTGATGTTGATAATTCAAACGGTAATGTATTACAAGATATTAGTTTTGATACTTATGGCCATGTTCAAACTGTAGGTTCAATAGATTTAGACACAAGATATTATACAGAAACAGAAACCGACGGTTTACTTGATCTTAAAACAGATAAAACAACACAGATTATAGCTGGTGCTGGTCTTACTGATGGTGGACCTTTGTCTGCAAACGTAACAATTAGTCACGCAGATACAAGTAGTGTAGCAAATGTTGCAGTAACTGGTAATGATGTTATTGAAAGTTTAAATTTCGATACTTTTGGCCACGTCTTATCACATACAACTAAAACATTAAGCTTCCTAACTCAAGCACAGGCAGATGCACTATATGTAAATGTTACTGGTGATACAATGTCCGGTGCACTTACAGTTGCAAATACAATTTCTTTAGAAGCTGCTACATTTGATTCAGAAGAAAAATTATCGATAGGAACATCTCAATTTACTGCTTACAGTTTTGACGCAACACTATATGGTGGTGCTGAAATAATTGTTGTAGCACAATTAGGAAATTCTAGACATATTAGTAAGCTGCTTATAACACATGATGGTGCAACAGCTTATGCAACTGAGTTTGGTGAAATAACAACTGGCTCTGTTTTAGCAACATTTGATGTTGCATATAATAGTGGAAACATAGATTTTAAGATTACACCAGCAAATAGTAGTCTTAAATATTACAAGATGCAAATAACATTAATAGATATTTAATAAATAGAAAAGTAATTACAATTTAAATCGCCTATCTGGGGAGAGTGAACCGAATGGCAAATGACAAAAAATTTATAGTCAAGAATGGACTCTTGACTCCTGAAAATGCTGTTATTGGTAGTACTACCGATAATGGTGTTGATCAACTTCAAGTTACAGGAACAACAAATTTATCAGGTGAAACTAGTATATCTAGTAATACCGCGTCGTCTGCCACTCTCGATGTTCATAATTTCTTAGGTGCTGGTTCTTCTACAATCGTAGCCACATTCCGTGGTGATTCTGATGCTCTTCAAGTTAAAAATATTGGCACCGGCGATTATTCAATCGTTAACACTCAACAAAATAATGGTATTATCTTCTATGATAGTACACCAGGTGTTGTTATTCAATATAATGGTAGTGACCGTTTAAATATTGATTCAACAGGAAATCACTTTACTGGTTTATCAACAACAGATATTGATGGAAACAGAATTATTACCACGGCCGATGAGGGTCCTGGTAATGGTTTTGATGCAGACACAGTTGATGGTTTAGAAGCTTCTCAATTTGTTCGTGCTGATGTCGATGACATTATGGCTGGTAGTTATACCATTCAACAAAATTTAACAATTGATGGTGATCTTACAGTTTCAGGTAATACAACTTATGTAGATACCGAAACAATTCTTTTATCGGACAATATTCTTACTCTTAATGCAAATCATTCTGGTGCACCTACACAAGATGCAGGTTGGGAAGTTAACCGTGGATCTTCAGCAAATTCTGGAGTTCTTTGGGATGAAACAAATGATTGGTTTAAACTCAACTCAGCTGGAACCGACTTAGGTCGTATTATTACAACAGCCGATGAAGGTGCTAATAATGGATTTGATGCAGATACGGTTGATGGTTTAGAAGGATACCAATTCTTAAGATCAGATGTTGATGATATTGCTGCAGGTAATATAACAATTGAAGGTAATCTTACTGTTGGAGATAATGCAGGTCCTGCACAAATTACTCTTGCAGGAACAGGCGCAGATGGTGTTATCTATTCTAATAATGGCGATGCTGGATTCTTAGATTCAAATTCTAGTTGGTCGTTAAAAGTAGACCAAAATAGAGACGTATATATCGGAAGAGATTTAAGAACAGATAGACATCTTGTAGCAGATGAAAATATTACCGCGACAACTGGTAATATTTCAGCAACAGCGGGTTCAGTAAGTGCAGGAACAACAGTCGCTGCAGGAACAACAGTTACTGCAGGTACAGACGTAATTGGACAAAGATTTTTAGATGCAGATAATAATAACTATTATGTAAATCCTGCTGATACTTCTGTAATGAATAATATAGGAATTGATGATGATCTTTTCCATAATAATGATACAGATACAAAAGTTAATTTTACTGATGATACAATAAAGCTTAACACCGGTGGAGCAACAAGATTAACTGCAAATAATAGTGGCGTATATATTGGTAATATAGTTGCTACTGATATTACTGCAAATACTGTTACTGCTCTTAGTGAAATGGAAGCACCGAGATATTATGATCGAAATAATCGCGATTATTATGGTGATTTCCATGCTACTTCTCAGATGTCTGGTATTGATATTGATAACTTTATTAGGCATCGTTCAGATTTAAATACCTATATCGGATTCCCTAATGCCGATGAAGCTGTTATCTACACTGGTGGTACTGAAGCATTATTTGCTAATAACACAATTTTAAGAACGTATAGAACATTACAAGTTTCAAAATTCCAAGATGCCGATGACCCAACATATGAAGTAGATCCAGCTGGTACTTCAGTAATGAACACCATAGGAATCGATGATTACATCTTCCATAATGGTGATACAAATACTTATTTCGGATTTAACGCAAACGATAATATTCAATTCTTTACTGATGGTACTCAGCGTTTAGAAATTAACGGAACATTTATTACTGGTGCAGTCGACGGTTTCTTCCCGAACTTATATGCAGGTAGATATTACGACAGTGGTAATGCTACTTATTATGTCGATCCAGCTAGCAGCTCAAGATTAAATGATATTTCATTAGTTGGTGAAATTATTCACGACGGTGATGCAGATACTTATTTACAGTTTAATGCAGCAGATAGTTTTAGAGTAGTAACTGGTGGTTCTCAAAGATTACTTGTTAATAATACTTATGTATTAGCAAATGATCAGATGCGTTCACCTATTTTCTACGATTCAAATAATACAGCTTATTATGGTAATTTTGCCGGCACTTCGGTAATGAATGATATTGGTCTTGATGATTATATTGCTCACAATGGTGATACTGATACATACATCGGATTTCCGAATAATGATGAATTTGTAATTTCAACCGGCGGAACCATAAGATTTACAGCTAATACTTCTGCAATCACAAGTACTCTTTCTATTACAGCTCCTACAATGTATGCTGGAATCTATTATGATTCAGATAATAATGATTATTATTTTGATGGTTCAAGTACGACAACATCATTAACTGCTGCTGGTAAAATTTTAATTGGTAATGTATCTGATGCAGATAGAACAGATGATAACACAGGTGATGGTGGTATCACGATTCAGCCAAATGCTGCAGGTACAAATTCAAATATTCAAATTAGTGGATCTAATGGTGGAGCTGCATTACTCAATTTAAATAGAATTGATATTGGAAATAATCCAACAAATGCATCTAATGTGTATCTTCAGTTTAATGCAGACGGAACTGCTGGCGGACAATTTAGAGGTGATGCTTCTGGTAATCTTTATCAAGTTCTAAAAGCAAGTACTAACTGGGGATTCTGGACATCAGGTTATACTGAAGCATTAATTGTTGACGATAGCGCTAATGTTATGGTCAATAACTCTACTGGTCCTACATATACAGCAAATGATAATACACCTCTTATAGGCGCAACAACAGACAATAAATTACATGTTGGTGGATCTGTTCAATTAGCTAGTTTAGACGATGCTTTTGTTGTTGGAAATGGAACTGCTACATTCTTAAAAGGTGATGAACTAGGATTTGGTTCAGGTGGTGGTTTCTACATGGACAACACCACTACAGTTAAGATTCGAAACAATAAAGATTTTTCATCTAACGGCGATTTCTACGCTTCAACTTATTATGACGTTGATAATACAAATTATTATGTAGACCCAGCTGGTGATTCACAAATGAATACTATCGACATTGATGACTATATTCGTCATCGTGGAGATACAAACACTTATTTTGGTTTTGAAGCTAATGATACATTCAGAGTTTGGACAAATGGAGTTCAAAGATTAAACATTGACAATGATTCCGCTGATTTCCAAGGAAATGTTTATGCACCTCGTTATTATGACTCTGATGATAATACTTTCTTTATTGATGGTGATGGAACTTCTGTACTTAAATACTTAAATGTTTACAGTGGTGCAACCACTGGTGAATTAAATGTTGGCCGTAGCTCATCAGAACGTATTCGCCAGTATATTACAGATGGTATAGGTTACATTCAATATTGGCAAGACGAAACTGATACCACAGATCATTCTTTAAGATTCGAGATTCTATCTACATCAACTGGAACAAATACATTCCAATTTAACAGACCAATTCAGATTACTGGTGGCGGCGGTGGAATGTATGCTTCTATCTACTATGATCAAGACGACAATAGATATTATTTAGATCCAAACGCAACAGGTAATGCCGGAAGTAATGCAGGTTTCTTTGGTGGAAATCTATCATTTGGTTTACCTGGAAATGGAACAGCATCAAACGCAGAAGCTCAAAAAGGTAGATGGTTATCTATCGAAGGTAATGCAGATACTTCAGGTGAAGGTTCATCAAGAATATTCTTCACAGAACATAACAGTTCAACAGGTTCAATGTCTGCTTATGGTATGTCACTTGGATATCGTGGTGGTGCTACAAGTATTGTTGGTTCTGATGGTAATACTTGGACAGGTTTAACTCAAATCAATAACGGCGAATGGGGTATGTGGGGCCATGATGGTAGCGCAACCGGTCAATGGGCAATGAAAGGTCCAAGGTCTGGTAGCTTTGTTGTTGCTTCAGGCTCATTCCGCGCACCAATTTTCTATGATTCAAATAATACTAATTATTTTGTAGATCCAAATTCAGAATCTAGAATGGATACTATCAAACTTGATGGTAACGCTGTTGTATTAAGAGAGCCTACAGGAGATTATGGTTCATTTGCAGTAAGCGGTGGCGCAAGAAATGGATACTCAGGATTCAGTATTGATGACCGTTTTGTATTCATGCATGATGGCGCAAATCGTGTAGGTGTTTACAATGATGTAGATAATGAATGGATCTGGTACGCAGATCGCAACTCATACATGAGATTAATGTATAATGGTGGTGAACAAGCAAGAACAGACAACGGATACTTTAGAGCAAATAACCAATTACGTACTCCAATATTCTATGACTTAAATAATACAGCATTCTATGTAGATCCTAACAATACTTCAAATATTCAAAACTTAATTGTTAATGGTACGTTCGAACAAGGTGGTTATTTACAAAATAACCCAGTTGAATCTTATTGGTATCAACAAAGTACATATAGTTATAGCACATCACAAACACCTAATACACAATATTACTGGATTCCAGTTGGTGTTACAAATAATGGTGGTGCAAAAGGTTTCTTAGAATATTACGCTAAAGACGATGTAAACTATAGTGGTAATGTTATTGGTAGAATTGTAATCAGTTCATGGAATAGTAGTTCAATTTCTATTGACCATCATACAACTGGCCCACTCAATAATGGTACACCAAAAGTTCGTGTTGATAATAACAACCGAATTTGGATGCAAATGGACAGCATCACTTGGGATTCATATGTAAGATGGCATTGGGTTGCAGTAAGTGGTATCACATTAGAAGATGGTTCAGGCAAACAATTAACAACACCAGCAAACTCTATTGAAATCTTAACTGGTCAACAAGTAAGAGCAACTCTTGGAAATGTTACTGGTGCTACTGTTACGAATACAAGACATCACTTTGGTTCAATTGATTCGAGACAAGATGTACGCTCACCAATTTATTATGATTTAGATAATACAGGATATTTTGGAGACTTTGCTTCTCGTTCAAGATTTAATACTTTAGAATTAGGAAACCAAGGTGCTCTAACAGGTTCTACTTCATATCCATTAGGAGTCTATCATAATAACAGATACTTAATTGGTTTCAGAAACAGTGGTGCTGATGCTAACTATCCTTGGTTAGTCCACGATAATGTCAATGGTAAATCTGCATTTATTATTCACTTTAATGGTAAAGGCGATAGATTCTATGTTGATGAAGATGGTGATACAGTATTCTCAGGTGATATTACTGCAGACGAAATGTTTGCAAGAAGATTTGTAGATACAGATGATACGAACTTTTATGCTGATCCTGCAGGAACATCTAATTTTGCAAGACTAACATTACCACAAAACCCAGTCGGTACCGCATACGCTAGTGTTGCAACACAACCTGACTATTATATTGGTCAGACAATGGGTAATGACGATGCTTGGAAGATCTACGGCGAATCACCAAGTGGAACAAACACTGGCGCTCTCATCCTTCAATCTGAAGACGATTACGATGGTAATGAATCTATTCGTCATAGATTCAAGAGAACATACGGTGCTTACGACACGCGTGATAACTTAATCACATATTTTAACTATGTGTACTCACCAACAAGTTTCCGTGCTCCAATCTTCTACGATAGTAACGATACTAATTACTATGTAAATCCAGCATCTCAGTCACACATGAATACACTGACTCTTGCTGGTAATAGAATTGGTTTTATTAACTCAAGCTTTGATGCTGAAATTAGAGTATCTGATGCTAACCCAGATGGTACAGGTGCAACATTTGTATTCTGGGGAGATCAAGTAGAATATAATGCTGAAGTAGCAACTGAAGTATTCAGAGCAACAAGACATATGCGTGCTCCAATTTATTATGATTTAAATGATGCTAATTACTATTTAAATCCAAATGGTATTTCAATCTTAAACGATGTTCGTGCATCTATTTTCTATGATAGAAATGATACAAACTATTATGTAAACCCGGCTTCAAATTCTATTCTACATAATTTAGAATTAAGAAATTACGGTTTAAGACTTGCGCGTAATTATACACACAATGGTATTTGGTTTAATGCCGGCACTGATACTAACCACGTATTGTGGAATGACTACTATGGTGGACCAAATGCTAGAGGTGCAGCTAACTCAGGATTTGATGGAATACTTTGGAATACTTATCGTGGTATTCAAATACGCGGTGGCTCTAATGGTGCATACAACTTAATTCGTTCTACAAATTCAGGTAGCAACACCAACGATCACTATGTACAACTTTATGCTGCTAATGTTGAGCAATTAGGTACTCGTGCTGGTTATGGTTATGCTCCTAATCAGATGCGTTCACCAATTTATTACGACTATAATGATACAAACTACTACGCTAATCCAGCTGGAACAACAAGATTCTATGAACAACGACTTATATACAGATTACATATTGGTGATGAGTCTAATTTATATAATGGCGTACTTCAAGAAACACGTAGACCTGATTTAACAATTAAAGGACAATATCCTCAGTTGAACCTTATGTCATCTGAGATTAATAACAGTAATCACGGTCCTACATTAAGATTTACAGCCTATGATTCGGCTAACGCATCTTCAGGTAACCTAAAACATTGGGTAATTGGTATTCCTGGTACAAATGCAACGATGTTGAGTTTTGGATATAGAGCAAATCCACCATCAAATAACCCACACTACGGTATTGGTAGAGGTTGGTCATCTGGTGATAATGTTGCTATTATGTGGCTACAAAATGATAGACACGTATATGCTGAAAACGACGTAAGAGCTGACATATTTAGAGATAGAAATTCTACTGGATACTATGTTGAGCCAAGCAATCTATCAGAACTCTATGATGTAAGACAAAGAGGTTGGTACACAAGAACATTCGCACACTCAGGTTCTGATTTTGCAAATGGTACAATTGTAAGAACAAGTATTCCTGCGACAGCAACTAACGGTGCTTCATTCGTACTTGAAGCAACAGGTAAATCTTATTCTGGTGATCCACCATTTAGTTTTATTGCACAAGGTTATTTGTACAATAATACTATTATCAACTATTCTGGTCAACATTTTGGTAAAGCAGGATTTGGAACACTATATGCATTTGAAAATGGTGGAGTATTATGTTTCTGGTGGCCAAGAGTATCTTATTGGAACTCCTTCACTGTTCACGTAAGAAATGCAAATGGCGATGATAGAAACTTAGTTACAAGTATTTCAAACTCAACATTGCCAAGTTATAGTAAAGGCGTAGGCATTACTATGAAGACCACAGCCGTGTATAACCAAAATATTGGTTCCGGCGCAATGTATGCAACAATTTACTATGATGCTAACGATGCTGGCTATTACGCAGATCCTAATGGCAATTCACAATTCTCTAGATTGTATCTAAATGCAGATCTTAGAATGCAAGGTGGCGCGCCTATTTACTTCTACACAAGTTCAGGTTCCTTACGTGGATATATTCGTGCAACTGAAACTAATGATTCTCACTTTGAATTTGCTACATCAGGTGGAGAGGACTTCATCTTCCGTGATGGTGGATTCGGAGGTTCTTGGAATCAAATTATTCGCGGTAACGGTCAAGTATTAATTGCTAGTCGTCTTGATACACCGATTATCTATGATAGGAATAATACTGGCTATTATGTTGACCCGAATGGTTCTACACAATTAAGAACAGTTTATGCTAATGATTGGTTTAGACCACAAGGTAACACCGGTCTTTATTTCCAATCTTATGGACATGGTTTATGGGCTCCTGAATCTGAAGGAAACTCATACGGTAACGTAGCTACATACGGTAGCGGTAGAAACGGTTGGAGAGGTTATGGATTAGGTTCACGTTGGGTATTAATGAGTACTGGTGGAGATAATATCGGTATTCATGATAACTCTAGAACTTGGATGTATTATTGGAATGGTAGTTATCACCAATATAATTATGGTTATCTGCAAGCTCAAGGTTCTATGAGAGCGCCTATCTTCTATGATACCAATGACACTGGTTATTATTTCAATGGTGCTTCAGATAACAGTACAAGATTCCGTGGTGTTAATAACCTAACAATGGCATTCATGGGTCTTTCTGGTCAAACAAGATCAAGTAAAGAATACTATGCAGCTAGACCTCGTATAACAGGAGATACAAACTACTGGACTGGTTCAGTCGGTTGGAGCCGGGTAAATATGAACACGGTTGCCGACTGGGGTTCAGGCTTCTTTGATTCATGGAGTAATCCACCTAACCAGCCTTCAGGTACATCACACTGGGTCGGTGTTCAAGCCTATCACTACACTAATGGTTCAGCAAGATACGGTTGGCAGCTGGCTGGTGGTCCTATCTCAGGATTGTGGTTCCGTAATACTTGGTCCGGCTTTAGTAGCTGGAAGAAAGTCGCGATGCATGGTGTTAATGAATATTCTGGTTCATTCTACGCATCCATTTACTACGATTCTGATAATACTGGTTATTATTGCGATCCAAATGGTACCTCAAGATTAAATGCGACTGATGCTAATGAACATTACACTTATGGTTGGTTCCGCAACAGAAACTCTGGTAATGGATTATATAACCAAGCTACCGGAATGCATTTCTACTCCAATAATGGATACTACAAGTATGCAGGTGGAGGCTATAGTTATGGTGGTCTAGTAGCATATAGAAACTACGAATCAGATTTAAGAGGTTATGCAGGATATTGGGACGGAAACGGTTTCGGTCTTCTTAATAGTTCTGGTAACTGGCAGGTTCGTATATTCTACGGAAATAGCCACATGGAGCTATACCGTGTTACATACATGAATGATGCTCGCGCATATATCTTCTACGATCGTAATAACACTGCATATTATGCTGACCCAAATGGTAATTCAAGATTTAATGTAACAAGAACAAATACGGCTTATGGTGGTAGTGATACTAATAAAGGTCGCTTGCAAGGATATGGAACATGGTCATCTGAATTCCATAAGATGGCTTACATATCATTCGACTGGAATGCTAACTATGATTATTACTACTATCATGGACTTTCCTCGACGGATATTAATGGTTCGTTTACAGATTCAATGTCACTTAACTCGTTTAATGACATTAACCTAAGACTTGACTCAAATAATAATAACGGAAACTCTTATGTACGTATTCACGACAATGGTTCTGGTAATTCACAGAACGTAGCATATATTGGTCGTGAAGGTGGAAACGCTATCGCATACTTCTATAATAGAGTTTATGGTTCTGTATTCTATGACCATGATAGTAGTTATTATGCTAATATGAATACCTGGTCTCGTTTCTGGGGTCTTGGAACATTCTATCTACGTAATAACTATGATGTTTCAACTAACCACGAATATGGTGTAGCGTTCGCTAACAACCAATCAACTGCTTATCGTGTATATCGTGAAGGCGGTGGTTGGAGCTATCCATATCCTGACTTACGTATCGCATTCCATACTGGTTTGAAATTTGGTGCTAACCCATCATATGAAGGTATGCGTTTCTATACTGATTATAACATGGCAAGCTTGGTATGGCAGTTCAACGGTGGTTCGAACTACTCTTACCAGTATCGTTGGAACAACTTAACTGGCTATCACGGTATTTACTCTGGTATTAACGGCGCTCACTTCTATCCTAACAACGCATCTTACGGTTCTTGGAGAGTTCAAGGTTCTCGTAACGGTTGGGGTGGTATGCAGTTTGATAACAACATCTGCTTGATGATGAACTATACAGAGCATGGTTTCTATAGTACATCGTTTGGTTGGAGATTATATCTAAACGGTTCAGTATATACACCAGGTAACGTTGTTGCTTATTGGTCAGATAGAAGATTGAAAGAAAATATTCAAGAACTTCCAAGAGGTGAAGGTCTTGATACGATCATGAAACTGAAACCAAGTCGATTTAATTGGAAGAAAGAAGCCGAACAAGTAACAGCTGGTGTTATTGAAGGTGGAATGGAAGAAGTCGCTGTTATTGCTCAAGAAACACAAGATGTAATACCTAATTCTGTAGTTATAAATAAAGCTGGTAACGGCGGCAAAGACAAAATTATGGTTGATGGTGAGGAGCTTAAAGACTTCCTCACAGTTAACTATGACAAGATTACACCATTCTTAATACAAGCAGTTAAAGACTTAAAATCAGAATTAGATGAATTGAGAGAAGAAGTAAAATTTTTACGAGGAGACAAATAGATTATGGCACTCATTAAATCATATGAACTAAACTCTGGATTAGAATGTCCTGAAGCATATCACGTTATTCATAATGTTGAAACGAAAAAACGTGTTGTTGATGACCAAGATCCAGGTGGTGTAAGACCAGACAATTCACCAGATCATGCGTGGAAAGCTGGTTATTACGGAAGAGTATCGGTTGTAGTATATGCTAGTAGAGCAGCTCGAGAAGCTGGTAAACAAGCAATTGCAGCATACGCACAATATCCTACTGATGTTCCTGGAGGAGACTTTCAAGGAGAAATTAATATTATGCAAGTAGAGGATATGAATTTTACAATTGACCTAGCATCAGAAAAAAGTATTATAGAACAAGGTTATGATCACCTAATGACTCTACCTACTTGGTCTGATGCGGTTAACGATTAATTATAAATAACAAGTAATTAAAATTATTACGGAGAAATAAAAAAATGGCACTTACATATACTTGGAAAGTTAAAGGTCTTCGAAAGCAAGACCAAGTTAACAGTGAAGGCGCTACATTAAATGGCGCGGTCGTTCAGACATACTGGGAATGCGAAGGTACCGATGAAAACGGTAATACTTCTGTGTTCTCTGGTGCAACTCCTTTTTCAGCAGAAAATGTTCCAGCAGGTACATTTGTTGCTTTCGAGGATTTAACAGAAGAAACTGTTCTTGGTTGGATCAGAAACGTTGTTGAAGGTGACGGCGGCTATATGGATCATATCGAAGAGCGCATTAGACATGAGATTGGTAAAGTTACTATCGAAGATGCACAAATGCCTTGGGCCCCTGAAGAAGTAACACCAGTTCCTAATGATAATCTTGAAACTGAAGTGGAAGCTGAAGCAACATCAGGCGGTAATACTGACATTATAGACTCAGAATAATAAGGAATAAGAAATGACTTATACTTGGGAAATTCTTAGTCTTAAAACACAAAACACTGTTAATTCCAGTGGTGAATCTTTAACGGATGCAGTATTAACTATTAATTGGAGAAGGCATGCAGATAATGGTGCAGGAAACAAAGTATCTATTACTGGTCAATGCCTTCTATCTTCAGAATCTGTATCATTAGCAGACTTTATAGCGTTTGAAAGTCTTACTGAAGCTAAAGTTGTAGAATGGCTTGAATCAAAACTTGGTGCAGAGCTTATTGCTGATTATGACAGTTCTTTAGAGAAAAAATTAAATCAAGACATCGCAACCGATCGAAGCGTTCCTTGGCTTTAAAATAATCAATAAATAATATTGACATTTAGTTAAACACGTGTTATAATAACACGTAGAATAGTATGATTTATATCATGGAGATATTATGCACGATTTACGGCATTATGGCCTAGTCCATTGGGCGTTGAAAAGAGGCGGGAGTATTCATCCTGTCATATTGCCAAAAGAGTTAACTGGCGAAACAGGGATCATGAATCCATCAATATTTTTCCATAAAGGAAAATTATTGCTTAATGTTCGACATGTTAATTATACTCTTTATCATTCAGAAGGTAAAAAGTTTCCCCATACTTGGGGACCACTTCAATATATCCATCCGGAAAACGACGTATCTTTAACAACACATAATATTATGTGTGAATTAGATGCGCATTTAAATATCGTTCCAGGATCAGCAAATCGAATTAAGATGAATTTAGATACAGGTGAACCAACCTGGAACTTTATTGGTCTTGAAGATGGTAGATTGTTTGCTTGGGAAGATAGACTTTTTCTTTGTGGTGTTCGTCGTGATTGTTATGACGACAAAGGTAAAGGTCGAATGGAAATGTGTGAAATAGAATTTATTGATGGTGTATGGCAAGAAGTATCTCGAAATCCAATTCCTGCACCAGGAGATGATGGAACATATTGTGAAAAGAATTGGATGCCAATTGTCGATATGCCTTGGCATTTTGTAAAATGGTGTAATCCTACAGAAGTTGTAAAATATGATATTAATACACGAACAACAACCACAGTTCATTTAGACGAATCTCAATTTCGCCCAGATATTTTCTTTAGAGATTTAAGAGGAGGAACTCAAGTACTTCCTATTGGTGATGGCCGACATATGTGCTTTACACATGAAGTTGATTTATCTAAAGATATATTTCATAGAAAAGATGGCCACTATAATCATCGTATAATCGTCTGGGACAAAGATTGGAATCTTATTAAGTGGACTAATGATTTTCATTTCTTGGGCACTCAGATTGATCCAGTAACAGGATATGAATATAATATTGAATTTGCTACTGGTATGCAATTTGTAAACGGCCAAGTTCTTATCGTTTTTGGATATCAAGATAATGGAACTTTTATATTGAGAATGCCAGAAGATCTTTTCTTTGAATTTGTGAGTAGAGGATAAATTATGTTGCAAGAATTATTGAATGAACACGTACTCGATCCTAAAAATCCAGAAAAGCTTTTTCGTTTAGCACAAGAATATGATGGATTAGAACAAGGAGCTATGGCAGTTTCTTTATATCTTAAAACTGCAGACTTAACTAATGATAAACAACTTCAATATAAATGTATGATATTACTTGGTAAGTCATATGAAAGACAAGGTGGAAGAAACTTTACTGTTGAAGGTGCTTATCACGATGCTGCGGCTTTAATGCCAGATAGACCAGAAGCACATTTCTTTTTATCAAATCATTATTGCGAAAGAGGAATGTGGAAACAATGTCTAACTCATGCAAATCTAGGATTAATGGCCGAAAGAGTATTACCTGAAATTCATGTTGGTTATCCAGGAAGAAAAGTTTTAGCCTTTCTTAATTCAATGGCTACTTGGTATATTGCTGGTCAACAATCTGGTAAACACAAATTATTTGATTTAAAACATAAAGTTATATTAGAGGGTGAACTTAAAAATAGAGCTGAGCAAATGCTTAAGCAAATTGGATATCCTGATACTATTCCTTATAAAAAACACGACGAACATCGACTTAAGCATACGTTTCCAGGCTTACAAAGTATAATAAAAAATTATTCTAAACATTTTCAAGATATGTTTGTCTTAACTATGTTGAATGGTAAAAGAAATGGAACTTACTTAGAAATAGGATCTGGTCAGCCATTTATTCATAATAATACAGCTTTACTTGAAACTAAATTTGGTTGGAAAGGTATTTCTGTTGATAATTCTCCAGCATTATGTTATCAATTTAAAGAAGAAAGAAATAATACGGTTATATGTTTAGATGCAACAGAAACAAACTGGGAAGATTTATTTGAAAAACATTGTGTAGAACCAACATTTGATTATTTACAAATAGATTGTGATGAAGCATCTTTAGACATTTTAAAGAAGCTTCCATTCAATACTCACAAATTTGGTATTATAACATTTGAACATGATTGTTATCGATTAGGAACAGAAATACGCGATGAAGCAAGACAAATATTAATGCAACATGGATATAAATTAGTTGTTAGCGATGTTGGATTTACTCCAGAACATTCTTATGAAGACTGGTATGCACATCCAGATTTAGTTGATATTCCATCTAAATTATTAGCGACATCTAATCATGTTAATTTTATATTTGATTATTTTATGGAACCTTTAACAGAAAAAAATGAGTTACAAATATGATTACAGTAATAGCAACAGGTGGATTTGATCCAATTCATTCTGGACATATTAAATATTTAAAAGATGCAGCAACCTATGGAACAAGACTTATTGTAGGTATTAATTCTGATGAATGGCTCATAAGAAAAAAGGGTAAAAACTTTATGCCTTGGTATGAGCGAGCATCAATTGTAAATGGATTAGCAAGTGTTGATAATGTAATGGATTTCGACGATTCAGATGATACAGCAATTGATTGTATAAGAAAAGTAAAAGAAAAATTTCCAAATGACACAATTGTTTTTGTAAATGGTGGAGATAGAACAAAAGAAAATATTCCAGAAATGATTTTTGATGATGTTGAGTTTGAGTTTGGTGTAGGCGGTTCAGAAAAATCAAATAGTTCAAGTTGGATTTTAGAGGAATGGAAACACCCAGTCACAAAACGAAAATGGGGAACATATAAAGTATTAAATAATAATACAACTTGGCAAGTAAAAGAACTTTCCTTTACTAAAGGAAGATCTTTAAGTGATCAAAAACACTCTCATAGATCTGAACATTGGCACGTAGTCAGTGGTAAAATTAAGATGGATTTAGAATATCCAAATGGTGATAGATTAACAAAAACATATAATACTGGTGAGAGTATAGATATTCCTGTTAATACTTGGCATAAAGCAACTAATATTAGTAATGTTGATGCTAAAGTTATTGAAGTTTGGTTAGGAAATATTCTTACTGAAGATGACATCGAAAGACGAGACTAGTTATAAATAGAACTATAAATTAAATTAACACGCTAATAGTCAGGAGACGAAGATGGCGATTAAAGTAGGTTCACAAACTGTTATCAATAACAGTTTTGCATTAGAAAACGTTGCAGAATTTGAAGGATTATTTACTAATTTTCATCCTCTTGTAAATGCAATTACCACAGATATAGATTTCACAAAACCATTCGTTACGCTGGCAATGACCAGCAATGTTACGTTTACTACATCAAATAGAAACACTGGAAAGCAAGTTACTTTATTGCTTGACACAAGTACAACACCATACGCGCCTACTTGGCCTTCAGAAGTTAAATTTCCAACAGCAATTACATGGTCCTCAAATAGATTTTGGACAGTTACTTTAACTTGTTGGGATGCTTCTACTGTTAGAGCAACAGCACTTCCTTATGATGCGGCTGGTACACAATCTTCATCAATGGATAGTGGTTTTTCATTAACTAGTTTGCAAATGAGTAGAAGTATTAATTCAAGTGTTGGATTTCCACAAGCTTGGTTATTTGTAGAATTCGCTCGTGATGATGCAAATAGCAGAATAATAGTTAACTATGCAAGTGGAACAAGCGCAGCTCAAGCAACAGTTTATACAGACTATATAAACTATACTGGAATGACTGGTATTGATGCTAGTACTGGTATTCAGGTTCAATATAATGTTTCAGGTCAATCTTGCCAAGGTGACTGTAATGCATCTAATTACAGTTTTGGGCCAACTCCAGCTTCAGACGGTTATAATTCAGGAACATATTACAATGTACCAGCTTCTCCAGGTGCAAGACAATTTTCTTGGATGGCCGAAGGTGATCCAAATACTAGTAACCCTGTAACAACAATTACAACAGCTGATTTCGGTTCAGCAAATCCAGATTTTCGTGTAAAACTTGTTTCTAATGAAGGTACTTTCTATTCAACAGGTGAAACACCAGGAAATGCAATGACATTAACAGCGTCTGAAGGTACTCCAGCACTTTAAGGAATAAAATATGTCAATTAAAATAGGCGGAACAGAAATAATAAACAACTTTCAAGAGTTTCTTAATATTACTGGTATGGAAGGAAATTATGGAGATTTTCAGCCTTTGTCGTTTACAACTCCAGGCGGTGGAGTAGGTACTATAAATTTTGATAGAACTTTTAATAAGTGTACATTAACTGCAGCAACAACATTCGCAAATGCAAATATGACAAACCGAGCGGCTGGAAAAATGCACACACTCATTTTAGATATTAGTGCAAATGGATATGCACCAACTTTTGATACAGATGTTAAATGGGCAAATGATACAACACCATCATTTACTGGAGCAAGATATTGGCAAATTGTTTTTACTTGTTGGGATTCAAGTGTAATAAGAGCTGTAGCAACGAGTTGGGGAGCATAAGATGGCAAAAACAGGAAAAAATATACAAATATGTATTTGTCAAAAAGATTCAAGTAATAATGAAGTGGAAGTATGGTATACTATACCAGAACATGACGATCCACAAGAGCAAAAAGAACAAATAAAAAGACAAATTCTCAAAGTAAAAGGTCTAATAACGTTGGGTGAATCATAATGGCAATTAAAATTAGTTCAACAATTGTAGTAGATGATAATAGAAAATTAAAAAACATTACCGATGCTACTGGTTATTTTACGAATCTTCGTTCATCTCCTATAGCAATAACTGATAATGTCAATTTTACTACACCTATGATGTCGTGTACTTTAGCTGCAGCAACCACATTTACAGAATCTGGTATGGCCGCCGGCAGAACAGCAACTCTCTTATTAGATACATCTACAAATTATTATACACCAACTTTTCCTGCTTCTTGGAATTGGGTAAGCAATACAGAACCTACATGGGGTAATTATCAGCATTGGCAAGTTTATGCAACTTGTGTTTCTGCATCTGAAATAAGAGCAAACGCTGTTGGGTTTACGGCAACAAGTGGTGGCCCTCCATCAGAAACAGTTTCATTAGAAGGTACCACAGGTACACCTATAAGTTTCTTTGACCAGAGTGGTGGACTTGACGATCTTGTTATGGGTTGGACTTTTGATTCTAACGGCAATATTTACAAATATGAAAACATTTATAATGTAAGTGGTGCTGGAACATACTTATATTCTACATCAACGTGGGTTAACACAACACCTAGTACCACATATTATATTCGAGTCAGTAATTTTGCTGGTAACAATTTAAGCACTGGTGATAGTGCTACATTAAATGCTTGGATAGCACTAACAACAACGAGAACATTTAGATATAGAGACGCGAGAGATATCAGTTCATACGGAAACGAGTCTGGAACAATGAAAGTAGAAATTGCTTCTGATTCTGGTGGTTCAAATATACTTGCCACTGGTTATTATCAATGTGAATGGGAAGGAACAGCATAATGGCAACACATACTTATAACACAGCTTCAGGATTAACAGTAACTGGTGGAACAGGCGGAACTTCAGGTAATCCTATTCCAACTGGATCAGCAATTGAATATGTCCAAAATTCTGATGATGGGCTTGGACTTGATAGTGCTGCTTTTTCTTTTTCGTCTGGAGCATCATCTTTATCAGCATGCGGAATCGAACTTAAATTTATGAGACTTGCAAGTGGAATGGAAATACAGGCACGTAGATCAGCTCTTACAACAAATGGTGATGTAACTAGTAGCTACTCAAGAAAATATGCAGTAGGTGGTTCTTATACAAATTTAACAACTAGCGCATTTGATAGTGCAGATGATGTTTGGCAAATTCTTCAAAGCGCTTATACACCAACTCATATTAAGATGAAATATTCTCAGTCTACACTACAGCAATACGGAAGTAACAGTTCTTCTGTAACATTTGAGAATAGTTATGTGAATGATACTTGGTTAGCAACAAATAATACAGGAGATAACATTACTGTTGAGTTTGCAAACCAAGCTGCTGCAGGTTCCGGTGCTATGTCTGGAAATAATATTACATGGGTTGTTGAATTTTGGGGTCGTGTATCTGGATATGATGATACAAAATTATGGCAAATTAGAGTAGACTTAGACTCTGAGGCTGATTCACCATAAAGCAGATAATTAAAATAAATATTAATAAATTAATGGAAATAGAATAACATGTCAATACCGAATTCAAGAGAACTTTTCAAGGATTATATCCTCCGAAAAATCGGTGCGCCCGTTATTGAAGTAAACGTGTCAGATGAACAGGTTGAAGATCGTATAGACGAAGCTGTTTCTTTTTGGAGAGATTATCATTATAATGGAAGTCAACTCGTTTATTTAAAACACCAAATTACTGAAGACGATAAGAATAACGGATACATTTCTTTGCCCGATGGATTGTTAGGTATTTCTGGTATTTTTCCTCTTACAACAAACCTTTCTACAGGCTCAGGCATTTTTAATGTTCAATATCAGTTTGTATTAAATAACATTCAAGATATTACAGGCTATAATGTTCAAAACTATTATATGGCAATGAGCCATCTTCAATTCTTACAAGAAATTCTTGTAGGAAAACCAATGATAAGATATAATAAACATGTTAATCGTCTTTATATAGATGTTGAAAAAGAGTTTTTAACTCCTGGTGAATATATTATCATTGAAGCATATGATGTTATTGACCCATCTACTTACTCAGATGTTTGGGGAGACAGATGGTTGCAAAACTATGCAACTGTTTTAGTAAGAGAGCAATGGGGACTTAACTTAACTAAATTTACCAACATGCAATTAGTTGGCGGTGTATCATTTAATGGAGAACAAATTCTATCAGAAGCACGCGAAGAAAGAAGAAATATGGAAGAAGAAGCGATACGAGCTTATCAGCCTCTCACCTATAACTTTATTGGGTAATGTTTAAATGGCAACAAATGTATTCTTCAGAAATTACGATAACTTCAATGAGCAACAACTTATTGATGATCTTGTAATTGAAAGCATTAAAATGTATGGTGTTGACGTTATATACGTCAGCCGTTCACATGGTGCAATTGATAAAGTATTTAATGAAGATGATCTTCCTTTATACGATACCGTATTTCAATTTGAAGCTTATGTTAAAACCGTTGATGGATTTGAAGGTGAAGGCGATTTCCTATCTAAATTTGGTCTACAAATCAGAGACCAAGTTACATTTTCAATAGCAAACAGAACATTCGAACGCTACGTTACTCGTGAAGTAGAAACTCTTATAAGACCTCGTGAAGGTGATTTAATTTACTTCCCATTAAATGAGAAGATGTTTGAAATTAAATTTACAGAACATGAAAGTGTATTCTATCAAAGTGGTGCATTACAAGTATATGATGTTCGTTGTGAATTAATAGAATATACGGGTCAAAGGTTTGCTACCGGCTATGAGAATATTGATAATTACTTTGATTCAATTGATACCACTCAAACAACAACACTTCAAGCACTTGCAAATACAGAAGCTGATGGTAGTGATGCATTAGCGAGAAACTATACATTCGAAACAGAAGGAGATAATATTCTTGATTTTTCAGAAAGTGATCCATTTACTGAAAACATTAATATTAGCGACACATAATGGCAATTGCAAATTATTTTTATAACGCAACACTAAGAAAATATGTAGCATTATTTGGTACATATTTTAATCAGTTAAAAGTTTTAAGAGTTGATAATGGTAACATTACTCAACAAGAAATGATTGTGCCTATTTCTTATGCACCATTTCAAAAGATTCTTGCAAGACTAGAACAAAATCCAGATTTTAAAGCAAAAGCAGCAATTCAATTACCTCGCATGTCTTTTGAAATGAATAGTATGAGTTATGATGCTGACCGTAAAATTTCACCGATTACAAAAATAAGAAAAAATACTGTATCTAATGACGTAAGTGGTCGTAAATTTCATTATGCAGGTGTTCCATACAACATGGAATTTTCTCTTTATATTATGACAAAATATCAAGAAGATGCAGTTAAATTATTAGAACAGATTATTCCATTCTTTAATCCAGATTACACTAGAACAGCTAGAATTATTGATGGGTTAGATCCTATAGATATTCCATTAGTGTTAAATGGTGTATCTATGGAGGACATCTACGAAGGTTCTTTTGATGAAAGACGTAGTATATTATATACTTTAACCTTTACTATGAAAGGCTGGTTCTTTGGACCAGAAAAAGAAAAAGGTATTATTAAATTTATCGATACTCGTTATCATACTGATATTACTTCAAATACAACACCAGAAGAATTTTACACATTGCAGCCAGGTATGACTGCTAATAATGAACCGACAACAGATCCTGATTTATCTGTTGATTTTAGTTTAATTGATTTTGATGACGATTGGGATTATGCCGATCAAATCGCAAATACAGCACCTTCTAGTTGACATTCTGTAAAAAGTATGTTATAATATTAGGTTATTTAATTATGGAGATATATTATGAAAGTAGGGTTAACCGCAAGTACATTTGATCTATTACACGCAGGTCATGTACAGATGTTAAGAGATGCTAAAACAGAATGTGATTATTTAATATGCGCATTACAAATCGATCCAAGTGTTGATAGGCCAGAAAAAAATTCACCCATTCAAACAGTTGTAGAAAGATATACGCAATTAAAAGCAGTAAGTTATGTTGATGAAATTATACCTTATGCTACTGAAAGAGATCTTGAAGATATTTTAGAACTATATACAATTCATGTTCGTATATTAGGAGAAGAATATCGTGATAAAGATTTCACAGGAAAAGATATTTGTCGTAAACGAGATATCGATTTGTATTTTAATAAAAGAGATCATAGATTTAGTAGTAGTGGCTTAAGAAAAAGAGTAATAGAAAAAAATGGCTAAAGAAAATAAAATTGCAGAGACTCTTAATATGAGACCTATTGATGAAGCTAAAGAAGATTTAAGGGCTGAATTTGAAGCAACTCTTGAAGAAGAACAACTTGACTTACCAGTTATAAGACAAGAGACTTTACCTGCAATACAATCTGATGATAAAAATGCTGAAGAAAATTTAAAAGATATTGAATTAGCAAAAGCAAATATTGAAAATATAATTAATTTAGGTGATGATGCTGTAAAAGAAATGGTTGAAATTGCAAAACAATCTGAATCACCAAGAGCTTTTGAAGTTGTATCTACTCTTATGAAAACACTCTTAGATGCAAACAAAGATTATGTTGAAATGTCAACAAAGAAAAGATACGCAAAAGAAGAACAAACAACAACACAAAACGTTACTAATAATAACCTTATTGTCTCAACTGCAGATTTATTGAAAATGATTAAAGACGGAAACGAATAATGCCAGTTGGATACTTAGGTAATACCTACCTTAAAAGGTCCAATGAGCAAATAGAATATACTCCTGAGCAAATTAAAGAGTATATGAAATGTGCAGAAGACCCAATATATTTCGCAGAAAATTATATTAAAATCGTACATGTTGATAAAGGATTTGTTCCTTTTGAAATGTATGATTATCAAAAAGAAATTACAGAAAAAATTACTCATAATAGACGCGTTGCTGTATTAACTGCTAGACAAAGCGGTAAGACAACTACAGCTGTTGCAGTTATTCTTCATTATATACTTTTTAACGAGTTTAAAACAGTTGCTATCCTTGCTAATAAAGGAGATGCAGCAAGAGAAGTATTAAGTAGAGTACAACTTGCTTATGAAGCTTTACCTAAATGGATGCAACAAGGTATTGAAGAATGGAATAAAGGTAATATCACATTAGAAAATGGCTGTAAAATATATGCAGGTACAACAACATCATCGGCAATTCGTGGTAAATCTATTTCGTTCCTATATCTTGATGAGGTTGCATTTATTGAAGGATTTGATGAATTCTTTGCTTCAGTATATCCAACAATATCAGCAGGTGAAAGCACAAAGTTATTAATGACTTCAACACCAAATGGTTTAAATCATTTTTGGAAAACTTGCAAAGGTGCGCGCGAAGGAACAAATGGTTATCAATATGTTGAAGTAATGTGGAATGATGTTCCAGGTAGAGATGATAAATGGAAGCAAGAAACTCTTGAAGCATTAGATTATGATGAAGAAAAGTTTAGACAAGAATATTGTTGTCAATTCTTAGGAAGTTCTGGTACTCTTATTGATGGTTCAAAACTTAAAGAATTAGCATATTCAAGGCCTATAGCAGAACAAAGTGGGTTATCTCAATATGAAAACGCACAAGAAGGCCATTCTTATGTAATGACTGTTGATGTTTCGAGAGGAAAAGGTCTAGATTATAGTACCTTTTGTGTAATTGATGTAACACAAATGCCTTATAAACAAGTTTGTGTTTATAGAGATAATATGGTTGCACCAGTAGATTTTGCTTCTATTATATATAGAATAGGATTAATGTACAATGAGAGTGCTGTTCTGATTGAAATTAATGATATTGGTGAACAAGTATCAGACGTTCTCTTGATGGACTATGGTTATGAGAATCTTCTTTATACCGAAAATGCAGGAAGATCTGGGAAAAGAATTTCGGCAGGATTTGGAAAAAGAGTAGATAATGGAATACGTACAACTAAAAGTGTTAAATCTATTGGTTGTACAATATTAAAAATGTTGATTGAACAGAATCAACTTATAGTACAAGACTATAATACAATACAAGAGTTATCACGATTTAGTAAAAAAGGCTCTTCATATGAAGCAGAATCTGGCTCTCATGATGATTTGGTTATGAACCTAGTCATTTTTTCATGGTTATCAGATCAAACTTTTTTTAAAGACCTTACAGACATAAATACATTGTTAAAGCTTCGTCAGAAAACTGAAGAACAAATTGAAGAAGAATTATTACCGTTCGGCTTTATAGATGATGGCAGTCCAATGGTAGATCGAGACGGATTCGAGGCAATTCAAGATGAATGGGAAATTTAAATTCATTCATTTTATAAATAAATCAGTGATAACTAAAATTAGACTAGGTTTTTTAAATAGATAATATTAAAGGAGAATAATATGGCTTTTTCCGTAAGTCCTTCCGTAATAGTTCGCGAAGTGGACGCATCAGCAGCGGTACCAGCCATCGCAACACCACCTGCTGCAATTGCGGGTGTTTTTAGATGGGGTCCTGTAGGCGAGGCAGTTCTTATTTCTTCAGAAAATGGATTAGTAAATCGCTTCGGCAAACCCAGCGATGACAATTACGAAACATTTTTTGTAGCAGCAGACTACCTTTCTTATGCAAATGCTCTTTACGTGGCTAGAGTAGATAATGGTGCTGTAAAGGCATCTGCATCTGATACATCAAGTGCAAATACACAATTGCACACTTTTGGTGCTTTTGACGCCTTATATCCTGGTGCACTAGGTAACTCAATCGATGTTGCTTATGTTAAGGAATCAAGCTTCTCAAATGACCTTCTTGATGTCGGTGACATTACATCTTCTCAATTAACAGGTAACACACAAATTCAGCAAACATTAGAATTCAACGACACAACAGTTGACTTTGAAGTAGCTCCAGCAAATAGAATTGCTCCTGGAACCGTTGAAGTTGGTGATATTCTAGTAATTGGAAACGATTCAGTAGGTTACCAAGAGCTCGAAGTAAGTTCATTTAGTGAAACAATGAGAGATTCAGCCGGCGATGAAACTGCAAATACACAAACATTAACTGCGTATGATTACGCAATTGGGTTTGGTTCATCTTGGAGATTAGCAGAAACTGATCTTAATAAACTTTCTATTAATAGAAAGTGGAAATATTCAAGTTGGTTTGGTAGAGCACCGCAAAGTGGAAACTATCACATTGCTGTAATTGATAACGATGGTACAATCTCTGGTCAAGCTGGAACTGCATTGGAACTTTATACAGACGTTTCAACAACATCCACAGCAAAACTATCAGACGGAACAACAAATTACTACGTAGACGTAATACGCAATGGCTCTTCATGGGTTGAAGTTGCAAATACTACACATTTTGAAGCAGTTGGTTCAAACAGTTCATATGAAACACTTGAAAATGGTACTGATGGTACATCAGAATCAAGTGTTGCATTAGGACCTCTTGCTGCAGGATATGATCTTTTCAAATCTGCAAATGAAATCGATGTTTCATTCGTACTTCAAGGTAAGGGTGACCAAGCCGGAACGCTTGCTAACTACATCATTTCTAATATCGCAGATTACAGAAAAGATGCAGTAGCATTTATTTCACCTTCTAAAGCTGATGTAGTAGACGAAAATAAAACAAATGCAAAACTTAACAACGTCATTGCATATCGTAACAAATTACAAAACTCTTCATACTGGTTTATGGATAGTGGATACAAATACAGATACGATAAGTACAACGATACATACCGTTATGTTCCATTAAATGGAGATACAGCAGGTCTTGCTTCAAGAGTTGAACCTTTTGAATCACCAGCTGGTTTCCGTAAAGGTGTAATTAAGAATGTTGTAAAACTTGCTTTTAATCCTAATAAAACACAAAGAGATCAATTATACTCTTCAGATGTTAACCCTGTAATGAGTCAAGTAGGACAAGGAATTGTACTATTTGGTGATAAGACAGGTCTTGGTTTACCAAGTGCATTTGACAGAATCAATGTAAGAAGACTCTTTATTGCGGTTGAAAAAGCAATTGCTAACGCAGCTCAATCTTTCTTATTCGAACTCAACGATGAATTCTCACAAACTCAGTTCAAAAATATTGTTGAACCATTCTTGAGAGAAATTCAAGGTAGACGTGGTATTATCGACTTTAGAGTAGTATCTGATACAACAGTAAACACTCCTGAAATCGTGGATGCTGGTAAATTTAGAGCAAATATCTTTATCAAGCCTGCTAGAAGCATAAATGTTATTGAATTAACATTTGTTGCAACAAGAAGTGGTGTTGAATTTGAAGAAATTGTTGGCTCAATTGGTTAATAAATAATTAAGAAAATAGGAGAACACGAACATGGCATTTAATATTAACGAGTTCAAATCCCAACTTGTTGGTGGTGGCGCTCGTCCAACTCTTTTCCAGGTTCAAATCTTAAACCCTGTTGCTCCTGAAGCCGACTTTAAAGTTCCTTTCATGGTAAGAGCCGCGGGTATCCCCGGCTCTTCATTGGGTTCTTTTACAGCACCATATTTTGGCCGTCAGGTTAAGTATGCCGGAGACAGGACGTTTGAAGATTGGACAGTAACAGTTATTAACGATGAAGATTTCCTCGTTAGAAACGCTATGGAAGCTTGGTCAAACGCTATTAATACACATGATGGCAATTTAAGATCACTTCCAGCTGATTATAAATCAAATGGTTTAATTACACAATATAGTAAAGACGGAGACGCAATTAGATCTTATGTGTTTGAAGGATTGTACCCAGTGACTATTGATCAAATCCAAATGGATTGGGGTACAACAGATACAATTGAAGAATTTACAGTTACGTTCCAATACGACTTCTGGAGAGTTGAAGGAACAACTGGAATTCCAACTACATAATTTATAGGTATATAGAATGAAAATATTTGGCTTTGAAATAAAGAGGCCAGAAGACGAAAAAGTAGATGAAAGAGCTCTTTCGTTTGTCGAACCTCAAAACGATGATGGGGCGATTACCGTTAGTGGTAATTCGCTCGGTGGTTTTTATAGTACTTTACTTGATATGGAAGGTTCCGCTAAGTCGGAATCTGAACTTATCACTAAGTACAGACAGATGGCATTGCAACCAGAAATTGCACAAGCTGTTGATGATATTGTTAACGAAGCCATTTCAATTGAATTAGATGAAAGTGTAGTTGACATTAGTCTGGGAGAAACAGATTTACCAGACAAAGTTAAAGATAAAATTGTTGATGAATTTCATAATATCTTAACCTTATTAGATATTTCTAACCAAGGTTATGATATGTTTTATAAGTTCTATATCGATGGTAGATTGAACTATCATATCGTCATCGATCCAGAGAACTTAAAAGGTGGCATACAAGAATTACGTTATTGTGATCCTCGTAAGCTCAAACTTATCCGAGAAATGGATAAGAAAGTTAAAGACAAGCATTCAGGTGCTCCAGTCAAGAAAGTAAAAAATGAATACTATATGTATTCAGAAAACGGATTTGGAGCAACTAGTGTCAGCGGTTCAACTGTTGGTTTTAAGATTGCGAAGGACTCTATTGCTAGAGTTACTTCAGGATTGATGAATGAGAATAATAGTTTAGTATTATCTCATTTACATCCAGCAATTAAGCCATTGAATCAGTTAAGAATGCTGGAGGACGCAACAGTCATTTATACATTGACTAGAGCTCCTGAAAGAAGAATTTTTTATATTGATGTAGGTAATTTACCTAAGAATAAGGCGGAACAATATCTTAGAGATATGATGACTCGCCATAAGAATAAACTTCAATATAATTCGTCAACAGGTGAGATTACAGATTCTCGTAAAATGTTGACAATGACTGAGGACTTTTGGTTCCCACGTCGAGGCGGTGAGCGTACCACAGAGGTTGATACATTAGCAGGTGGTAGTGCTCAAGGTTTAAGCAACGACGAAAACATGACGTATTTTCAACGTAAATTATATAAAGCGTTGAAAGTACCTTTAACGCGTTTAGAGCCTGAAACAATGGCGAACTTTGGTAGAACATCTGAAATTACCAGAGACGAGTTAAAGTTTGGAAAGTTTATTAAACGTATCAGATCACGTTTTTCTTGGATATTTACTATTATGCTAGAAAAACAATTGGTACTTAAAGGTATTTTAACACCTGAAGAGTTCGATGAAATTAGAAATGATATTCGTTATGATTTTGCTAGAGATAGTTATTATGACGAATTGAAAAATGCTGAAATTTTAAGAGAAAGATTAAATACTCTTAGAGATGTTGAAGAACAAATTGGAAAATATTATTCAAGAGAATGGGTAATAAGAAATGTTCTTCAAATGTCAGAAGAAGAATTTAATGAAATGACGGATCAGATGGAAGCAGAAAAAGCGGCGGCACCTGATGAAGGCGACGAAGACATGGACTCAGGTAATCCATTTTAATATAAATAAAAAATAATATCAAATAAAATAGGGACTTAACAATGAAAAACTTTAAAGATATTCTCTCAGAAATCGCCCAGCCGAAAAGTGGCGACGAGAAGAAATTTAAAGATCTACATAAGATCGAATTGATTAAACACCCAGTCGCTCCTGATAGTCAATTTACAGGTGAGATCGAAGGTGTAGAGCGTAAACCAAGACCAGCCGATCAAGAAGGCGATACTAATTACGATCCTCATTTAGAAAAACAAGACAAGCCATTTAAAATGCCAAGAGATATTGGCGGTGGTGCATTAAGAAAAGAAAATACTCAAGTTTCTTTTAAAGATTTAATGAACAAAATCACTTCAGAAGAAGATCTTCTTGAAAGTCCCCAAGAAGAAATTCCAATGATGATGAAGCAACTTCATTATATCTGTTATGCAGCAGAAGATCTTATGGAATTTTTAGCAACAGACGATTTAGATCCAGAAGAATGGTGGCAAAATAAATTAGCACAAGTATTCGGTAATGTTAAATCATTACATGCTTATGCAGTAGGTTCAAAGAAAGCAGCAGAAGCTGAAAAAGATATTGATGTCGATGACGATGATATGGAAGAAACATACGAGTCTGTTGACGAAGAAATTGCAAGCCTTCTTCATGAAGAAAAATGTGAATGTTGCGGAAATGAAATTACTAAAGAAGGTTGTGGATGTGATGAAGATTGTCCACATTGTGGCGGCAAAGGAAAAGTAGCCGAAGCTTATGATAGAGCTGCTGTTAGTGCAGCAGTAAGAAAAGCTGCCGAAAAAGAAAATATGAAATCAAAGCGTGATGTAGAGCGTTTCTTTGATTATGATGGTGGCGATATTATCTTTAGAATGGTTAAAGATGAAGACGAAGCAAATGTTCTAATGAGTCAACTCAAATCTCAATATAAGCAAAAGTTTAAAGAAGAAGTAGAAAACGTTGAAGAAGCAGCTTTTAAACCAGTGGTAGTAAAGCCTGGGTTTATGCAATTAAATAATAAAAAGAGAGTAAGAGTTACTCCACAAGATTCTAAGCTCTTAAATGATTTATTCAAAGGTTTAAAAGACAGAAAGAACAAAGAAGAAATGCAAACTATTTTCATGAGAGATGAAAAAGGGTTTAAAGAAATTTTAGATTTTGCTAAAACAGCAGGTGTATAATGGCATGGGTTTCTGTTCTCGGTTCTAACGGAATTTGGGAATACGACAATGCCGCTACAGCATCAGATACTTATTCAGATGCTAATGGCACTACAGCTTTAGGAGTAAGAACATATACTCCTACAGGTGGAAATGCTCAATACACCTATGTAAAGGTTAGAAAGGTAGGAGAAACCGCAGAGCGGGGAGAACTATCAAAAAATTTCTATGATAATAGGAATGCTAATGGTATTCCTTAAAGTTATAAATATTTAAAAGATTTATAGATAGGGTAAGAAACATGAAACTAATAACTGAAGTAAACGAAACTTGCGAAGTTATTACCGAAGCAAAAGAAGACGGTAAAAAGAATTATTTTATCGAAGGTATCTTCATGCAAGGTAATATCAAAAACCGCAATGGAAGAATTTACCCAAGTGATACTTTAGAAGGTGAAATGAATCGTTATCAAAAGGATTTCATTGAACAAAAAAGATCTCTTGGTGAATTAGGACATCCTGACGGTCCAACAATCAACGGAGATCGTGTTTCTCACTTGATCACTAGTATGAAACGTGAAGGTAATGACTTTTACGGTAAAGCAAAAATTTTAACAACTCCTATGGGTGAAATTGTTAAATCATTGCTTGACGAAGGAGTTAAAATCGGCGTTTCAACAAGAGGTTTAGGCTCGGTAAAGCAATTGAAGGACGGTGTTATGGAAGTTCAAAAGGATTTCCATTTAGCAACAGTTGATATTGTAACTGATCCTTCAGCTCCTAATGCTTTTGTGAACGGCATTATGGAGAATAGAGAGTATTACTACGACATTGCTTCTGCATCTTGGAGAGCTCAAGAAGTTGAGCAGGTAATCGAAGAGATTGTAGAAGAAGTTGAGAAAAAAATCAATCGAGTGGTAAGAAAAATTGATGAAGAAACGGCAGCAAGAATGTTTACAACATTCGTTCGTTCTTTGAGAAAATAACTTTTTAATAAATAATTTGCAGTCAGATTAATTTTGTACTAAAACATATTAAAGGAGAAAACATTATGGCAGACGACAAAAATACATTCGTTGCTGACGACGGTATTTCAACTGTCCCTACACCTCAAGCCCCTGAGGGTGGTGAAGGTAACAGAAAGCCTAAAAAAGACGACAAGCCTAAAGAGCATGACGTAAAAACTCCTGGTCAAGAAAAGGCCGGAGAAAAAGTTCCTACAGCTGAAGAAGTAGAAACAGAAGAAGTAGCAATCGCTGAAGATGCAGTTGAAGAAGAAACTGAAACTGTAGAAGAAGTTGTTGTAGCAGAATCTATTGCTTCTATCATCGATGGAGAAGAACTTTCTGAAGAATTCAAAAACAAAATCGAAGTTGTTTTTGAAGCAGCAGTAAACGAACAGGTCAAAACCCAAGTAGAAGCTATTCGTTCAGAGCTTGAAGAAAAGCTTGAAGTAGAATTAAGCGAGTCAATTGAAACTCGTATGAAAGATGTTGTTGAAAATGTAGACAAGTATCTTGATTACGTAGTTGGCGAGTGGATGGAAGAGAACAAGATCGCTGTAGAAGCTGGCATTAAAGTAGAAATGGCAGAGTCTTTAATGAATGGTCTTAAAACTCTTTTCGCAGAACACAATGTTACTATTGACGACGAAACATTCGACGTAGTAGCTGACTTGGAAACACAAGTTTCAGACTTAGAAGAGAAATCAAATGAACTCGTTAACGAGAACATTGAGCTTCAAAGAGCAATTTCTTCTATTAAAGCTGAAAGAGTTTTCGAAGAAATGACTGAAGGTCTTTCTGAAAATCAAAAAGAAAGATTTAAAGTACTTTCTGAAAAACTCGATGTTGAAGATTTAGAAGCTTATGCAGATAATCTTCAAGTAATCAAAGAATCTTTCTTTAGCGAAGGCAAAGTTGCCGCACCTAAAGTAGAAGAAGTCGAAGAAGACGAAATTATTCTAGAAGAACAGGAAGTTAAAAAACCAGCTTCTGATTACGCTTCTATTAATGCTCTTGTTGAAGCACTCGACAGAAAAAAGAATAATTAATAAATTGGTTTTTTTTAATAATAAACGTTAATTAAATAAAGGAGACAAAAATGTCTAATTATCAAGCCTTAGTGGAAAAGTGGACTCCAATTTTGGATCACGAATCTTTTTCACCAATTAACGATCAACATAGAAAAGCCGTAACTGCGACTATTCTTGAAAACACTGAAAGAGCACTTGCTGAAACAGGTGACTTGTCTGCAAACATGACAAGTCTTCTTTCTGAAGCACCAGCTAACGACGCTGGTACAGGTGGTTTCTCTGCAAGTGTATCTCCAGGAAATGCAGCAGCTGGTCCAACAGCTGGTTACGACCCTATTTTGATCTCATTAGTAAGAAGAGCTATTCCTAACCTTATCGCTTACGATATCTGTGGTGTTCAGCCTATGACTGGTCCTACAGGTCTTATCTTCGCGATGAGAGCTAAGTATGGTTCACAAGGTGGCGCTGAAGCTATGTACAACGAAGCTGATACAGACTTCTCAGGTACAGGAGCTCACGCTAACACATTACCAAATGCTAATACTCAGTTAATTACAACTGGTACTGGTATGACTACTGCAGCTGCAGAAGCTCTAGGTGATGGTCAAGGTACAAACTTTGCTGAAATGGCATTCTCAATTGAGAAAGTTACAGTATCAGCGAAAACACGTGCTTTGAAAGCTGAATACACAACTGAACTTGCTCAAGACTTAAGAGCAGTTCATGGCTTAGACGCTGAAACAGAACTTGCTAACATTCTTCAGTCTGAAATCTTAACAGAAATCAACAGAGAAGTTGTTAGAACAATCTATAGCACAGCGTTTCCAGGTGCAACAGGAACAGCAGTTCCAGGTACTTTCGACTTAGACGTTGATGCTAACGGCAGATGGTCAGTTGAGAAGTTCAAAGGACTTATGTTCCAGATTGAACAAGAAGCTAACGCTATTGCAAAAGGAACACGTAGAGGGAAAGGTAACATCGTTATTTGTTCTTCAGACGTAGCTTCTGCATTGCAAATGGCTGGTGTATTGGATTACGCTCCTGCTCTTAACAGCAACTCTTTAGAAGTTGATGATACTGGTAATACTTTTGCTGGTGTTCTTAACGGACGTTTCAGAGTGTATGTTGATCCATTCGCAGGCGCAAACTACTTAGTAGTTGGGTACAAAGGTTCATCTGCTTTTGACGCAGGTTTATTCTATTGCCCATACGTTCCATTACAAATGGTTAGAGCAGTTGGTGAGAATAGCTTCCAGCCAAAAATCGGGTTCAAAACTCGTTATGGCATGGTTGCTAATCCATTTGCTCATGGTACAGCTCAAGGTCTTGGTGCTCTTACTGCAGACCTTAACCAGTACTACAGAAAAGTTATTGTTTCTAACTTATTCTAAGCTTAGAAAAAACTTTTCATCAATAAGAAGAGTAGGGTTCACCTACCAATCTTTAAAGGGATCCTTTCAGGGTCCCTTTTTTTATTTGGGGTGTTTATCAAAGTATGATCGAATCAGAAAGATTCTTGTGTAAGCAACAATAGTCATCACGCAAGTAACCATTGTTCCTAATAATAAAGGATCATTAATACCAACCTTTTCAATAAAAATATACAACAAAGATAAGTTAAGTGGATAATTGACTAACAATCCAGTCCCAACTTGTGTTCCTGTTTCTCTGTGTATTCTTTTGGTTCTTTCGCTTATATTCATAATATTATTCAGTTGGCAGCCCGTAGGAGAATCGAACTCCTGTTGCATGGATGAAAACCATGTGTCCTAACCACTAGACGAACGGGCCATACATAAAAAAACGGCGGACCTTCCATATACACCAATCAAAGGTATGTAAAGATCCGCCTAAGTATTGAACTCCGCAGTCACAATCGTCATTTGTTCTTTGCGCTTTTCTAAAAGCCTAAGTGACTAACTTAGTGTTTCAAATTACCTAAAAATTGGGGCGGTGGATTTTGTTAACGTAATTCGTTAATTAGTGTAGAATTGTTAATCATAGTCCTGCCGCTACCCCGAGCTAGAAGCCCCTATTATTATAACTTATAGTGGAATGAAAACTCTTTCGATTAATCTCAATCCACCAGATTGCAATAAGTGAGAATCACTCTCAGGAATGATTTTCATTATGCTATCTGAGATTTGTTCAACGATGAAATAATACATCTTTCTCCATAATAAAAATATATTATAACACAGTTTCACGCAAATGTCAACCATTTTTGTGAAAAAAGTTTAATTATTTTTCGTTAACAAATTCATTAAGTTGTTTTGCAACCTGAATTACATCAGCTGGACTTACCTGACGTAACGGTAAATCTTTCTTGTTTTCAGGGTGGTTTTGATTCCATTCAAAGATAGTTTGATACTCTCTATCAATGTTGGACATAAGAAGTCCCTCTGCTTGGGACAATAGATTTGCTCTGATTTCAAAGCCTGTTTTATTAGACATAATATTTCTCCTGTGTGTAATGTCTGTGTGTAAAAAGGATTAGTTTAATTATACCAATCCAACCATATTTTGCCTATAACGTTAATTAAGGCAAAAGTGCTTAAAAAGATTCCAATAATATTCATTATTTCCAATCTTTTCATAGCACTAAAAATTCGTCTGTCTGTTCCAATGCGATCTAAAATACTAATTTGGTGCAATTGAGGAACACCAATTCCATCTATTTTTTCTTGATACATAAACCCATGTTTACCATATTCGAAGCTCGCCATTAGTTTACTTCCTAAGTTTTCTGCTTTAGCAACAATTCCTTGTCTATTATTTGGAAGTTTATGAGCAATAGATAAATCAATAAGCATTGGAATATCTGTATCTGTAATAACTACAATATGTGTTGAAACAGCTTGATGAGAGTTTTTAGTCCATACTGTATTATGACCAATCATTTCAGCTTTTTGAGATTCTTGGTCAAATATACTAAGCTTTACTTCTTCAAGATGGCATTTAATTCCAATCTGATTCAGATAATTAAAAATAATATCTGATACGCTAATACAATATCCTTCACCCATTTTAGTAATTCCACTTTCAATAAGTGATGCTAAGACTTTACTCAATTTAATAAAATCTTTATCTTCTCTAATCTCAGGGTGTGGTATAATCAGATGATCTATGGCTTTTTTATCTGCAGAATAATCTGATTTAAAGTTTGATTGGTAGCGTATCTGTGGACCAAAAAATGACATATAGTATCTCTCCTTTAATTATATACGGGGTTTCAAGGCTAGATACTAGTCTGATTAGCTCGTAATATTATTTATTACAATCTTTCGATATTTACAACATACCCTTTTGCTACCATTCCATGATGGAAGCTTAATGCTGCTTTTAATGAGTCAAAGATATATTCAGCAACAAGTTTTGAATTATCAAGTGCTGTAACTTTAAATGCTCTATAATTCATCATATTTAAGAATCTCTGTGTTTTCACCAGAACCTCGAGTTTTGAGATAACCATCTTTTATTAAGGTATCTATTACATTTTCGGTTATTTTTTTAGAATGTTCTAATGGTACTGGTTCGTTTTTTCCAAAATAATAACCTATTACAGTAAAGATGGTTGCGGTTACCCAAAACATCCAATAATCCATGTTATTCTCCATGCCTTCGTAAGACTTTTTCGATAATTTTTTGAGGAGCATCAAGTTCATAATCAACGAACTCTTCATCATCGTCATTTGCATCTTCAATAAAACCATATTCAATGGCCATTTCAAAGAGAACATTAGAATCTAGTTTGTCTAATGTCTCTAAGCATACTCTTAGAAGATGATCTTTACCGATTAATCCTCTGTTAACGTCATCTAAAAGCTGTTCTACAAGCTCTTTCGAATTTGACATGTGTTTTCTCCTTATTGGTTATAGTATTAATTATAAAAATTATATACTCGTACCTTGGTATCCTTCCCACCAATCTGGTGCAGGTCTACCCCATTCCCATTTTGCGAATGGTTTAGATGCATGATAATAATTTCTATAAGCTTTTACAGCATTTCCTTTTACTTTACATTCTGGGAAATGGTTCATCGCCTGAGCGAATTCAGTTAATCCTATGTCTGGTATATTCTTTGGCGGTTTAGATAATAACATACCAAGCTTTAACCAGGTTGCGTGTGGTTTTCCACGTCTATATTCAAATTCGTTAGCTAATCCACGAAAATGTTCGTAGTGCCATTCATAGTTTGTTTTACTTTCTTTTGTCCACGTTGTGCATGGGTGAAATTTATGTACTGCTAAATAGTACATATCATCACGTTCATCACCAAATGAATAATATTGTTGCATTGTTTTACCAGACTTAGAAGGTCGTCTTTCAGGTGTACCATCAAGGAGACGATGGACAGTTGACAACATTTGTGCAGACTCGATAATCATTTTAGGCACATGTCTATCACAGCACATTTGTGCTGCTGTAATAGGATTTTCGTCTAGTACAAAAATATTCATTCTTCGAGATTAGCTAAGTGTTCCTTTAATTCCGCAAGCTCTAAAGTAAGCCCACGGATTTTTTCTTTATCTTGATAGTATGCTTGTCCATCAGCATACGGTAAAAATTCATTTAGAGTTTCAAGTTTATTTTGCCTCCAAGCAATCGCTTCTTCGATAGACTTTCGAGATACAATTTCATCAGCATCGATTTTAGGCGAATATGTATGGATCATTATATGTTTCCTCTTTAAGCGGCTTTATTAAGATAGGTTGATAGTTCATCAGAAGATAGAATCAATCCATCTTCCATAGTGAAAGAACAAGAGTAACCCTTTCTCTCTTGTCCTGGAAGCATAGACCAAGATTCAAACTTGGACTTAATCTCAGGCCTCATATAACCAAATTCATCATTAATGTATTTCTTACTGGCAATGAGACCAAAAGAAGTTGGAGTTATCATGATTGGAGTTTCCCACTCCTGGAAGTGGTCTTCCATTTTGAAATCACATTCATCGAACAACTCCATAGAAAGGATATACTCCTTTGAAGCATCGTTAGCATAACACACATGATCTTCTAGCATTTGCCAGAAATCTTTTGATTGCGCCTGTTCTAGGTTACAATCAACCACATACCCAGAACCACCCTTGAACTTCCAATAAGCATCAGGACCAGTACCTAAAGTACCGTCCTCATTCCAAGCGTAGTTTTCGCAGTATTGAGTTTGAATAACGATTTTCATAATATATCACCTTTCTCCATTGAGGTTAACATTATACTACAGTCTCGAGTAAATGTCAACCTTTTTTTACTTTTTTTATGCGGCTTCTTTGGGGGCAAACAACTTCGCCATACCTTCGTAAACTACATTATAAGCATTGACTTCATAACACCAACCACCGAAGAACTCATCATCGTCTTGCTCTTCACCTGGTAAGTTTACATAATCTGACCAAAGTTGGTCCATTTTCTTCATGCCAGTCAACAAGTCACCACCACCAAACCTTGTGATGCAGTCAGCTGCAACGTTGAAGTCCAGGTTGTCTTCTTGATAAAAATGAGGGATTCTAAACATATTCTTTTTTCCTTTTTCCTAATTTATGTTACCATTATACATCATCTCAAAGCAAATGTCAACTGTTTTTTGCAAAAAAGTTGCACTTTTTTCACTTTTAAAGTAAATCCATAGACTTAGCAGCTCGTTGGACATGCTTATCCATAAGAGCATCAGCTTTAGAAGAGATAGTATCCCAATCAGGATTATTGAAATTACGTCCACGAAGATGTTGCATTACACCTGGGAAGAATTTTGAAACTTTACGAGTATCGTTATTACATCCACCATTGTTGAAGATGTCGTAGTATGCGTTGACAACTTGACGAAATGTGTCAAGAGGCTTATTGATTCCTGAAGTATCATCATCAGGTATGTTGTAACAAGGACCAGATACTGGAACCATGTTTTGCATTTTATCGGCGAGGTCTTGAAACTTTCCTGTTCCACCCCAGTAAGAATAATCAGCCATAATTTAACTCCTTTTCCTAATTTATGTTACCATTATACATCATCTCAAAGCAAATGTCAACCCTTTTTTTCACTTTTTTTCACTTTTTTTCACAAAATTTACACCAGAAAGCCCCTGAAAAAAGTAAGTATATCTAAATGGTATAAGATTTCCGTGTAATCTGAGTGATCTGAGAGGCTCTGGTGGCATATATTAAATTGCTTTATTGTGTACAGTTATATTATAAATAGTACGATACAGTTTTTATTGTATCATTATAAAAAAAATAAAAGGATAATATGGAATCTATACTCCAGCTAATAGCTGATTTAGGCTTACCTATAGCAGGTGCATTAGTAATGGGAGCATTCCTCTTTATTATTATTAAACAAATTTTTGAAGGAATAGTTGATAGCATTAATACGTTGAATATGTTCTGTGAAAGCCTAGAAAACAGAGCGAGAACTATGTCAAATGAGATGGTTAAAATAGATTTACTCGTTTCTAGCGCACTTGGATTAAATCCTGATATTGAGCGAATTGCTCGAGCGGAAAATTTTATAGAAGACGGAAAACTCGACGTAAGGAGAGATTAATGCTATATTGTGGTTATCATTTCACGGTAATACCCGGTGGAGATTTACTAATATTTGACGAATCTGACGGTGAATTAACACTAGAAAAATTGAATTGGAAAGCTGGTGATAAATTTGTTGCGATGGAACATTACAACGGTGCCGCCGCTTTGATAAGGACTAATAGGAAACCATATAATCCAAAACAATTGGATTTGTTCGATGGAATTTGATATAGTTACTGCCGTATCTGAATATGGCTTTCCTACAGTGATGGTAATTGGTTTAGGATATTTTGTGTATTTTGTGTGGAATTTTATAAACGAAAATATTATTCCTACAATAGATAAAATGCACATGCAACTTATCAAAGTAATTGATCGCATGAGAATGTTAGATCAAGACCTCATTCGTTTACAACAAAAAGTAGATGTCGTATTAAAATATAGAGAAATTGAAAGATTAAAAGAGGATTCTAAAAATAATGAAAAAAACTGATGATAGAGGTTTACTTGCTATTGGTTGGGTAATACTTATTACATATCTTTTACTTGCAACAGGAAAAGTATATGGTGAACCTATAGTACAAAAATTTAAAAATCCATCATTCAGCGGAATTGGAACTGGTGCTCATTATTTAACTATTGAGAACCAAGAATTTAGTAGAAAGAAACAAATCGAAGATGCAATGGAAGCTGCAAGAAAGGCAGCAGAACGAGAAGCAGATAATACAATTTTAGCAAAGTTTATAAGAAATCTTGAAAGCAGGATTTATGCTCAATTAGCAAAACAGTTAGTAGACAATATGTTCTCTAATGATAATCCTGTAAGGTATGGATCCTTTGTATTGGAAGGATCAACAGTAACATATGAAGTAATTACAAACACAGATGGTACTGAATATATTAAGATGACGATTGTCGGGGAAGATGGGACAACGACCGTGATTGAAATACCTATTGGTAGTGGTAACTTCGGCGGAGGAACTGATGACTCGAATCCTGACGGCGGTTAGTCTATTACTTCTTATTACAGGTTGTGCATCTATTCCGCAATGGAATGAAAATCCTGGTCAATGTGAATATGGTAAAGGTAAATATTCAGAAGGATTTGGAAGAGACGTTTATACAGGCGTAAGAAAGTTTTATGCACAACAATTAATATGCGCAGATAATCCTGAAGTTGTAAGATTACCATCTTATATAGAATTATTAAATTTACCGCCAGCCGAACAAATGCCGGTGGTTGCTGTATATAACTTTTTAGATAAAACAGGACAACGTAAAGATTCAGTCACAGGACAAAGTTTCTCCACTGCGGTAACACAAGGTGGAACAGAATTATTAATTGATGCACTCAAAACTGCAGGAGATGGTAAATGGTTTAGAGTTGCTGAAAGACAAGGGATTGATGCTCTTGTTAGAGAAAGACAAATTATTCGTAGTGGTCGAGAAGAAGCCGCAAAGATAACTGGAGAAGATGCTCCAAATCTTGGACCACTTTTATTCGCAGGAATGATAATTGAAGGCGGTATTATTGGATATGATAGTAACTTAAGAACGGGCGGTATCGGAGCAAGGACGCTAGGATTAGGTATTACTCGTCAATATAGACAAGATCAAGTTACTATTTCATTAAGAGCAGTATCAGTTTTAACTGGTGAAGTATTACTTAATGTACAAACGAAAAAAACAATTTTAAGTTATGGTGCCGGAGGCGATGTTTTTAGATTCATCGAGCAGGGAACGCAGTTGATTGAATATGAAGACGGTGTAGGAAATAATGAAAGTGTGACGTATGCAGTACGAACAGCAATTGAAGCTGCCGTATTGGAAATGGTTTATCAAGGAGATCGTCGTGGTTTCTGGAAAATAAACAAACAAAATAACGGGGAAGAAGAATGATTAAAAAACTATTAGGCCTAAGTTTAGTTTTTGTTTCTACTTTCGCATTTGCGCAAGCAACGGACGATAACGAAATCAATATTGACCAACAAGGTGATACATTGACTTTATATATTGACCAATATGGATATGGAAACAAAGTTGGAGGAGATAACGCTTCTTCAGGATCAGTTTCAGCAATGTCTATTATTGGTGCAACTTTGAATATTGACATTAATCAAATTGGTAATAGCAATTTGCTTTTTGGTCCTATTACATTAGACAGTTCAACAATAGATCTTACTTGGACTGGAGATAGTAATAGTTGGGATTGGAACATTGGTTATGTTGGTTCATCAGATTCAGCAAACATTTTGTCTGATATAACTGGTGATAGCAACACTATGGATTTCGATCTAGGTTATAACGCAAGTGCCGAGAGATTGGATTTTGATTTATCTGTTCTCGGTTCAACTAACGTATTTGATATTGACATTGATGTTGATGATGCGATTTGGAACTTCGATATTACTGGAGATTCAAATAACATTAACACAATGCAAAAAGATGGTGCTGAGCACGAAATCAATATGACTCACGTTGGAGATAGTGCCGATATAGATATCAATCAATTAAGTGGAACATGTCCTACAGGTGTATCAACCTGTAATGGGATTATAACTTTAGACATTGATTCTGACAATGCTACTATCCAGATTAATCAAAAAGATTCGTCTAACGATACTTAGTGTTTTCACTTTGTTGCCATTGGGTTTGTCTGCAGCAGACCCAATTGGCAATATTGTTGAACACACAGGAACTGGTTCTATTACAAGAGAAGCAGGTGCAACTCTTGAGGTGTCAGACCAACAAGTACCTGACATTGTCATTAATGATACGGCCGAAACTGAGAATGGCCGAATGCTTATCGAATTCTTAGATAAAGCAGAACTCAGTCTTACCGAAAATACCAAAGTATACATTGATAGTGTATACTACGATCCTGATCCAAGTAAATCCAAAATGGCAATGCGTATGGCATTAGGCACTGCACGATTTGCATCAGGTCGTTTGGGTATGGTAAATAAAAGTAATATAGACATACAAACACCTACTGCAAGTATTGCGGTACGCGGAACAGATTTCACAACCACCATAGATGAACTTGGAAGATCACTGGTCATACTTTTACCAGATCAATATGGTAATCCATCAGGAACAATTGAAGTATCTAATTTAGGAGGTACGATTACTTTAGAAGAAGCTTACGCAGCAACAATGGTTTCTACATTAGATGATCCGCCAACAAGACAGATTAATATTTCAAATATAACAGCAAATGTTATTGATAATATGTTCATTGTGTCTCCACCTCCTGAAGTAAAAAGAGCATTAGAAGAAGAATATAACGATGAAAATAATGATGATCAAGGATTGCTTGATGTTGACTTTTTAGAATTTAACGAATTAGAATATGATGCATTAGCGGAAGACGAATTAGAATTTTCAGAACTTGATATTGATTTTTTAGATGTAGATTTTCTTGTTGATTTATTAAATGTAATTGATGATCTCGTAAAAACAACAGCTTCATTAGATGATAGTGCAGTATCAAATAATGCGATGGGCGCAGAATTAAAAGGTGCAGGATTTGGTTTAAATTCAGATTCTCAATATAACATTTATGAAGATAACGGTAAAATAATTTTTTATCGTTTGGCAAATGGAAAGATTCAATTAGCATTTGCCGTAGATGCTTCAGTAAAAGTAAATACAGAAGTAGAAGGATATAGTGGGATCATTGATCTAAATGGCGGTAATAACTCAACAGTAATTATAAGACAGGGTGGATAAATAAGTTTATGGACGAATTTGATAGAAAATTAGATAAATGGTTATTAGGATTTAGTTGGTGCCTATTAGGAATGTATTTTCTTTTGGCAGCCGGTAAAGCCTATGCAGATAATGAAATCACAATAGAACAGACTGGTGACAATTTTGATCTAAATATAACACAAATAGGTTATAGCAATATCATTAAACAATGGTCATCAACAGAAGGAATAGATGGTGCAGACAATACTATCTCTATTGCACAAAATAAGAACTATGGTAGTTCTACTGATAAAAACATCATAGAGATTCGTAGAGTTTGGGGAATAGGAAACGATCTAAAACTTGCTCAAGGATATATCATTAATGGAGACGGAAGTTTTTCTATAGACAATGATGAATATGGTGATACCTTTGCTCATATCAATGTCACTGGTGATTACAACAATATAGAAATGACTCAACGAACAAACAGTACTTCTTCAGGTCATTGGTATGGTTTACATATTGAAGGAGATTATAATGATATATCTACTATTCAAAGAGAAGGTGGTGGACATACATTAGATTTAGATATTTACAATGATGGTAATATTGTTGATGTTGTTCAAAAAAATAGTGGAAGTCATTATGCATGGATAAGACTTGACGGAACATACGGAACTGATATAACACTTTTACAAGATTCGACTTTAAATAAATCATATTCACTCAATCAAACCTGTTATACTGTAGGTGGTTGTAGTGTATCAGTAACGCAGGGCCAATAATGAAATGGTTAACGAAGTGGTGGACTGTATTAATAACAATTGCTGGATTTGCAACCTTATCAATTTCTAATCCAAACTTTATTCAAAGTATAGAATATGCATATTATGACTATCTTCAATCAGAACAAGAAAAAATACAATCAACCGATATTGTCCTCGTCAACATTGACGAAAGAGCTATCGCAGCTGAAGGCCAATATCCGTGGCCTCGGGATATTGTTGCTAAGTACCTTAATAACAATTCTCCTAATTCTCTTTATGTCTTAAATATGATCTATTCCGAATCTGATAGGTTCGGAGGAGATAATCAACTTGCAGAAGCAATGGCACAAAAAGCTGTTGTATTATCTTCTGCTCCTACTCAACAAACATCAGATGGAGTTGGCACCTTTGTTGGTGTTGCTACCTTTGGAGAACAAAATGAAAATTGGCTTTATGAATTTCCAGGATTATTGTACCCTATTCAACCTCTTGCTGATTACGCTTTTGGTGTTGGTGCCACCGTTGCTGTTCCTGATGAACCAACAGGAGTTGTGCGTAGAGCACCACTCGTGGTCAGAGCAGCCGGGAATCCCTATCCATCTCTCGCACTCGATACATTACGAGTGTTCACAGGAGAACCCAGTTATCAAATGAAAGTAGGTCCACTCGGAGTTGAGTGGATTCGTATGGGTCGTCAAGATCCTATCACAACAAATAGTTTTGCCGAAATACCAATTGCTTTCTGGAACGAATTTGAACAAGTAAGTATACTTGATCCTTTACCAGATGGAAAGGTATTAATATTTGGTATTACAGCAGAAGGATATGCTAATCCAGTCGCAACCCCAACGGGTGCAAAGTATCCTCACGAAGTTCAAGCACACCTGGTTCAGACCGTCCTTTCAGGAGTTGAAATACAGATTCCCGACTGGCAGCCAATAGTCGAGCTGCTTCTTCTGGTCTTACTGAGTCTAGGTATCCTTGGAGCGGTCTATATTTTGCCCACAATTCTTGGATTGACAACGAGTTTATTTCTGCTCGCTTCCTCTTCATTAATATCATATTATTTATGGACTGATTCGCTGCTATTCGTTGACGCCACAATGAGTTCATTTGCTTCCTTAGTAGTATTTGCTCAATCAAGTTTTAACAAGTATTTTATCACGTTTTTAGAGAAACGTCAACTAGCAAAACAATTTGCTGGGTATGCTTCTCCTACAGTCGTTCGTTTACTCCAAGAGAATCCTTCTCTCGTTAAAGAGGGAATGAAAAAAGAAATTAGTATTTGTTTTTCTGATTTAAGAGGATTTACACCTTTAGGTGAAAGCTTTGGAGATGACGTACAAGGATTAACGAAATTAATGAATGGATATATGGATTCAATCACTGAGCCTGTCCTTAACGCTGATGGAATGATTATTAAATATATAGGCGATGCGTCGATGCACATCCACAACGCACCTATAGAAGATCCTGACCACCCTAAAACTGCTGTTCAAACTGGATTGAACATGCTTAAATCTGTAGAAGAATTTAATAAAAAGATTATTGCTGAAGGAAGACCACCAATTGGTATGGGTGCCGGTATTAATACTGGTCTCGGATATCTTGGTGAAATGGGTTCTACAGAGCGACATAGTTATGATGTTCTTGGAGATGCAGTATCAACAGCAGCACGAATAGAATCTAAATGTAAAGAATATGGTTGTTTGCTTTTAGTAGGTGGCGCAACTGTTGAAAGATGTCGAAATGACTTTTTCTTTTTGAAAGTAGATGATCTTGCTGTAAAGGGCAAATCAGTAGGCATTGAGATATACACAGTTTTAGATTTAAATAAGGATAAATATATTAAACCGGCTGAGATGCATGAAGCTATGCATATGAATTATAGAAAACAAAACTTTGATAAAGCCATAAAAATATGTAATGATTTAATGGAATGTTTTGAAGGTCAGATGGCTGGATATTATACCATGTGGATAGAGCGTTGTGAATATATGAAAACGCAAGATCTACCCAAAGATTGGGACGGGATTTTCATTGCGACTACTAAATAAATTACTTATCGGATTACTTTTTTTAAGTTTTCCAGTATATGCAGGGTACACTGATATACAAAGAGTAATGTTTGAAGCAGGTTATACTGCACCATACAATGACGAATATGTTCAAAGAGTTATTATAGGTCAAGCAAGAATAATGCCTAATGGCTCAATTGTTAATTTACCACATCCATCTCACATTCAATCAACATTAATTTTTCCTGAATTTAAAATAACAGAGGAGGAACCTGCCAGCTTAGCCACCTGGACGATCTTTTTTCTCGTTCAAGCTGCAGATATCTGGTCTACCAAAAAAGCCCTCGCTTACGATTGTGTATATGAATTGAATCCTTTATTACCAAGAGTGCCAGAGATACATGAAATGGTACTTCTTAAAACAGCAATATTTGGATCTATATTACCAGAGATTCAAAAAAGACAAACAATCACAAATGAAATCTTGATGCCTACACTTATGTTAACTTCTGTTGTTGTTCACAGTAATCTTAGAGTACTCGAAAAAGCAAAAAAACATTGTAATAAAAGATAAGGGACCCTTTCGAGTCCCTTGCTGTTTGGATTGCAGTTTTGAAGTCTAGACTATCGTACTAACGCTGTAGACCATCATTCCTAAGAAAGTGGTTACTAACAAGCATTCAACACAAATCTCGCCGTTCAATCGCAATCCTTTGATGATTGCTCTCATAACAGTGTTCCTTATTGATTGTGTTTGTTGAGTTTACGAACTTTTTCTGCATAAAGCGCGTACTTTATGTCGTGCATAGGTGCAAATTTTAAAAAGCCATAGGTTACAAGCAAAGCCAGAGGTATTATTAAATATTCCATTAGTTTTTACGAATTAGTCCACACCAAGGTAGAATCCAATATTTGAAAAATGTATTCATTATACTGGGTTTACTCCATATAATGTAACAAGAAATATTGCACATAAAAGTACAACTTCTAATTTCTCTTTTAATCTTTCTATATCGTTCATTATACCTTTTTAGGACAGTTGGCTCTAAAAATATACTCAGAAGCATTTCTTGCTTCTTTCACATTTAAAAATCCATCTTTGTTTTTATCTGCATGCTTCCAAAGACCTTTTTTAACGGTGCACTCGGATGCTTTAAGTTCTTCTATGCTGATTAGTTTGTCACCATTCAAATCGAATCGTTCCATTCTCCAGTCAGCATATGCTGGTGCTGCAATTAAGCAAGCAGCAATTGCTATCATAAATTTGTTATTCATTGTGTTCCTTATAATAGAATAATCAAACAAAAAGATTTACTAATGCCATCGTGCCTAACATAAATCCTAATACAACTACTTGTAAGATTGAAGCATATACGACTTGACGCATTGGGTGCATATCAACTAACTTCTCAATAGGGTGTACTCCTGGTGAGAGGTTCATTATTTTTAGTGCTGTTTCTCTTTTCAATTAGATCATCCCAGTTAGTATAACAAAACAAAAGTTATACGATAATATATATACGAAATTTTTATAATACGTTATAAAAAAGTCATATATTTTGTTACAATTACGAAAACAATTCAGTTTGTTCGTATTCAGGAAACAAAGTTGTTTGTTTATACTCTTCATTAGCGATTTGAGTATCATAAAATGCTTTCAATTCGTCATATTTTTTACGAATTTGAACTGGCATAACTCCACCTGAATCAATCACCCATTGAATTTCTCTGCCTAATGCTCTAGACAATTGCAACTCCATTACTGTAGCTCTATCCATATTATACTCCTATTGTTGAACTTTCATAAACTTGATTGTGCGTTTGAGTGCAGCGAACAAAGGTTGTACATTTACTTAAATTTTTAAGCTTTTCTGCACCAGCATATGTACACGCACTACGTAAACCACCTAGAATGTCCTGTACTGTATTAAGTACTGGTCCTTTATATGGTACCACCACTGTACGACCTTCTGAGGATCTGTAGTCTTTAAGACCACCAAAGTGTTTATCATTAGCAGATTTAGAACTCATACCATAAAACTCTACAAATTGTTTCTCAATACGTTTACCAATCCCCGCGGACGTAGCGGGCGCCTGCACGTTTGAAATAATAGATTCAGTAATTACATTACCACCACCTTCATCATGTCCTGCGAGCATTCCACCCAACATTACAAAATCTGCTCCTGCGGCAAATGCCTTTGCTACATCACCAGGTGATACACAACCACCATCAGCAATAATATGTCCACCAAGACCATGTGCAGCATCAGCGCATTCAATGACCGCTGAAAGTTGAGGATAACCCACACCAGTTTGAATACGAGTAGTGCAAACACTACCAGGTCCAATTCCAACTTTAACAATATCTGCTCCACTCAGTATAAGTTCTTCTGTCATTTCACCAGTTACAACATTACCAGCAATAATCACAATATGTGGTGCTTTTTCTCTTAGTGTTGCGATATAGTCTCTAAAACGATTACTATATCCATTGGCAACATCTACACATACATACTTAATTGCTTCTCGGTCATGTTGATATACTTCAATAAACTTAGTAAGCTCTTCAATTGAAATACCCATGCTATATGCACAGTGTTCTGTACGAAGAATTTTTCCTGAATTAAAGAATTTAATTAGATCTTCTTTAGAATAAGTTTTTACAAGACAGGTAAACAATCCATGTTTCGAAAGTACATCTGCCATTTCAAATGTACCAACTCCATCCATGTTCGAAGCCATAATAGGAATACCACGATAATCTGGCATTTCAGGTCGTAAAGCATTCATACTCATTTCATAATGCTCAGAATTCCTATAATTAAACTCACGATATAGATCTACTTCTTTTCTGCTTCCAAGTGTTGATCTTTTTGGACGAATCAAAACATCTTTATAGTCAAGTTTGATTTCATTATCAATACGCATTTTTATTTACTCTGATAGGTCGCCTTCACGTTATTGATACCATTCTTACTGACTGCAATATGAAAGGCTTTACGTGCATCTTTGATATTATCATACAGATAAACAATATCACCTATTATCACTTTATACATATTTTCTCCTTTTCCTAATTTATGTAGCTATTGTACATCATCTCAAAGCAAATGTCAACCCTTTTTGTGAAAAAAGTTCAATTTAGTCTCTCATAAAATCTTCAAGCCATTCATCACCGTAGTTTTGAACAAACTCATTAAATTTTGAAATGTATTTGATACTGTAGTACCACGCAGTCCAAAAAAGTACAGGAAGAATTACTAATGCAATTTTTCCCCATTTCCTTAGTACTTTACGATCGGATAAAATTTCAAATTTCATCAAGTGTTATCTCCACTTATCAAATAGTTTATGATATGTCTTGTTTAAAGCTCCGCCTTTTTCCCAAAGCAAAGGAATGTATTTTCCTGCATCTTTTTCACAAGCCATGTGAAATCCAATATATGTCAATAGTAACATAAAACCAAGAATTAAATAAGCTATTAAATTTTCCATAGTTTCTCCTTATAGAATGTGTTTACATTTTCCTCTAAATTGAAAGCCAGGACAACTGCATTCACCATTATTGATAACGTAAATTTTTCCAGTTGAGCCTACAACAGTTTTCATAGTAGGCATTGACATGTCTGGTCTTTCACCAATTTTTTTAAATTTTCGTCTTGCTTTGCTGAATCCTTTTAGAGGAGCTTTGAATATAGTGTCATTGAATTGGACAAGATGTCCTGCACTATTTATGTGGTAAGTCCCGTTTTTCACAGGACTATCCCACTCAGTAATTTCCTGAAGAATTTCGATCACGACTTAACTCGCTAAACTAAGAAGATTAGGTGATACTTTCCAATTGCCTTCTGAAGTCGAAACAGCAATAGTTTTTCTGTTGACTTTAGTTACGACACCAACAATCTTTTCACCATATTTGTTCTTGAATTGAACGTTATTTCCTTTCCTAAACTCTGCAGCTTTATTGGCAGATTTCATGTTTTGAGCATTTTTCCAAATTTGAATCAGAAGTTGAGAATCTTCACTATCCATTTTGTTTACAATGTCAGTAAATTTTTTGATTTCAGTTTGAGTTAAGTTCATAGTATTTTCTCCGTATTGCGTTATATTACCAATTTATAGAACTATTATACATCATCTAAAATGAAATGTCAACAGTTTTTTTCACTTTTTTCACAAAAAGTGTGACTTTTTTTATACAATTTCGTTATATCCTTATAACTAATCATAATATTCATCATCATCATCTTTATTTCTGATGCTATTGATGAGTCTTATCAGTTCATCGAGCTCTTCTTTATCTCTTATTGTGTCAAGCTCGATTTCTACTTTAATTTTCATAGAATTCCTTTATCTTTTAAAAAGCTGATATCACACCAGCCAAACAACCAACTTACCATGTGTACCTTCTGTGAATGTAGACATCAACAGCACCAGCGTTTGAAAGACCACCAATGACGTCACCACCCCAAGTCCAACCAGTATAGTTTCCAGCTGGAGTTTTTCTTGGTTTATGAATTGGCTTTCTACCTTTTACATCTACTCTGAACCTTAAATCTCTACCGTACTTACAAACAGCACCAGAATTTTTAAGCTCTTGATTCAAACCTTTGACTAAAGTTCTGATTGATTCTACTTCTAACATATCACCAGCACAACCAGTGTCAAATGTTCCAACATAAGCGTCAGTTCTAATTTTTCCTTTTTTATCTAATTTTACCATAATTTTTCCTTTTCCTAATAATTAAAAAAATGGAAGCTGCTTACGCAGCCTCCGCCATTTCTACCGCAAGGTCGAGAGCTTTAAGCTTTCTTTTTGCGTTAACACCATACCAAGCTGAAGTAGCTCGAGCATCAGCAGTTCTACCAAGCTCATGGTCAGTCATGTAAGTAACTGCATTGTAAGCATTCCACCAAGAACCAGGTTTGAAGTTTGCACCAGGTTGTGTTTCAACAATTTCAAGTGCTCTTTCAGCAGTCCTACTAAGAGTTTTACCTTCTTGAGATGAAGTACCAAATACTTGACCAAGAAAATCTTGGAAAGTTTGATCTTTATATTGCTTAGAACCAAGGAACTCAGCAGCACCTTTAAACTGTTCAATCCTTGTGTGTGAAATACCAAGAAGTTCTTTAACCTTTTCAGCGTCAAATTGATTCCTGTGTGATACTCTAATAGCAGGTTGACCACGCTCAGTCAATGCCATTGAGAGAGTATTATTACAAACAACTCGAGTCATTACGAATTTGACATCGATAGAGTGTCCGTATTTGTGAGGATTAGAAAAAAGAAGGTAACCTTTCACTTCGTCGCCACCAAAAAGTGTGAAACCATCTTTCACATCAGCAGCAGCAAAAACGATTTGACCATCTTTAAGTGAACCAGCAGTATCCATTACCATATCACCTGCTTTTACGAAATCCGAAAAGAAATCGAAAGCTTCAGCGTTTTGACAAGGATTCCAATTTCCACCAACATTGGTGAGAATTTTGTTGTCAGTTTCACGAATAAGTGATTGCATTCCAGTAGGAACTTTCACTCCATTAGACTCTACAAAAGAATCAACAAGCTTAACAGTCCAATCAAGACCAGCAGCTTTCATCATCTCCGCAGGAGTCATATCATCTTCTACTGGAACTCCAAGACCATGCCAAGGTACTCCAGCGCTTAGACGGTAAGCCATTTGAGCTTGACCATCGATTATTTCAATATTATGTGCCATAACAAATTTTCTCCATTAATTTAATTTACTAGACTATTATACATCATTTAAAAGCAAATGTCAACAGTTTTTTTCACTTTTATTTAAATTTTTCTGTCCAAGCAGTGAAAATCTCAAAAGATTCTCCTTTACTCAAACCAAACTCTTCTTGAAGCACCTTAGGAGCTCCAAACATATTAATCGAACCACTCTCACGAAGTGCATCTAAAAAATCAAAATATTCTTGTAATTTCATATTAAGCTACCTTATCAAAACCAAAGCTAGCGACCATAAATGTATCGCCACTATCGTTATCAACAATCAGGTCACCAACACTTGTTGAATGACCTTGCTCATACATGTGAACTTTATCCATATCGTTCCACACATTAGTCAGATGGAACACATGGTCCAAATCTTCTGCTTGTACTAGGAACGTATCGTTGTACAGATCAATGTCCTCTACTTTGAACACATCACCTTCATCTGCCTGAAAGTGCATGTAGTCCATCTTTGCTCTCCACTTCTCTGAACGAGCAACAGCACCGTCCCAACCAAACTCGTTAGGATACTCAGATTCTACTTCGTTGAACTTGATCTGCTTTACTGTAAATGTTTTCATAATTTATTCCTTTTCCTAATTTATGTAGCTATTGTACATCATCTCAAAGCAAATGTCAACCCTTTTTGTGAAAAAAGTTCAATTATTTTTCCTTTTAAAATCAACCACTTAGAAACACACATATCTAAGTTATTGATTTTATTACTAATTTATTTTAAGGTTTTTTGACTAATTTGCTGGATCCCAGGCATCTGAAAGGATTGTTTGTGCTCTATCCAATAAAATTGGGTCTGCTTTTGTCAATACACTTAAAAGGTATTGTTTTTCGTGTTTATATGCTTTGTGAAAGAATTTTTGATCATGAGGGATGATCGTTTCACTGTTATGAATAAGGTCTGCGACCTTTATAGTTTGACTCTCAGCTGGTCCCAAAGCAAAATGATCTGCATCCATTTTCTTTCGAAATGCACGATTACCATCTTCTTTTTCTGAGACGTTTGTGAGATAGTGGACAAGTTCAGCTACTTTTGTACCGAACTTTTCTGATATATCTGAGAAAGTAACTGCAGTATCTTCTACTACATCATGAAGTAAAGCTGCTACTATCATTTCAGTTGTATGTTCTACGGAATCTTCTATAATTTTCGCGACACCAACTGGATGAACGATATAAGGTTCACCTGTGTATTTTCTTCTTTGATCTCCATGTGCTTTTACCGCAAACATGAGAGCTTCACTAATTAATTTTTTATCTGTCATTTTTCTTATATTATCACAGTTCTTCGTAAATGTCAACTGTTTTTTTAATGAACTGTTTGGTTACCCATTTCAAATAAAGTATCTGACATATCATGCACTTTATCTGCATGTCCTGCTTTGATTATATCAATTACAGATGGAAATTCTGTATCACATTCAACTGGTACTGTTATAAGATCGCTTCTTTTTGTTTCATGAAACATATCTCTTATATAAAAATTTGCTGCTCTATCACTTTTAAAAGAACATGCTGTTGTCAATCCAAATGGATTGTTTGCAGCAAAGCATGCATAGATTCTATTATCGTCATGTTGTCCTAATGAGGCACCATCATAGGTACCTAAAAAGACACCCATATCTTTATCAATTATTATGTACCGTGTCTTTTTCATATAGAGTTTTATATGTCTCCCTTACAGCTTTAAAGTGTTCGATGTAATCATCGGGATCAATAAAAAACTCTTGAGGTTCAGCATCATCAACACCGATAAGTACAACACCTTGATGTATTGCTTGTCCTGTTCTTTCTTCAAATGCTTTTGCATAAAAAGAAACCTGCATAAAGTAATTTTGAATATGTTCGACTGATTTTAACTTTCTCGATGTTTTAAAATCAATCACTGACAGTTTACCATCGTATTCTGCAATACAATCTACCTGGCCCGCAGTTTGTAATTCATCACTATAGAGAAAAGCTTCCTGGAACCATATATTATTTATCTTTTTGTCTAATACTGGTTTAATTGTATTAAACATGAAGATATTTGCGGGTTGTTGACCATCTTTATAATCTTCTTTATTATCTAAATAGTTTTCACAAAGTTTATGAACCGCTGTACCGCGTCGTGCTGCCTGAGAACTAATACGATTAGCTTCTTCTTCTCCAACTCTTTTGCGCCACGCCATTAATGACGCTTTACCTAAGATTCCTAAAACAGTGGTTACAGAAGGATACGCTTCACCTGTTGGTGTAAAATATCTTCTTCCATTTTCTGTAGTTTTTCTTGTAAGTGGTGGTAATTCGATCTGATGATCGTAGTGTTCAAATAACATAATATAGTTTCCTTGGAAAGGTTTAAGCTAAATCGACTGTTCGTGTATCTCCATTTTTGAATGTTGATTTAAATCTTTCAGCTAATGATGGTGAATTAAAGAAAAATGTATATTGTTCATTTTCTGGATTTAAAGAATAATCCCATACTTTTTCTTCGAGCGTGTCTGTGCACCAGGCTAAGCACTCTTGTGAATTTTGGTCTTTAGGAAGTTTTACTCTATAAGAGGATTTCCTTAACCAATTGAGTTTGTAATCTTGAATTTCTTGTGTCATAATATTATCTCTATAAAAGAAATGGCGGAGATGGACTCCGCCACTCTCCCCCTATGTTATGCTACAGCAAATTGTGGAACATAACCTTTTGTGTTAATTGTCTCCTTTGCTATTATATATTCTTTAACTAGACCTGATCTTACAATGTCATCTGTTGTAAATGTTATAGTCCTAAAAGACTTATGCATTCTATTAATAACATCTATAAAACCACCTAGGCCGGAAACATCGTTTCGATTTCTCGAACCAGCTAAGTCATCTTGTTTAGTATCTCCACAGAATATAATCTTTGATGATTCTCCTACTCTTGTTATGATACTATCAAGTTCATGATACGTCATAGATTGACATTCATCAACTACAATAATAGAGTTGTCAAATGTTAATCCTCTCACAAAGGAAGACGTCATAAATTTAACCTGCCTTTTTTGCTTTAGGATTTCCCAAGCATCTCCTCTACCAAATAAATCACATGTAATGTCTGCGTATGGTGTAGAATATACTGCTTCTTTTTGAGCTTGAGTTCCTGGCATGAACCCTTGTTCTCTTGTTTGTACAGCAGAACGAACGATAATAAGTTGTTCGTATTTTTCTGATTCAAGAACATCCTTTAATCCTAAGTACATAGCGCACATAGTTTTACCTGTTCCAGCTGTACCAATTGCAGCAATATTATATCCTGCACGATATGAATCAAACATATCTTCTTGTGTGATTGTAATTGGTTTGATAGGCCTCATACTAAACTTGGAATTTAATGTTCCAGATCTCACTTCACGTTCTAATCTTCGTCTCTCCTTCTGAGAAATACGACGTTGTTTCGACATATATAACCTCCTTATGGCAAATCAACATCATAATATACGAGTTACTTCCAATCGTTGATTTTATTTCCTGTATAGCTTTTATTGTTTTTCATATCAGAAAGCAAATCACGAAAGCCTTGGTCGGGTTTCATACGACCAAGACGCGCAGACTCAATCACAGTTTGTCCGCTAATAATTTGTTTTAAATGAGGGTTTTTTTCGAGGAAGGATTCTCGCTCCGAGATTTTGAGGATCTTCTCGAAGATTTCACCTGTATTGGTGTCTTTGAATTCGTATGTTGGCATTAATTAAATATTCCAATCTATCATATCTTTATTTATACAACAAATTCGTAAATTTCTTTCCAGGTTTTAACTTTCTGAAAATTATCATTTACGTAATCTTTATTGTGTTCATGTTCAATTAAAAAGGGCACCAGACCTAATCTGAGGCCTAGTTCTGCGTTTGCTGGTTTATCCTCTATCCAAAAACATCCAGTGTCTCTGTAAGGCTCTAAAGCCTCATCTTTATCGTCTCCGCAACCTAGACAGACCACTTCTTCAAATATGCCTTTTCCAAACACATTTTCAAGGTTTTGAATTCTAAGTTTTTTAGCAAACGGATCAGTGGATAATGAGGTAATACAATGAAATATGTACCCATGTTCTTCATGAAGCTTTCTTACATATTTAACGGCATCTCTAAAAGGATATAAGAAACCAATGTTAGCACTTTCATTAAAGTGAGTAATTAATCTTTTACCTTCATCGTATGGAATACCAAAGCTTTCATTGATTTTATAATGTCCTGCTTCTTTAACTGTATATCCTTTACTAATCATAAATTTGTAAAAGCTATACTCCCAATCAAGTAAAACACCATCACAATCTACAAGGATAACCTTGTCACTTAATTCCATATTTCTCCACGTACTCATAACATTTCATCATTTAAAAACATATTATAACACACTTTTTTCAGTATGTCAACAGTTTATTCATCATTTTTCCAAGCTTTAAAGTTTTTAAACTTTTCGTTTAAACGATCTTTTCGTGTAGTTCTTCGATTCTTTTTCTTGCGCTCAGACCTGCGGTCTTCTCTTTTGGAGTATTCACTCCATTCGTCCATATTCTTATCGCGGAAGGATCGAAATCTCTTGCGTGACATTTACCATATCGTCCTTTTGTCTAGTGGAAGTTAAACCCGTAACGGGTCAGTGAATAAAGTAGGAAATGCTTCTTCTATAGTTTTTCGAGTAACACCTTTAACTGGAGTATGAGAAATCATATGATTTGCTAAAAGATCAGCATCATTATCTTCAATATCTTCTAGTAAAGAAATGAATAATGATTCTCTTTTTACCTGTTGTAAGTTGTCATATCCTCCACCCTTAAAGAAAATTTTGAGACGACGAGCTTCTCTATAAAGCATAGTTGTAGCGTCTGGATAGTTATTTTTCTTCCAAGGAGGTGGTGTGTCAGGTATTAAAAACTCTATATCTTGATCATAAATGAGTCTCAATACTGTACGAAGTGGAACTGCATCATTTTTTTGAAGCCATTCTATTTTTTCTTTTTTTGATTTAAATTCTGAGCATTTTGTTACAATCTCAGAAATTGATAATTTAATTGCCATTTTAAAAATCCTGTATATCAGTAATTAAGTTCTTCAATTTTGCTTTTACGAAAAAATTAAAAAGATGTTCTCTACCTACAGGACTATCTTTACGATATTCCTCTAGAATTTTATCTTTGTATTCTTGTGGAATTTCACCTAGATCAATCATCTTTTTATTACGATTAAAACGTAACTTTGTTTCTTCGTCCATAGATGAAGGTTCAGTAGTAAAAGCAGTAATCTTTTTCTTAGTTAATGGCCTTTGGCGTTCACCAATAGCAAGACAATTATCAGCACTAAGAATATTTGGAATACCGTCACCTACATCACCTTTCAATATATGTTCTTGTAAATATTTATTAGGATCATCTGTTCGTACCCATCTTTTCATAGTTGGGTTATATTGGTCAACATTTGCGTATGTATGTAATTGCATAAAATCTTTATCTCCTGATAGGATTAAGATTTTTTCGCCACCACCATAAAGCAACTGACCTTCTGAATGAACAATTGTAGCAATAATGTCATCGGCTTCACAACGATCTATATAAAGTACTTTATAAGGAAAGTGTTCAGCAAGTTCATCACGTATTTTATGAACACACTCAAAGAGTTTGTTCCAATCCATTTCGGATTCATCTCGATTTTTTTTACGATTTGCTTTATAATACGGAAAATAATCACGTCTCCATACATTTTTATTGTCTGCGCATATTACAATCTCACCATATTCTTCATAGAATTTTTTCCTATTGAAACGAAGTGAGTTTAGAAACATATGACGAAGTAGATTTTCATCTAAATCAATGTCAGTATGGTTTCCAATCTGAGCAAACAATGATGAAAGCATCATCTGATTGTAGTCAACTAATATCATAATTTAAGTCCAAATTTAATTTAATAGTATATTTTAATCTATTTCTTCGTCATTGTCAACTGTTTTTTTCAAATCTTTTTTCAAACCACCCATAGTTTGCATTTCATTACTATCGATAACGACAACATTTTCTTCTGCAAACCTTTGTAGAGGATGATCTAAGCCCATAGTTAATGAATGAAGTGATTTAATAGATTCGAATACTAATATCATACTTGGAAAATACTTATCCATGTCTGAATCAAAATCACATCCGGATCGTGTCATTTCTCCTAGTACATTTTCCCATAGTATTTCTGCTAATTCTGTAGAATAACTTTCTTTGTATCTCAATAATCTATCTTGAACATCTTCAGGAGATAGAGGAGGATTATCAATATGTATTTTAGGAAATTCTATAACGTTATTTGGTTTCTTCTTGTCCTTTGACATGAATAATATTCCTTAAGAGCGTTTCCCACATAACTTTAAACGAAGCGATATTGTTTCGAGCTAAGTTAAAACGATCTGAAAAAGTAAACCCGTGAAAATAGTTTGGATCTTGTTTCATACTATTTAGCACCTGTTTTGTGACTGCATAACAATAGTTTGCATGTGCTTGATTATTTTCATTAAAGTCATACATAATTGTTGCATTTGAAGATGTTTCTGGTAATGCACCATAATTTGGATGAATACAGATCATCTGTGATTTAATTGCTTCAATCAATGCAATACAAGATGTTTCTTTCCAAATGTTAGGATACATAAAAATATGAGACTTACTTAATGCTTCTAAAACTTCTTCGTTTGAAACAGCACCATGATAAGTCATTTTTTCATGAGCTTCAATATTTTTAAATAAGCCAGAATAAGGCTCATCTCTTTGTGGCCAACCGTAAATATCGAATGAACTATATACATCTAAATGAATGTTGTCGAAATCATTACATAAAGCATCAAAGATTGGAACAACAAGTTCTAATCCACGGTGTGGTGTAGTATGATAAACAAATCGAATAGTTTCCATATCTTTTTCAGTAGGACTGTATTCTTTTTCTACTGCGTTATGGATAACCGAACATTTACTATATGGAATACCATATCTAATAATATATTGATCTCTTTGCCAAGCAGTTACAAAAACAAAATGATCAAATTTATTCCATTCTCCATTCTCTAAAATTTTATTTTCAGGATCTTCTGCTAAATCATGGCACCACATAATATTAGGAACATCTTCGTAATCTTGACGTGGTCTTGATAAATGAATAGCAACTTGATTTAAAAGATCTTTATCAACATTGTCAACTAAACGTTGACGCATCATCTCAGTTCCGCCTTTAGAATTCTTTGAGATTTCAGAGTTAATTATTTCACCTTTATATACTACACTCATTGTACTAACTCCGGAGCAACGCTTTGAACAGCATCTTCAAAATGTGGATCTTTATGAGACAAAGAAGCTTTAATATTTTTTTCTACTTTACTTGCTTCGTTTTCTAGTACACCAATAGTCGTGTATATATGACCACTTGCTTGAAATTTAATTTGATCTTTAAGATCATCAATCAATTCCCATATTACTTTTAGTTTAGTTAATTCATCAATATTCATTTTTTTCTCCATTATAATTGAGCATTTTCAAAAATTTCTTCTAAGGATTTTGAACTTCCTTTCTTTTCCCACCAGTCCTTTAAAAACTCATAAGAGTAGATAGCACTTGCAGCCATTTGATTGTAATAATATATATTCTTTGATCTAAAGTCTGTAACATTATGATTGAACAGAGGAAACACAATTACCTTTCCAAATCCATGTAATACATTATTTTCAAACGCATCGGGTGCATTTAATGGCATACTATAGTTAATCACCTGTTTTCCAGTTAATGCTTCTTCAAAACTAAAATAAAATTGTACTATCTTTTGAGCGCATTCTCTTTTTAGGACATAACATTGTAATCCATGATCCCATATATTTCTACGTCTTGGAGCCATAAGAGGATATTCGCGATATATGTCATACGGATATTCAAATACTAATCCAAGTTGTAAAGCACTCCATGCATAATCATTACATTTTTCTATAAACTCTGATAGAGTAAAATTCCAATGTTCGATAGTTGAATAATCAACATCATCTTCTAAAAAAATACCATACGGTTCATCCGTAGTCTCATACCACTTTTTAATTGTAAGTAAATGAGAAGATGCTACACCTTTTGTTGCCTTTTTAAGTAATTCTTCATCACCAGCAAAAGGAATCGATTCACCTTCTACATAACGATCATAAGAATGTATCTCAAGAGTTTCTCCGCCATACTTTTCCCATTCAGAAATTGTATAGCGTTTTCTATCAGGACACTCTTTAAGATTAATTACGTTAGGCTTTGGTATGTTCTGGAGTTTCGAATTCATTATCTAAGTCTAATTCACCAAAAATATTTAAAAGTGTATTACGAAAACCACGAAGTGTACCATTATTGTGAATCCTATATGTTTTAATATCGAATGACTCATCTAAAACATAAGCATTATCAATTGGTGTTTCATGTCCAATTGTAAATTCTTTATACAATCTTCCATTGAAATATCTTCTAGAATCTGTTGAATAATCATGTCCTTCTCTTGTGATTTGTACGAGTACTATATTATCTGCTCCTACTTTTTCGATAAGAGGTTCGAGCTCTTCTACGAATCCACCATCTGCAATTGCGTAATGTTTACCTTCTTCAATTTCTTCAGCAACCATACGGCCAAAATAATCTAAACCTTTTTTAGGTTTTACAATATCTTCAGACACGTGAATCATTGCTTCTCTTCGAGACATTTCATTCAAAGCAAATTCTTTCTTTTCTTTTACTTCTCGGTTATCATAACCTTCCATAAACCATTCTTTATCTACTTCGAAGTGTGCAATTGTTTCTTTAAACAATTGATATTTAAAACTCAGATTTTGGAATCCAAATGTTTCTTTAAATAAAGAAGCAGCTTCATCCTTACCTGATCCGGGCGGGCCATTGAAAATTACTATCATAGTTCTTTTTCCAAATTATTAAAAATTTCTTTAAATCCAAATTTTGCAATATAATAGGAATCAACTATATCACTTATAGGATTCCATTGTTTGTTTATTATACCACATTTCTCGCGAATGTCAACCTTTGTTTCACGTTCAAATGCTTCAACCATAAGTTCTTTATTCGCATTACCTTTATCAGTAGCATATTTTTTTATCATTGTTGGAGCAAAAATATCTACTATAATTTCTTGTTCCCATAATTTATACTTGAGTAGTCCTGCATTTTCTGCAATCTGGAAAACTCTTCCAACTGCTCCAAAAGCATAACCTTCTAAAGCAACAAGTTCTACTCCATGATTTAAACAATTACCTAAAGTCCATTCAGATAATTTTTCAAATCTTTCCATATCATCTCTATACTGTGGATATAAAGTTGGAATATACTTTTTATCCTCACGCTCGAGATGTTTCTCTTTGTTTACAAGATAATAGAATGTGCAATTTTCATAACTCCATTCTTTGCCTTCATGTATACAAAGTGCAGGACTAGTTAAACTATAGTCTATGCCTGCAATAACCATAATATACCTCTATGTTTAGCATTCATAGAGATATTTATTTAATCTTGTCGATAGAAAATATGAGATCCTACTCTACCAATTAAATGTAAACTATCAGCCCAATGAGGATTGATATAATCTGCATGGTAATGAGTACTGCCTTCTGTGATGCCTCTATACATATCGTTATTCATAATTTGATATGTAATTAATACTGCATCTCTCCATGCATCACTATCAGTAGGATCGTCTTTAAGACCATCACAATACCAACTAAATTGACAAGCATTTCTTACTGGAACTTCTCGTCCTTGTTCTAACCACCACTCTGAAAGTTTTGCTTGTTTTACTACAGCACATATTGTGTTTGGATATCTTCTGTCATTTACTCTATTTAAAACAACATCAGCTACGGCAAATTTTCCTGCCATATTTTCAGATCTACTTTCATGATAAATGTTTAGTGCCATACATCTTTCATCTTCTGAAAGAACGTATGGTTCATCATGTTCTATTCCTGATGCTAATCCAGATATAATTAAAAAGTTCAATAATAATAAACGTTTCATACAAACCTCCGTTGTATTATGCGTGAACAGCTTTATATTTCCAAATTAATTCATCACCTTGTAATTTGTTTCCAAAATGGACAATTGAGCCATTTTCCAATGTTCTTTCAATAAGACCACTATTGAATGTTTTGTCAGTAACCATTTTACCATCTGCGGTATCTTCTGGTCTATTATCATACCACATTGAACTAAGGCCATGAATATGTAAACACTCAACACCGTTTGCCCATTCTTCTGCTTTTAGCAAATCCTTTTGTCTTTGCACTTCTTCTTTATATTGCGTCATATTTTATTACTCCCAAGGAACTTGTTCTTCTATAGCATATTGTACTCCTTGAAGAAAATCTCTATCTTCTTCTGACAATATACTCCAAAACTTTGTAATTTCAGTTGTAAAATCCATAGCAGCTTCTGCATGACCAATATGCTTATTTGCTTTCATTAGATTTTCAAGTTTATCCATTCTTTCTTGGATTCTCGCATTTAAATCAATTTCACTCATCGTTCAGGTCTCCTTAAGAATACAGCATGACCTTTAACACTGCATTCTGGGCTACAATACACTTGACTGTGGTGCCCATTTGGTTCTACTTTATAATATAATAACATTTCGAAATGTTTTCCGCAGATGGAGCAGGAAAACTTGTGGATAGGATAGTCAATTTTCATCTCGCCATCCTGCTGATTTCTTCAGCTTCTTTTTGATTAATAACTGGGACAGCATTGCTTTTATGCATGGTAGCAATGCCTTTGATAAGAGTCCCAGTATATTTAGGTGATTCTTTCTTTGTACCGTGGCCACCACCTTCTTTAGAAACGAGTGATGGATAATGTACAGTTTCTCTTCGATAGGGTTCTGGTTTTGGAATAGGTTTGCTTTCGAAAGCTGGTTTATGTTTGATCAAACCATAGCAATATGCAATATAATCTTCAAGGGTATCATATCGTAGATTATGCATACCTTTGCTTTTCATATTACGATTATAAGCTCGCCATTGCAGTTCAAGCTCTTTATATTTTGCTTTCGTAATTTTTAATTTGCGCTTACGAGTGTTAAGCGTTGTCATTCCACGAATTATTGCCATAATATAAACTTCATTCTAAAAAGAGTTCAGTGGTCGGTCCTTTGGCGTTATATTCCTACTCAGTATGTCGGTAGTTCAAAAGTTGCTCCCGGACTCGGTAGCCGTCGTGGGTCCTAGATTGCTCTCGCCGTCATGGTTTATTCCCACTGAACCGTAACTTAGTATCTTCTAAAACCTCTTGGTAGATTACTCATTGCCATATCTTTAGCTCTAGATTTTTGATGTCTTTTAATACCTTCAGCTTTTTTACGCTTTCTTACCGCTGTAGGTTTTTCGTAGTATTCTCTTTTCTTAAGCTCTTTAAGTATACCTGCTTTTTCAACAGCTTTCTTAAATTTCCTTAATGCTACATCAAAAGGCATCGGTTGAGGAGGTTTTTTATCTTTAGGGTGCCTTCTCCTTGGTGCTAAATAAACACTTGTACCCTGCACATTGTTATCTTTATATCTCATATTTTATTAATATATCACAGTTTCTCGTAAATGTCAACTGTTTTTTTCATTATTTTTGTGTATATTTCCATTTACTGTACTATTATACATCATTTCATAACAAATGTCAACTGTTTTTTTCATTAATTGTCAAAATGATCTTGAAGCTTACCAGCTGCCCACCAAGAGAATGGAATAAGCAAACTAATTATGATATATGCTACTAATGCTTCAATACTCATTTAGGTAAAAGTTTAAAGTATGCTTTCTTATCGACGACACCTTCTTCTAAGAGTTTTTCTCTATTTTTAAGATGTTCATCTGCTACGTCTTCTTTAGCTTGACCCCAGTATTCTACACAATGGCCTTCTTCGATTAAAACTTCTGTTGCACAACACCATCTGTCATTTTTGGCATCGAATACAGTAAAGTCGCCTAAGATACGTCCGAACTTACCTTTCATGTCTTCTCCACCTTTTCCAACTTGTGTTTTCAAAACTGGATTTGGACCCAATAATTCTTTTAGTCTTTTCTTTGCAGCAAGTCCAAACAGTTTTTCAACTTTATCTGAAGTTCTGCTTTCAGGAGTATCAATTCCCATAATACGTACACGTTCATTTCTTAACCATACACCAAAACCTAAATCGATATCTACATCGACTGTATCACCATCAATAACTTTTAATAATTTTGTTTTATATTCATACATTTTTAATCTTCCTTTTTGGTCATTTTTTCCAACCACGATTCGTTACGACCTGCTTTCTTTTCTTCCCAATCTTGTATTGCTCTTTTGATTGAATCTTCTGCCAATACAGAACAATGAATTTTAATTGGAGGCAATTCTAAAGCTTCCGCAATTTCTTTATCTTTAATTAATTTTGCTTCTTCAATAGTTTTACCTTTTAACATTTCGACGAACATACTGCTTGAAGCGATAGCAGAACCACATCCATAAGTTTTAAATTTAACGTCTTCGATGACTTCAGTCTCAGGATTTAATTTTAAATCCAATTTCATAACATCGCCACACGCAGGTGCACCTGTTAATCCAGTTGCAACAGTAGGATCGTTAGGATCAAACCTTCCGACTCCATGTGCCTGTGGATTATTAGTTACTGCTTCGAATCTGTCTAATACTTTCTTGGAATAAGGCATACGGTTATTTATCTTCTATCTTCTTCCGGTCCATTGTAACCACCACCGAAAGTACCTTTTGCCTTCTCCGTATGCTGCTGATCTCAATCTATTATAAGGTGTTAATTTCATGAAATTTTATGTGTGAATGTAAACCTTTTATGATCATTCTTTCTTTTATCCATATATCTCGTGGTGTTGAATTTTCATAACCTGGATCGTCTTGATAATAATTACGTGCTCCCATACCATCAAAACCTATTAAAATGATTTCATCAAATCTTCCATCTTCACAGGCTATTAATAAAGCACGACTTCCAGAAGAAATTGACACATCTTCTACGCTGACAACTTCATCTTCGTCATCAATCCAAGTAATATAAGTATTTTTTTCATCACCATTAACTACTGCTAAATCTCTATTACCTCTTGAGGTTTGAGATATAGGTTTATCTAATGATTCTATAAGATTTTCTACGAGGTCTCCAGGAATAGGATTCCACTGAGAGAAATAGCATACGTGATTTTTACAATATCCGGTGTCGTATACTATTTGTTGCATTGCGATATCTGTTACAATAAGTGCATCAGGTTCTTCTTTATATGCACCATTACATCCATATACGAATGCATTTGGATATTCTTTTCTATAATCAAATCCCTTTCGAGATTCTCCATTACCTAAAATAAGAGCTTTCATCTACCTTGGCCGCGATATTTCTTAAAGCTTCTTTTTTTAGCTTTATTCATAGTCGCGCGACTTTTGGGTCTATTTCCTATAGATGTACCTTTTTTAATAGGTGTATGTTTTGATTGAAATGCACTACTTTTCGCTGCCATCATCTACCTCACTTGAATATATTGGTGTTCCATGATATGTATAACCGACTATTTTATCTTCAGAAGTTATCATTGAATATATTCCAAAACAAACCATGAACGCTGCAAACCCTACACCAAACCAAATGAGGAAGTTCCATATCCAAAGATTGATTTTATCGATTAAATTATCCATTCACTTATATATACAAAATTAATTAAAAACAACGTTTGCTTTTCCAAGTTTATTTCTTCTTTCAAGCTCTACTTTGATTTTTCTTTTCTTTTTTGGAATTGTATTTCCATTATACATTTCAATAAGATCTGCAGTTGTATGTTCTTTGATATAATCATGCGTATATTCAAAACTTGGTCTTGCAGCTCCTCTTATGACCTTCCTGGCCGATTTGCCTATTTTAATTGGCATCATAGTCTCCTTACCATTTCTATAATCCTGTCCGCATCAGGATCTTTTAACCACCCGTAAATGCCTTCATCGGCTCTATGGTAGTCATCTAATATATTTTCCATTCTATCTGCAGGCGGATCTACAAATAAACCATCATACATAATTGCAAGTTCCCATAACCTATCTGCATAACCATAGGAACCTTTAAATCTTACTAAAGAAATTTCATATCCATTATCAAATTTCCAATGCTTTCTTTCGCCTCCGTGCCAAGGTTCTGATTTAGGCCACTTTCCCATTATACTAACTCCCAAAAAAATTCTTTGAGTCTATTATAACATCCAATGTAGCGTTTGTCAACCATTATGTGAGGAATTTTTGTCATTTCTATATCTGTACCTACTAAATGTTCTTGTAGTTCAATATAATATTTACTAATTCCAATATCTTTGTAACTAAATTTTACGCCTTTCTTTTTACACAATTCCATTGCAGAAATACAAGCACCACAGCTTGAGGTACCATATATCGTAACTATCACTCTTGATTTTCCTCTTTTTCTTTTAGATGAGGATATCTTGTATAAGCTGGGTGTGCAAATCGGGAATCTACTGTATGAACAACTTCCATTGCATCATGACTTGGTTTATTCTTACCAAAGATACGATCCCATTCTGATTCAAACTTTTCTCTATTTGGTATAGGTCTAGGTCTACTTCCTTTTCCTGCCATTTCTAACAAACTCCAATTCTCTTTCCCAATTCCTTTTATTTGTCTCCGCTTCTCCACTTCCTTTTTGAGCAAGTATAACACGACCACCGTCCATATCAATGCGAATACTATCGGTAGTAATAGTTTCTCCATGTCGTCCAATGAATACTCCTGTTAGTTCTCCTGTTGTATCTTCAGGATGTAAGTTGTTGATTAATTCAATCAGTTCTTCTTTTCTCATTCTCTTCTGATGGTTTTTTTATTTTATCTTTAAGTGGATCTTTCCAATTATTGATATAGTCTAATTGTTTAGAAGTACTCCACTCTTCTGATAAAACCTTATTATCTCTTTTAAATAATTCTAAAGCTTTTTCTGTATTGATGATATCTACATCAACAACATTTTCACCAATCCATTTCTGGGAAAATTCTTTTACTTCTTCACACATAACACTTTCTTCTGCCCACTGCATAGCGAGCTCGTCTGTTAAACGAACCTTTTCGTTCATTTCTTGTAGAGCTTCATAAGGAATTATGTAGCTTTGTCGAAAAGAAGATATCAAATCGACCTTAACGTATTTGTCTTTCATAATATACTCCAATAATTATAAAATGTATAGGATACCTAATATAAACCCTATATTTAATCCAATAGAACAAACAAATAATAAATCTTTACGAAAAGATTTTCTCTCGTAATCAATTATCAATTTAGTCTTGCTCCATGCTCCAAGTTTTACTTTGGTTGCGAGCTGATTCAAACTCATTACCGCTTTCAATTTCTCGATTATTTGTAATTGGCCTTTTTGTTTCTACTAAAACACGTTCTGTGTATGGTGCACCAAATGGCCGCTTATAAACAGTTTTTCCTTTATCAGGACTTTCAAAAATGTCTGTCATTATATAATCTCCTTAATATTTTTTGAATTATAAATTCTGCTTCAGGATAATCATCCATCATATCAACTACTGCATCGATTTGGTCGAGTGTTTCTAATTCATCGGCAATTCGATGAGCATAATGCATTCTATGTAATGCTTTGTAAAATTCATAAGGTGTCATCTTACCAGGTAACTTACCAGGTTCTCTGAAATGTTCTTCAGGCATGACGTTTCTCCTTGTTACTTAAATAGACCTATCTTTTTGCCTTCTTTAACTCTTTGATCATATTCTTCTGGACTTGACGGATATTGCCAACCCCACCATGCACCAAATGCCATAAAGGCTCCCGACCACATTAAAGCTTTAATATTACCTGTGGTGAACCACATGATAATTAATGCTAATGTCATAAAGCTTACCATAGCATATTTTGCTTTAAGTGGAAACACTTTTTTCTGTTCCCAGTTTGTAAGGAATGGTCCAAACAATTTATGATTGTATAACCATGCATGCATTTTATCTGAACTCTTTGCAAAACAATATGCTGCAAATACTGCTGGAATACTAAAAGGTATTCCTGGCATTACGACTCCAATGTATGCTACTCCTAAACTTAAAAATCCTAAACCCAGCCAACCCGCTTTTTTCAAATTCATTATATCGGTCTCCTACTCATTGTTGTTGTTAATCCACCACGTTTTTCTTCGATTTCCATATTCATTATTTGTTTTTCGTCAACCAAAGGTTTCGCAGGGCGTTCACGATCTCTTTTAAATGCTGCTGTTGAAACTATCAACAACATAATCGCAAGAGGATCAAATACAAATATGATTGTAAGAATAACCCATCGTACTGCGTTGTCATAATACGATGCTGCTTCTTCTCCGTAAATCATATCTGCAATATATTTTACTGGGCCTAATTCAGCTTCTTGTTCAAGTTGAAGTTTTTGAATAGGCATTTTTTGTTCGTTTAAAGAGACTATTTCTGAAACTAATATATCTATCTCCGCATTAATTTCATTTCGTTCTTCTGTTTGTACTCTGTTCACATAATTTCTATCTTCAGGTCTACTTGTTTGAAGAACATAATCTAAATTTTCTAATCTTCCTGTTAAATTATTGAGCTGTAATTGTTTTCCTTCTAATCTTTTATCAACAATGCTTGCTTCAAGTGAATAGCTATCTGAAGTCAATGAACTATCGATATGTGCTTTTGATAAGTATCCGAAAATACCCATACTTGTAATGAGCATAAGTACCAGTACTGCTGTAGTAAAATATGCTCTTATTAAATTATTAATTCTATCCCATTCGTAATGCAACCATGCGGCTGATACGATTTTACCAAATTCTAAAACACTCGCCATAAAAGCAATTGATAAGGCAGCACCACTAAATATTGTCATAAGACCAATAATACTAAAATACGCAGCGGTACCTGCGAGTGTAAGTGAAGTGAAAAGTGTTAACCATTTCATAATTGTAATTCTTGTTTAAACGTTTTTCTTAACGCAATAACTAGATCCTCCATCATACCATTGGTGTGTAATGGTGTTGGTGTAATTCTAAGCCGTTCAGTACCAACATCGACTGTTGGATAATTAATTGGTTGAATATAAATTCCATAATCGTTTAATAACCTATCTGACATTGCTTTACATGCTTTTGCATTTCTTACCATTACGGGAAGAATATGCGTTGTAGAAGCTTCATGTACTTCTATATTATTATCTATAAAAAGTTCACGCAGTGTTTGAGCTCTTTCTTGATGTTGTTCTCTTAACTCATGATGTTCCTGTAAATATCTTATAGAAGCAATTGCTCCTGCACACATTACCGGAGATATGCTAGTAGTAAATATAAAACCAGAAGCAACGGAACGAATAGCATCAAGAACAATTCCATCACCGGCGATATATCCACCTTGGCAGCCAAACGCTTTACCCAATGTTCCGTTGATGATGTCGATTCTGTCTGAGAGTCCGAGTTTTTCACAATATCCTGCTCCTGTTATTCCATATAAACCAACCGCATGTACTTCATCAATATATGTAATTGCATTATATTTGTCTGCGAGGTCACAAATTTTCTTGATAGGTGCAATATCACCGTCCATACTATAGACGCTTTCAAATACAATACATGGTGTTTGACCAGCCATTTGACATGTTTGTAATGCCAATTCTAGCTCTTCCATATTATTGTGTTCCCAAATAATCTTATTAGCTCGAGAATGTTTAATTCCCATAATAATAGATGCATGATTTTTATTATCAGAAACAAAACAAATATTTGGAATAATACGAGACAAAGCAATCATTGTCCATTCATTTGCTACATAAGCAGAAGTGAATAGAAGTCCAGATTCTTTTTGATGCAATTGTGCAAGAGTTTTTTCGAGTGTTACGTGAAAATGAGAAGTACCACCAATATTACGTGTACCTCCACTACCACTTCCAGTTTTATCTAATGCAGTTTGCATGGCATCAATAACAAATTGATTTTGACCCATGCAAAGATAGTCATTCGAACACCAATTAACTATAGACTTGGGAGAGTATTTGCCATACCAAGTTGCTTTAGGAAAATTGCCTTTTTCTCGTACTATATCATTAAAAACACGATACTTACCTTCGTGCTTAAGAGTATCGATTACATCTTGAAAATAATTTTTGTCAATCATCGCTCACCTTTTAGGCGTAAGCTTCGTCCCAATTTCCTGATAAGCCAGCAACTTCATATTCAGTTACACGGTTTTCGAAGAAGTTTGTATGATCAGCTCCATTTAGAACCCACTCTAACCAAGGTAATGGATTTTCTTTTACCTTAAAGTTAGTTTTCATACCAAGCTGAAGCAGCCTTCTGTCTGTAATATATCTTATATATTGTTTTACTTCAGATTTTTGGAGACCATCGATTTCTCCCATCTCATATGCAAGATCAATAAACTTATCTTCAAGATCTACAATATCTTTTGACATTTCATAAATTTCTCGTTTGAAATCATTATCAACAATACGACTATGTTCTTTACAAAAAGCTTTAAATAGTTTTGAATTGCCTTCAACGTGAATAGACTCATCACGAATAGACCATTCAACAACTTTACCCATACCTTTCATTTTACCGAAACGTTGAAAGTTAAGTAACATAACGAAAGATGCAAAGAGAGCAACACCTTCATTAAATACAGATTTAGCGAGAGATAACCCAAGACCACGTAAAGTATTTGTATCTGCCTTACGCATATATTCAATCTTATCTGCCATTTCTGAATATTCTAAGAATGCATGATATTCACTATCAGGTAATCCAAGAGTTTCATTTAATAATGCATACGCTCTTTGGTGAATACCTTCTCGAGCAGCAAACGAACCTAACATATTACGAATTTCATTATTCTTAAACTTAGGAATAAATTGATCATAATAGTTTTGACCTACAGCAACATCAGACTGAGTAAACAATCTTAAGATATTTGTAATATATTCTTTTTCGATTGGAATGATTTTTCCACCTTTCCAATCAGACACATCTTCTGATAAATCTAATTCATCTTCAATCCAATGTGCTTTTTCATGTCTTGTTGTAATATCGACAGCCCAAGGATAGTGAAATGGTTTATATGTTTCACTAAATTCCATAAGGCCACCTTGTTTCTTTACAAGAGTATCAGCAATTGCCATTAAATCGTTATATGTTCCAATATGTTTATCATCAATCCAAATCTGTGGTACAGATCTTATTGCTTTACCATTACTGTGCTTTTGATAAAAAGCTAATCTTTGTTCTTCATCATCTAAAACGATTTGTGTATAACCAAATCCATGTTGTGTAAACCAAGCCTTTGCCTTTTCGCAGAAAGGGCAATTTGATTTAGTATAAATTAAAACTTCCATTTTCTTATCCTTGGCAGTTGATGCAATCATCCTGCTGTTCCTCCGTACCGTTGCTGAAATTAATTGCGTTTGGGTTAATAATATCATCTAACTTTTCGCGCTTGATTTTCTCAGCCACGTTTTCTGCTCTATTAGATGTCTCTGTTCTTAAATAATATAATCCTTTACAACCTTGCTTCCATGCTTGATAATGTACTGAATGGAGATATTTTTTATCTGCACCTGCAGGGAAGAAAATATTTAATGATTGACCTTGGCATAGATATCTTTGACGATCTCCTGCTAACTTAATCAATACATGTTGATCTAATTCAATTGCTGTCTTAAATACAGATTTAAGATGATCATCTAGAAAATCAAGGTGTTGAACACTTCCTCCATTTGTAATAATGGAACTCCATACATCATCAGTATTTTTGCCTAATTCTTCTAATACTTTTTCAAGATATGGATTTTTATTTAGATGAGATCCTACTCTTGTTCTTGAAGTAAATGCATTTGCTTTCCAAGGTTCAATACTTGGGCTTGTATTTACAATCATAGAACTATTTGCATTTGGAGCAATTGCTAACATATGAGCATTACGTCTTCCTGTACCTTTCATATCAGGAGCTTCACCGCGTTGTTTGCCCATAGTCATTGTTGCTTCGACTGCACGTTGCTTAATGTATTCAAAAATTTCATCATTAACTGCTACGGCTTCTTGACTTTCAAAAGGAATATTATGTTTTTGGAAAAATGAATGTAATCCCATCGCACCTAAACCTAATGATCTTTCTTGTTGCGCACTATAACGTGCTTTTGAAATTTCATCTCCTGCATGATCAATAAAGAACTGTAATACATTATCTAAAAATACAATAAGGTCTTTAACCATATTTGTATCTTTCCACTCATCATACATTTCTAAATTAACTGAAGATAAACAACACACAGCAGTTCTTTCTTCATTAGTTACGAGATGGATTTCATTACATAAATTAGATCCTTTAATTGTAAAACCTAAATCTTTTTGTGTTTGAGGTAAAGCACGATTTGCAGTATCAATAAAATTAAGATATGGTTCACCTGTTCTATATCTTGTTTCAAGAATATGTTCCCATAGTTTGCGAGCTTTCATTGTATCACGTACTGATTTATCGTTAGGATCTAATAAATTCCAATCCTCGCCTTTTTCAACAGCTTCCATAAACTTATCTGTAATATTAACAGCGTGATGCAAATTAAGGCATTTACGATTAACATCACCTGTAGGAATACGCATATTTACAAATTCTACTATATCAGGATGATCGACATCCATATATGCCGCGTATGAACCTTTTCTTGTACGACCTTGACGATATGCAACCATATCAGCATCAACTGTATGTAAAAAAGGCATAGGTCCTGGAGCTTTCTTTGAAACGGCACGAATATCGTTCCAATGTCCACCAACACCACCACCTTTCACTGATAACCAGCGTAGTTCAGCAGTATGATCTATAAGACCTTCTAGTGTGTCTGGAACATAGGTAAGGAAACAACTAATAGGTAATGCCTTTACCTCTTCTCCTTTAATTGGGGCATTCGAGAGGACAGGAGAAGCATACATAAACCAGCCTTTAGAAACATAATCATAGATTCGTTGTGCTAAATTTAAATTATTACCACAAAAAGCAACAGCCGCTCGAGCAAAAGCGTGTTGAGGTGACTTTTCGTCTTCTCTACAATAATAGTCTTTCAATAATTTAAAAGACTGCTCTGACAATATTTTATCTCTTTTACTGTCGATTTCTATGCCTAAATGCTGCATTTAATTCTCCTAGTGTACTTGTACGTAGTTTCCAACCATAGGAAAAATCTTAGCAATAACGCATGCGATTTCTCTGGCTAGTTCCATGTGTTCTTTTTGAGTTCCATTTCCACTTCGTAATTCAATGAAATGAATCCATGATCGAAGTGTTCCATTAACATATAATCTTGATACGGTAAGTCCTTCAGGAAGAACTGCCCGCGCTTGTTCTTTAGCGATACCTTGATCAATTGCCCAATTATATAATTCTTTTGATTTTCTTATAAATTCCATTTGCTTCATTCTAAAATTTTCATTAATTCGTCTATGATTTTCATTACTGGAATCTATATCTATACTATTTTGTCTGTTAGTCTGATCTTGTAGTCTTGCATCTCTTGTAACGAATTCTAAATCTTCTACAGGATTTGCATATCTTTGACTAAACTCTTGAAATGAAAATGATCTATGACGTAAAAACTGTCTTGCGATATCTCTTGTAGTTTCAACTTCTATACATGCACTTGCCATTTCAAATGGAGACCAATGTTTATGTTTAGAAAGATAGTTAAGAAGTTTTTCACTGGTTTCAGTGTTAAATTGATTAGAAGGATTTGAGACTCTTGCTGCAAATGCAATAAGGTCTTGTACATTAGATAAACCTTCCTTTAAGATTTCTTCAGAAGGTTGTGAATAGCTAATCAGCTTAGCATGCATTATAATTTTCTCCATTCAGTGAATTTCAGTTTTGCTTCTAGACCTTTATAAACGTTTTGACTAATAATTGTTTCAACGTTATTAAGACCATTAAGAAACATTTCATTGATGTCCTTACCTGGAACATCTTTAGGCCATATACAAATTTTATAGCCCTGTTCTATAATTTTTTCCATACGTTTATGAATCTCTTTATTTCGAGGTTCCGCATCGAAAACGAATATCGCATTTTCATTTGCATGTTTGAGCGCTGATGTATTTCCTTCCGCTCCTGCCATTGCAACAGAATTTTTGAGGAACATGCTATCTAAAGCACCTTCCACAACATAATATGGTCGTTTGAAGTCAACCTTATCTAATCCAAAGATTTTAGGTCGATCATCAAACATGATAGTAATGTACCTTATGCCCGCGGGATCAAATCCTCTGGCCGACACTCCGAATATTTTTTTATTCTCATCAAGAAAAGGTATCACTAATCGAGGTTCATCTTTGTCTATATTCGAGAATTTATCTGGTATTATACCATTAATCCATGCCTTAAATTTTGGCGCATAGTAAAGACGATAATGATGATTCGAAGGAATCTTCCTCTTATCTATATATGTTTTTACGGGATGATTCCAAGCCAATTGTGAGATTTTTTTAATCTTTTTTAGTGTACTATTGTTAGTAAACTGAGGCGCTTCAAATTTGATTCCTTCAAGTATAGGCTTGTCTTTAGTTTTGTATTTATTGATAAATTTTTCAGAAACATAGTCTTTAAATGCAAGAGGGTCAACCGTCTTAAGAAAGTAGGAAAAGGATTGACTTGCTCCACAATTGTGACAATAGTAGAACAAATTGTTTTCTTTCTCAAGCAGCCAACCCCTTGCTTTTGTTCGTGACTTTTGTGAGTCACCACAGAGAGGGCATCTGAAGTTAATTTTATATGGATTAGTAGACCTAATACGAAACTGGTCTAAGCGTCCACCGAGTGTCTGCGCATACTGTATGTCAGTAAAATCAATCATAATATAAATCTATCTGTAGTATAGTTGAGATATTATACCATAGGTTGGTATAGATGTCAACTATTATTTAACGGTTTGTGTACGACCAGATTTTGGATCAACCTTATAAGCAAAGAAATCGACTTCTGGAAAGTCTTTTTTAAGGTCGAGGAGAGCTTTTAAATTTTCAAGATGATCATCAAATAGTCTTATTCTACCATATTCACCAGTCTTTAAAAAATTACGGAATATGACTTTTTTGTTTTCAGCTGAAGAACCACTACCAAGATTACCAGCTCTATGGATATGAACATTTTTAATGTCTATACCATGCGATTGAAACGTTTTAAGAAAAAGATCTCTATCGTCCATATCAGAACGAGCTGTTACAATAATAACTTTACTACCAGATTTTACTGCATTCTTTATTATTGCTTTAGCTTTGGCTATAATTTTACCAATGGGTGTTGCTGTTTGAAAAAACAATTTAGATGATTTAAATTCTGAATAATCATACTCTTCACCCTTTTTTAATTTATAACTATTAAAAGTTTTAGGGGTAAGAGATTTTACAATCTTATTTGTTTTAGTATCACGTACTAATACACTAGCTTTTGATATAAACATTGTATCATCAATATCAAAAATTGTCAATCCTTTTGAACCTTTTTTTTCTTCTAGATATTCTTGGAACCTAATCATATTGTTATTATATACTAGTTTATGTGAAATGTCAACTGTTATTTATGAAATAATGAGATATCTAAGAATTGCACTACAAATGTGGCTACTGCGATTGCACCAATCAACCACCATTTAAGGTTTTCAATTCCTCTTATACGAACTTCTTGGTTATCAATCTTATCTTGTAAATCTTTTGCAATATTTTCAATAAGTCGTATTGTTTCTTTGTGTCTATCTTCATGCCATTCACGGCTACGCTCGTTGACTTCGGAGTGTTTATTTCTTGCGTCTTCCATAGCTTTAAGCATATCCCTTCTAAAGTTCTGCTTGTGATCGTCAAGTTCTTCTTTTAAAGCAAATTTAGTCTCAACATTGATGCGTGACTGAGTGTCGATTTTTTCTTCTAAGTAATCGAGTTTCTGATCAAACCTCTCAATAATTTGCTGTTGTACAGCCATGCCTTTCGATAAAGCAGTGATTTCATCTACAACAGAATCAACCTTATCAAAAAATCTTTCAATTTGTTTGAGGTCGTTTTTTATAAGAGCTATGTCTGTTTTGATATGTGAAACGGTGTCGTCTGACATCGTGCCTCCAAGCTAAAAAAATTATCACTTAGTGCATTATGTTGACAATTGTATTTATTTGAAAATGGGCTTCTATTAAGAATTATATTATAAGTTTTTTTAATCTTTTTCTATAGCTAAACCAGCACCAGGTTCGTCATTAATTGTAACGTTCCTATAGTACACAACCACCTCTCCGAGCTCTCTGATGTACCTACGGAGCTCTTGAATGTTGGCTGACATTAACTCATAATCTTTAATTGTAGTGGCTACAAAGAGGACGTCTCCACCATTAGCGGCTTTGATATCTTCCATGAATCTATCTAAATAGGTATATCCTTCTGGCCACTCTGGATTATCTCTATCTTCTAATGCACACGTTTTAGGTCGTGTTGTTTGCGGAGTTCCATCATCATTTAATACAGGATTGCCCTGATCATCAAGTCTTGGAATTTGTTTACATGGGTTTGCTATAACTGCTTCAGATACTACATACCATTTAGGTTCTTCTAAATTTATAGGTCTTGGTAATGTAGGTTGGATGATTTCTATACGAACTGGCTTAGTTACAATTTCAACTTCTTTGGTACCTAAACCAAGAATTGAACATCCACTAATCAGAAGAAGTGCTAGAGAGCTCGCTAATAGCTTTAGTATCATTCTCAATCTCCTCAAATGCTGCTTTAGTACCATTATTAATACGCGTCTCAATAAGGCCCGGCCTCATAAGAGCGAGCCTATCGAGATTGTGTCTTCTGAAAATATCTAGATAACGATCTTTTTCTGCTTCAATAGCAGCGTTCGCACGAGAAAGGTTATTTAATGCTTCACCTTGTTTCTCATACGATTCTTTCATTGCGTTGAATGCAGCAGCTTGCTCTTCAATCGCATATTCTAATTTGACATTATTTTCTTTTAATGTCTGATTTTCATTCCATAGCCAATAACTCGCGCCACCAAGCACGAGAATCAACGTTAAAAATATCTGATTAAACACTGATTATTCCTTTGCATAAGAATGCAGTGTTATTTTTTAGATTTAGACTCTTCTTTCTCGTCTTCGTCTTCGTCTTCGTCGTCAGACTCGACTTCTTCCTCATCAGATTCGTCTTCATCAGACTCATCTTCTTCGTCTTCGTCTTCGTCTTCTTCTTTGACTTTACCTTCAGCCATTTCATTATATTTTTCTTCTAAAGAGGCACGAATTCTAGCATTCATCTCTTCTTCAAAAGCCTCTTTCATTTTAAGAGGATTATTATCAATTGCTTCGGCAATTATTTTTTCAATAGACATTTCTATTTCTCCTATTTAAATTAACTTAGCTCTGTATATAAAACCTGATTCATTAGGTTCAACTGTATTTGTTAATAAAGCGTTATAATATAATTCGTCAAACCCAATCTCTTTATCGTTGTCTTGATCTGGATTCCAGTTAGAGACTTTTCCACCAGTTTTTAAATGTATCGCAATACGTTTTGCGGTGAATTCTGATAATTTAGTTTGGTACTGACATTTTTGTTGAATTTCTTCTAAGCCTTCCTCATCTATAAGTGAAGATGGATATACAACAGCATCTGTACCTTTATATTCAGGGTCTTCATCGCCAGAATCAAAACCTAACATTTCACTTAAAGATACTTTACCTTTTTCATTTGAAGCTTCTAATATCTTTTTAAGATCTTTAGCACCAGATACTTGAATTGCCACTTGTCTCATTTCCATTTCTGGTTCCATGTCCAATGGCTCTTCCATATCATCTACTGGTTCTTCATCATCTTCGACTTCTGCTTCATTAATACTATTATATGCATTTTCTAATGCAACACGTAAACGCGAAGTCATTTCTTCATCGAATGCTTCTTTCATTTTTAACGGATCGTTATCAATCGCGTGTTGAATTATTTTATGCAATGACACTTTAATTCCTTTAACAGATTATCTTTTTTATTTATTAAACTTCTTCCATTCGTGACATCAGGCGCTCTGCTCTGTTTGTCACTTGACGATACCATTTAGAATCTCTACCTTCAACTGCAGCAGTTTTCCAATCACCTTCTAATACAGCAGCATTAAACTTTTTAAATCCACTCAAACGAGTACGACCCATGTTGAACATCATATTAACCACGATCTCTTGGACCTCTCCTGGGAAATCTCCAAATTCCCCTTCTCCGTATAGAGCGTGACATTCTCCGATGGCAGTTTCAAGATCTCTGTCGAAACACGTCCTGACTCTTTCTTCGTCAACACTTGTACCAACTGGTTTTCCGAATTCCTCATCACTTTCGAGGATAAGGTGACCGACTCCAAAGGTAGGTAAGCCGAGATGGTCGAGATAGATTTCATTTACTACTCCCTCATCGATTTTTAATTGTTCAAATACATTGTCTTTATTCTGTTGTTGCATTGTTTTACCTCTATCTTGACATAAAGTCAATAAAATTTTTCTTTTTATATTTACCTTGAGATTTCTTAGATACGCCAGGTTCACCTTGTGCTCCAACTCCTAATCCTGCAATAGCACCACCACCAACATTAACAGTTGGTTCTTCGTCCATATAACCTTTTTGTCTAAGCCAATCTTCTACAGCTGTTCGTATTTCAGTACCTGTCTTACCTTGAACTTTATAATCGATAAGCAATTTACTGAGTTCTTTTCTATCTTTAGGAGAAACTTTCTTTTTAGCTTCTTCTAATTTAATTTCTTCATTTGCGAGTATATCTCCATACTCTTCAACGAAGCGGTCTAAGAAAGAATTATGAAAATCTTCAGATAAATCAACGTCTTCTAATAAGACACCATTTTGATTTCTATAATTTTCTGATTCTTTAATTAACCATAGAGCTGCAGCATAAGTAGCAAGTCTAGTAGAACCACCTGGTAATTTAGCTAATAGCTTTTTAAGATTTAAAATTAGTTGGTCAAATATACCAAAAGCTTTGCGCTGCTCAGCCTTAGTAAAATCTCTACGACGAATAAGGATATTACCTTTTCCGTCTATGATTCCTAATTTATAAGCTGGCCAGTTTTTAAACGGCTTTACAAGCCTTTTAATAAAACTGAAAACTAAAAATAAATCTACTACCATTAGATTTCCTTTAACCTTTGTGTAATTAATTCATCTGAAATTATACTATCAGAATTAATACTAATGTCGTCATATATGATTACTTGAGGCATGAAATTTAAATATTCCACAAAAGGCTTTAAATATTCATGAAACTCGTGTAACCGCATAAACAACATATTAGTTCCAATTGGACCAAACACATTGTATAATACAATGAGATGGTTTAATATCAACCTTTCTTTAAGTTCACCGTCTGATCTATATCTTCCGAATAATTTTCTGAGGTATTGAAACCTCTTCATATCTTCTTCAAATTCTGACATCTCAGTACACTGAGGGTTGTCGTAATGCTTCATTGCATATAGCAGAAAGGTTGATTCTGTTAACTTCATAATGAAAAAAGGTTTATGTTGTTAATTATTATTAACTGTCGGCTACGATTGTATCTTCAACTGCTGTGTTACCAGTAACACCCAAGTCACCTGCATCTGATTGTGATACCTTCATAGGTACCAAGCATTCTGCAAAGTGTCTTCCATTTGAAGTGTGGTATAACCACCAACCTGGACCAGTGAGACCTTTAGCTCTGTTAGATGCAACACCTGCCTCTGTTAAGTCAACGAATACTGCGTTGTCTTTATCATTGGACTTATTAGTGTTATTAGCATCGTCCTCGAGCCACTTAGGTACGCTAGCTGGAGCGTCTGTTTTTCCCCATAGTGCCATGTTATTTCTCCTGTTTAATTTAACGTTAAATTATAACAAAAATTATTTCAATTGATTTAATTGTTCTAGAATTTCAGCCTTTAAAGCACCTGATTTAACTTTAACACCTCTGTGTTTTGCTTCTTTAAGCAATTGTGCTTTTGTTAACTTGCCGAAATCGCATGTAACTTTTCCATCGGCTTTAGCAGCCTTTTTTACTACTCTCTTTTTTGGAGTAGGTTTTACTTCTTCGGTTTTAACACCAAAAAAAGATTTTAGCCATTCAATTAGTTTTTTCATAATATCTCCCATATTTTTTACTAATTAATTATATATTAATTTTATTTAAAGCTTTTGCTAAGAGCTCTAGTCTTAAGTCTCTCTGCAGTGAGTGATTCGCCCATACAATTAGATGCATAAAGCTGTTCAAATTTTTCTTTAGAACATCCGTATTGTGCATTAAGTTGCTTATACATTTCATCCTTTGAACAATTACTTGCATGAAGCTTTTTCATTTCTTTAGCAATGACTGTATCATCAACACTTTCATAGCCTTCTTTTTTCATTGCTTTACTAATTGCAGCTCTTCTTTTTTTAAGATACTCATCTGAATCATCTACATCACCATCATTGTCGATATCTGCATCAGCTTGACCGACTGGGTCCATTTTCTTAGCTTCATCCTTTTGGTCTTTGTATAATATAATACCTGCTTGAGGATGATATACATCATCTTGAACATCACTAACTGTTTCAGCATCATCGTCTGCACCTAAATATTTTTTAGCATAAGCAACAATAGCTTTTTCATCACCTTGTAACATTACCACAGCGCCAGGATTAGAACTCCCAATCTTTTTCATAGTAAAACCTTTCTTATCTGCGATTTTACCAGTGAAGTGGCTAACTTTTAAATTAGCTTCAACTAATGGTTTGCGAATTGCCGCCTCCATTACCATATCAATTTTTTCTTTAAATGACATTTCAGTCTCCCTTATAAAATTATTATTAAACTATTTATCTTTTGGAGTTATTTTAATTATTAAATCATTAACTCCTTTAATGATTCTGTGGTATTCATTTTCTTTTATAGTAAATTTCATACCTGGTTTTAAAAGCCAAGGTAAAGCACCTTCCCATTGAAATTGCCAACCATCACCTTCGAGAATTTCTATTTCTCTTGTTTCATCGTCTCTATGCCAAACAAATTCTTCGTTTGGTCTATTAGCAAAAAATACTCGACGATCATTAACGTCAAGATAAGGATTCATATTTACTTTACTTAATTAAGCCTGCTAAAAGCTTAATTCCATCAATTATTTTTCCAGCCAAAATTTTATTTTCTTCTAATTCAAGATCAGCTTCAATTTTTGATATATCAAGCAAGTCTTGTACTAATTCTTCGTATTCTGCTTGAGTTAAATCGCCATCTTCTAATAGACTTTTATATTCTATTACTTTTTGTTCTGTTTGTGCTTGCCAATTATCTAAGCTCATTTCCTATCTCCAAAAACACTTAATACGTTATTAGTCACGTTGTGTATATTAGTTCTTTTAATTTTGCAATATGCTTCACTAGGATTTTCTTTTTCTTTTAATTCTAGTGTAAGATCGTGTATACCTTTATATATTTCTACAATATTATCGTTTAATCTATGCTTTGCATAAGTGTGTAAATATTCAGCTCTATAATTCATTTGGCTAATCATTGAACTTTTACACCACTCTTCTGTTGAACCATGAGATAATGATATTACATTGAGCTCTACTAATTTGCCATATTCAACATTATCAAATTCACTTGGTACAAATTTACCAATAGATGAACATCCTACTGCTAATACTGCAAATAATCCTATTAAAATATTTTTCATAATTACCACCAGTAACTGCCGCCACCTTTAAGTCCAAGTGATTTAGCATATCTTGGTAAACGACATGCCCAATAACCTGCACTCATTTTATCTGTTTTTGTATCACAATTATGACGAGCTGCAAAAGACCGTGCGGCATCTCTATCATTAATCTTTGCAGTTAATCCGCCTTTTTCATCACCAAAATTAATCTTTTTAACATTACCTGTTTGAGGATCTCTTACATAAACAACGTATTTCTTTTTACCAGAACTACGTTTTGGTTTATTTAATTCTGGCTCTTGTTCTTCTTCAAATTCAATCATTGGTTGTTCTAAAGGAACTGTAACTCCTTCATATAAGCCAAAGTTTGATTCGTTGATAAACTCGCGAAATCCTTTCATCGTCTTATTTGTTCTTTAATTCGTCTTTTAAATCGTCTATTTTACTTTGTATTTTCATAGCTCTTTCAAGATGATATTCTCCTTCATCTTGAAATTTTTCGAATGCTGTATCGTCACCTTTTTCTTCAGCTGCAGCAGCTTTTCGATCGGCTTCTTGAGCGAGCTTCTCTATCGAATCCATTTGTTTTTCTAGTCTTGCTATTTCAATCTTAATCTTACCTTGAGCAGAAATATCTTTACCAGCTGTAGAAAGACTTGTGTTTTTACTATAATAAGCTACCTTGTCATCATCGGACATCTTATTTACTGATTTATCAGCATCTCTTACTTTAGCGGCAAATTCTTTTTCTTTATCAGTTGGTATTTTTGTATACATTTGATTGCCAGGTTTTTTCTCGTAACCAGCATCTTTCATTTCTTTATCAATAAATCTATCTTTTTCGTTCTGACCCATTTGATTCCAAACTTTACCCATCTTTTTAGCTTTTTCTTTTGCCTTTTGTAAAGCCATGTAAGAATCAACACCGCCCTTAATATTTTCGTCGATAACATCGTCAAACATACCAGATGCTTTCATGTCTCTCATGGCTTGTTTTTTAATCTTATCAATATTTGCTTTATTGAGTTTTTCAACAGCTTTCTTAATCATGAGTAGACGCTTTTCTTTCTCTTTAGGAGATAGTGCTTCATCTAATTCAATTTCAACCATCATATCTTCAACGATAGAATCAAATGTGTTTTCAACACTTTCACCATGTTGAATAACAATGCTTCTTAAGTAATCACCGGCTTTTGCTCTTGGATACATACTCGTAAACGCTTTAACATCACCTTGTGCAATAATTGCTGCTAATGTTTCACTAGGATCTGTATCTAAACCATAGATATGCTTTCTAAGATCTTTGTATTTTGCTGATCTATAAAGGTCATATGCTTTTTGAAAATCTTCTTTATCATATCCACCGCGCTTAACAAGAGATTGTAAAGATTTGAGAACATCACCACGACCTTCTTCTAATTCAACTTCTTCTAAGTTTATTTTAAAAGGATTTTTACCTTTAAACTTAAACTTTACTTTTTCGTTATATGCAAATCCCTTTAAGTTTGGATCACCTTGAACTCCTGCAGGTAATTTCTTTTTAACACCAACAGAAATATCATCAACTTGTGCTTCGTTAAAACTTTTAAAACGTTTCATTTCTATTTCTATCCTCCGAACTCGTGTCCAGCGACACGTTTCATTTGTTTGTTAAATTCTTCTTGTGAAGGTTTATTCTTATAGAGTTTAATAGTAAGATGTGCTTTATCTTTACCTTTAATTCTCCAATTATAACCTTTTTCTTTATGTTCTGGTTTGGTCGTTTTTACAACTCTACGCTTATATCCATCTTCCCACGATTCAGATCCTTCGTCAAGTTTACCACCTGCAGCAGTAAAGGCTGCTATTGCCATATCTCGACGTTTTTCTTTGTCAGCATCTTTGAATTGTGGAGCATCTGATTTCATAAAATCATCAATCCAAGCTCCGAGTCCATCAGAGACTTTTAACTTTTCTTCTAAAAATTCTCTAAAGGTTTTCATTTTGATTGTAGCGCAGCATCGATCATTTTAATATCTTTTTCTAGTTCTCTTATTTCTTCACCTCTAGGATTCTTACCTCCTAAAGCTGTCATAGTACTATGCTGTCCTTTTAAAGCTGTAATAGAATTTAATTTCTTTTTACGCATATCTTTTAATTTTTCACTATCGTATCTCATAAATCTATTTTCTACGCCCCACTGACTATCTTCGTTTTTTAATCTAGCGTGACCTTTACGTTTGGTATCATTTTCAATACGTCTCTTAACAAGTTTAGCCACCACTTCAGCGTCTGATAAATTGCCGTTTTCCATATCTTTCATAAGCTTAGTCTTAAGTAAACCGAGCATATGATCAAGAACTTGACCATTACGAGCAGCTAAGGTTGCTTCTTCAATTTCAACTTCTTCAAACATTTTTTGTAATTGCATATAATAGTGATCTTGAACAAACCCTCTATCTACAGGAACAGTTCTCTTACCACCATTATATGTAAATGTGATTTTCTTATCGTTAGTTTCTGGTCTTATGATTTTTCCACCATTGCTTCTAATTTCTTTTTCTACAGTAGAAACAGCAACTGCGCCTTCGTCTAATATGTCGAAATCGAAGTTTTCATTCGCTTGTCTTAAAGCGTCTCTAACTCGAGGATGTTTTTGTAAATCTTTTTTCAATCTTGAGATTTTTTGATAAGCTGCACTATAATTACCCTGCTTATATCTTGGGTCATTAGCAATACCGATTGCCATTTTAATATCTTTTGAAGTAATAGGACTATCAAAATCATCTCTTTCTTCTTTTAAACCTACGTAAATATGTTTTGATGCAGTTTGCATTGCACTTTTTTCTGAACTATATACGCCAATTTCTTTTCCGTCAATACTTAAATGAAACTTACCACTTTGTGGTTTTACGCGCACGGTATGACCTTTAATTTTATAATCACGAGGACTAATCGTTTTTGTTTTACTTGTTGGTTTTAATTCTTCTTCTACTGGTTTTTCAGGTTGAGTTCTCTTAAGCCATTTCGTAATATCTGTATACTTACCAGTTAAATGTAACAACCAAACTTTTTGACCTTTCATTTTTTCTGAACTTGTTTCTAAACCCATAGCCATTGCACGTCTTTCTGCTTTTGCTGCGTCTTGAAGAGTTTCAAACTTAAATGATACAGTCATTTCTACTAAATTCATATTAAAATTTTCTATAGCTATGTCTGTTAATTTTTTCTTCTTAACACCTTGGCCGGGAGTATCTGAGGCAAGCTTATCTTTTGCTGAAGTAGTTCCCCAGAAACCTGCTCCACTTTCGTTAATTAAGTCTGTTAATTTTTTCATTAGTTATCAATCCCTGCGTTCTTTTTAATTTGACTAATTTCGTCTCTTAGTCTATTAGCTAAAATTTCGTGATCTTTAATTTTTTGTCTGAGTTTACCAATCTTATCTTTATCGGCATCACTTAGTTTTGGATTGCCGTATTTATCTGTTTCTCTTTCATCGATACATTGTTGTAATTCTTCTTTTGATTCAAATGGTACTTCTTTATATCCTTGCCTCTTAAGGTCAGCAATCTTCTTCTCATTACCTTTACGCTTCATTGAAGCACGATGATGTCCACTTGCATCGTCTTTAGCTAACTTAATATACAGGTGTCTATCCTTTTTAGGTGTAGACCATTTCTTGACTAAGTCGTCTCGGCCATAGAATGAGCCTTCAGTATGTTGATTTAATTCTTTTTCGAGGTCTTGTTCAGCAATAGGTTGTTTATTATAAGTAGCAATCTGTGCTAATGCTTCTCTTATTGATCCTTTTACAGTTTTCATTATTTGTTATCCCTGTCTTTTTAATTGCCCTTATGTTGTTTCCACAAGTCAGCATCGGTTGTTTTTTGTGTTTTTCCACCAGTTGCAAAACTATTAACTCTTGCCAATCCCCATTGAGTAGGAGTTGTTCCTGGTCGATGACCTGATTTCCAAGCAGCGACTCCACGGTCAAATACTTTTTTAAGAATACCATAAGGGATTCCAGTTTTTTCTGCTTTGTTTCTAAGAGATTTTTCTGGATTACTTTCGAATACAAATTCAAGATCTTCCCCTAATCTTAATAATTCTTTAAGCTTTGCTTCTCGCTCTGCTTCTATTTCATAACCTTTTTTATTAATTTTAAACCGTTTATCAACAACTACTGAACCATTGCGTGCTAATAGCATGTGTGGTTTTTTCAAACCTGCTCGTTCATAATTAGTTTCACCAAACATTTTCTTAAATTTAGAAGTATGTTTACTTGGTTTTGTTTCTGCAGTTGCATCACCAGGTGCTGGTTTATATGCATCTGGATTATCATCAGCCATTTTTGCTTGTTTATTGAATTGTGCTTTACGTTTATCAGCAGTTGACTTTGCTAGTCCAGTATGATATGATGAACCTTCTGAAAGTCTTTGTTCAAGAGTATATTCTTTGTATGTACTCTCTGTATTTTCGTTTGTAAATCTTAAAGCTTTTTTAACTTCTGGATGTCTAGATAATCCTTTTTTAATCTTTTCAATTTCTTTAATAGCGTAATTCATATTACCTGCTAAGTCAAGAGCTAATTCAATTGCTAATTTTGTCTTCTCATCTCGTGCTGCTCTTTTTGCAGCAGGGTTGTCTCTATAATACTGAGCAACTTCTCGACCAGTAAGTTTTTGTTTACCCATTGGTGATAACGGATCTAATTTACCATTAACTACTTTTTCTTTTAAGTAATTAGTAACTAATTGATCTAAAGATTCTTTTTTAGCTTTAGATGTATCAACTTTTTTAATTACTGGTTTTTTCTTTTGAACCGTAGGATTCTTTGGTTTCTTTGAAGCGATTTTAGAAGCGAGTCTTGCTCTTTCAGCCGCTTTTACTTTAGGCATAAATCGTCTCATAAGAATTTCAATTCTATTTTTAGGAATTCTTGCTACACGATCATCAATGCGTTGTCTTGCACTATATGGCATATCAGCATATCTATTTGCTTTTGCAAATCTCTTTTTCAACATACGATATACTAAACGACGAGCACGTTTTTTGATTACTTCAACGGTTGCAACCCTTTTCATTGCACGTCTTCTACCCATACGAATTTTACTTCTCATACGCTTCATTAACATTTTGCGCTTGAGTCTTTGTTGACGTGTAAGTGCTTCGCCTAATAACTCTTCAGTTAAATCTTCATCCATAAAGATTTCATCTAAGAATTCGTTATCAAAATCTTCGAATTCTAATTCCATTGTTTCTTGAAGTCCCATACCAACTCTTACTGAGTCATATACAACTTTAGCTTGACTTTGTAATTTTCTTGGAAGTCCTTTCTTAAAAGAATCAAAGTCTTCATCAGCAGCTGCTTTTCTCATTTTAGAAGCAGACATTCCTGATACGTCATCAGCATCAGGATCTCTATCACCTGCTGATATTACAGATACCTTATCAAAGGTAAAATCCTTACCGTTATATTTGGTAAGTAGTGTCTCAAATTCACTAACACGATCTGAACCGACAATGAGCACAAGTTCTTTATATTGACGTTGTAATTCTTTAGCAACCTCTATAATGGTGCGTGCTCTTGATTTAACAATCAACTTGGTTCCGAATGCGCGTTTTGCGAATAAAAGTTTTTGGTCGTATGAGAGTGGATTCTTCTTAGGATCTGTGGAGTGAGATAAGTAGATTAGCGGAGTTCCACCCATTGACAAAGCAGTAGAAATTACTTTATTGACCAATTTTTCATGACCAACTGTCACAGGATTCATACGACCAAAACTGATAACTGCTGTACCGCCGCGTGGTGCTTCGGTTACAACAGGTTTAATATTGACATAATTCTTTGGATTTAATTTTTTCTTGCCGATTTTTCTTAATGCAGGATTTGTTTTAATATTTTCTGCGGCTTTAAGTTTTAAGGCAATATCACCCAATGCTGTTTCAAGATCATCCATCATGTCTTGTGTTTTTTCGGCAGCAAACGGGTCATCGGGATTTACTCTATCCCTTTGTTCTGGATTTGGTTGTTCTTGGTCTGTATCAACTTCACTGTCAGCTGGTTTTTCGCCATCAACAGGTTCTTCATCATCTTTTGATCTTGATCTTAAGTCTCTGATTCGATCGGCCACAGTTGTTTTCTCGTCAAGCTGAAGTGACGATACACTATCCAAGAATTCTTGAAATGTTTGACTCATTTATTAAATCCTAATTAAAATTTAAATCTACTCTGGTTTATTTATAATATTTTGAAAAACTGGATATAAATTCATAGTTAACATTAGCACTTTGTGACCAGATTGTTGATTCTCTTAACCAACCAAGAGCTGGTGTTGGTGACATAATTTTTAGTGGTAATGCTGTTTGTCGTTGTCCTCGAATAAAATATGCATTATCTACTGCACCTAAAATGCCTCTTTGTTCTATTTCATTTACTAAAAACTGTGCAGTTTTCTTTGTCATCATATATGCATGCGCACCTTCGTGTCCATCAATATCTATTAATTCTTCAGGTGGACCTGCTCTTTGATGATCATATCTTGATGGGTCTGTTAATTTATATCCTAATACAACAATGCAATTATCAGGTATTTCTATATTGGGTTTATGCAATATGATAGCGTCATGTTCTAATACAATACCGACATCATCATCACCTTCTGCAATCATTTTCCATATTTTACCATGTCCTGCACTACAAGCATTTGCTTTTTGAGAAGGTGTAGGATTAGCTATATATCTTATAGGTTCATAAAAACTTTGTTTAATACCAGTTAAACACCAAGCTGCACGTCCAGTCATATTTTGATAACCTTGAACGTATTCTCTTTTTAAACCTACTTTATCACAACTATCTGCACATATTTTTGCATATTGTGTTGAGATAGGAGTATTGATTTTTAAGATATAAGCTTTCACTTAGGATCGCCTTGAGGCGGTCGTATTAATGATTGCATCTTTTCATTTGCTTGTAAAAAATCTACGAACTCCCAAGATTCACCTTTATATTCTACAATATAACGGCCTTCTTCAGGACATTTTAATACAACTGCAGTTTCCATGTAATTATTACTATTATCCATTTTTTAATTTATTATATAATTCACAATCTTCTTTGAAGTGATTATTAATTCCTTGTAATGCTTCGATATCAAATTCTATTTCATTTGATCTATTTTTTCTTGTGTCTGTTTTATGATTTGGTAGTGGATAGTTAATTAAAATTTTATTATTATAGCAAAATTGAAATAACTCTTCTTCTAAATTTTCGTATAGCCAAAAACGACCTATTCGTTCTTCACCAATTTTTAATAAATCAGTTTGTCGTATAGCAGAGTTTGCATCATTATCAAATATACCATTTGTAGTCCACGATTTATATTCTTCTAAAGATGCTTCTCTTCCAGGTGTTCTAAATTTCTTATAAAAATAGTAAAAGCTTTTTGCTCTATCTATTGGGTCTCTTAATAATGCGAATACATCATATTCACGAGCTTGTTCTTCTGTTATAACACCTTCTGCAATTAATTGGTTTAAAGTAAAATGATAGAAAGCATAAGGTCTGTATCGTGATACGATACTTTCATCTAATGTTCCTGGTAATTTACTATCTTCAACTTCTGTATAGATAGCATCTGGATCATCGATATTGCGAATAAAAAAATCCGATAAACTACTTGATGCAGTTTTCGGAGTACGTAAAAAGAGAAATTTGTATTTGTGTGATAAGTACATTTATACTCCTTGTGAATAATCTACACAATTATATCCCATTCCAGTAGAACCCCACTTATGGTCAGCGTAAATTTTATCTGGTCCATCATATCTTTTTGCACCATTAATATAAAATTGTGGTATAAAATAATGTGATGGAAAAATTGTCAATTTATGTTTAAAGCTTGGAACAAATTTTGAAAGAAAACTATTTCCTGTAGACACAAAAGGTTGTGGATGCAATTGATGTGGTTTTAACGTATGAAGCGTATCAATTAATAATTTAATAAACTCATTGCCAGGATTACATGCGAAAATAGGTTGAACAAAATCTGGTCGACCTTTTTCATTTTCATAACATGTATAAGCATGGTCTTCTGGAGATTGCCATAACTCATCTGTATTCTCTAAACAAATCATATCAGCTTCTGCTATAAATCCACCTTGTTCATATAGTAATTCATATCTTATTAAATCAGACACTCCACACCAAGCTCTTGCATTATAATAATGTTCAATAAGATGTTGGTTATACCATCTTCTTTCTTTTAACATTGCATCAGTAAATATACTGTATTCCCAATCAGGATGTTTATCTCTCCAAGTATACATCCATTTAAGAGGAGCTGGTTTTGGTCCAATCCATATATGACTTAACTTTTTTTCAATAGAGGTTTCCATCAGTCAAGTATCTCTAAAATCTTCTCCGCAATTTTTATAAAGTCTTCTTTTGTTTTTCCACGTGTTGTTTCTGCTGCTGTACCAATTCGAATACCACTTGTTTCCATAAAAGGTCGTGGATCATTTGGTATACCATTTTTATTAACAGTAATACCATTTTCTTCAAGTAAATCCGCAGCTTCTCTTCCAGAATATTTTGATTTACTTAAGTCAAGCAAAATAATATGTGAATCAGTTCCATGTGTTTGTACTAATATATCTTTTGAATGATGAAAAACTTCACACATGGCTTGAGCATTTTGTACAACTTTATTAGAATATATATCGAATTCTTTTGTATCAGCTTCAAGAAATGCTTGTGCTTTACCTGCGATCATATTCATTAATGGCCCACCTTGAGTGCCTGGAAAAATACTACTATTAATTTTTTTAGTATAATCTGGATTATTCCATAATATAATTCCACCTCGCGGCCCACGAAGAGTTTTATGCGTTGTTGATGTTACAAAATCTGCGCATGGTATCGGACTTACATAAGCACCACCTGCAATTAAACCAGAATAATGAGCCATATCAACCATAAGATATGCACCAACTTCATCTGCAATATCTCTAAAAAGATACCAATCAATTTGTCGCGGATAAGCTGATGCACCAGCAATAATAAGTTTTGGTTTTACTTTTAATGCGATATCACGTATTTTATTATAATCTAACCAACCATCATCAGAAACACCATAAGAATAAGCATCATATAATTTACCACTAATTGTAACTGGAGCACCATGAGTTAAATGACCGCCACTTGCTAAATCCATTCCAAGAATTTTATCACCTGGTTTAAGGAATGCATTATAGATTGCAAGATTAGCATTAGCACCACTGTGTGGTTGAACGTTTGCAAATTTACAATCATAAATGTCTATTAATTTTTGAATTGCTAATGATTCAATTTCATCCATTTGATCACAGCCATTATAATATCTACGACCAGGATAACCTTCGGCATATTTGTTTGTAAATTCAGAACCACATAATTTCATAACAGCATCTGATGCGAAATTCTCAGATGCAATAAGCTCAATTGTTGTTTGTTGGCGCTTTAATTCTTTTTGATAAATCTTATCAATTATCGTGTGCATTGTTTTTCCTTAATGTGTTACTGTTGAAGTGATATGAGATAAAGCTTCTCCGGCCGGATCAAATTCAGTAAGTCTATTATAGTGAATTCCTAATCTTCTAAATTGATCTATAATTTCTTTATCTATTTCTCTACTTAATTCCTCGTCTTGAGCTCTACCGTTTTGTTCGAAATTTTTTGGCCGGGTAAGCATAAAATTAATGTTATGATATTTGTCATATATTTCTAAAGCAATTCTGTCTATTAAATCACTATATAATGGACCAGAATATTTTTCTCTATATAATGGACTTAATAGTACTGGACTATCTGTAATAATATAATCTACCTTACCTACTAATCTTAATATTTTTCTATGTTGATGAGCTAATACCCACAATTGATCTTGAAGCATTGGAATGTTTCCTTCCCAAACACATTCTTTTGCAAACTCATCAGTAAGTTCAACATTATGTCCTAACATTTTCATTTTATAAAATAATCCTGCGGCAGCCGTACTTTTACCAGATGACGGACCACCATAGAAATTAATCACTGTTGTTTTCACTAAATTTCCTTATTGCTTTTCAACTAACCATAAAAAATCATCTTCTACAGTATAATTACCTTCTCCGTATAACTCTTCTACTGCTTGTTTCACGGTTGGAAAATGAATATCATGTCCAATAATCATACCACCTTTACGAACTTTTGGAGCCCATGCTTCAACATCTCTCATAACACCATTATAAGAATGGTCAGCATCGATAAAAACAAAATCTAAACTTTCGTCTTCAATCTGCTTTGCGGCTTCAGTTGTATAATCTTTAATAATAAAAGCTCTATCTGAATAGTCTTTACAGAAATTTGTTAGATCGTAATAATATGCTTCATGATTCCAAGCATGTCCATTTTCTCCTGGAGTCCATTGCTCAGGTCCATCATAACCAGGTTGTGCTTCATATAAATCAACACCATATAAAGTTAGATTATGACAAGTGCGAACAAGATGCTTAAATGTTTCACCTAACCAAACTCCAAGTTCGGCTCCTCTAGTCCAACCGTTCTTACGAACGTATTTTTCAATAGTGTGCCATCTCCAAATGTTTCCACCATCATGACCTCTATCACGTATTCTTCCCATTATATTTCTCCTTTTAAATTAAAACGTTCTTGAGAAAAAAATTGTTTCATTGCATACTCTTCTTCAAACTCAAAGTTTAAATTATTAAATGGATCAAATCTATTATTATCAACATCATTATATGCTTTATGAAAAGTTTTTGTTCTTTTAAAATCCATTCCATATACATTAACAATAGAAGGATTCATTGTATTTAAAAGATATAAAATACAAATACCTGATGAAGGTGTTCCTATTTCAGATAACATTTGCAATTTTATATCTTTACCAAATTCTTTATTGTTATAAACAAATCCGTTATTTCGATTTGTCATAGCAAGATTTAAAGATTTGTATTTGTTTGAGTAAATATATTTCTCCAACTGTGGAGTCTTATATGAATGGTGAGAAGTGGCAGTACGCCAAAACTCCCAAAAAGCCCAAATGTCTATTTTAGTTCCGTGAGAATGACGAGGATTTAAATCGTCGTAGAAGATAGCAGAATTGTTTATTCGTATTACTATCTGATGATCATCGATATCACTACCATATTGAAAATCAAACAATGACTGAGCATTGCCTACTACTGCTATAGATTTATTTTCAACATAGTTTTGCATTCATCACAAACCATAATTTATATTTTATATATTATAACACACTTAAGTTGTTATGTCAACTATTTAAGCAGGATTGTCAATCAAAATTATATCAAAAGCTGCTGTTACTCTTGCGTTATTTGAACGAACTGTTGCTCTAACATCAATATCAGTTTTTTCTGGCATTTGAAGTGGAACAGCAAATTCATATGTATATGGTCCACCAACACCAGCAACCTCAGCAG